TTAAGCCAATTCTTCTTTAACTAGGATACGTACATTGAACTTCCCTTGCTCGTCTTTCAAGAAGCTACTGATCTTGTTGAAACGAGCCAACAGCTCATCTCCACTGAATGTTCCATTGTAGTTGATCTTGATGCCCTCTGATGATTGCTCAGGGGCAATGCTCTCAAACACCGAGATGTTTACGGAGAATTCACCACCCTCATCTTCCAAGAACCCAACGATTTTCTTGAACTTAGCTTCGAGGTCAGTTACATTAAACTCCCCTGCATAGCTTATTCCTAATCCCTCGTTGTTTAGTGTTACCACGTTACTTTTGTTCTGACGTTGGACGCTATTGGCACCTATTGACTGTTGTTTACTTTTTGCATTACCTGGAACAGCCGTTTTCAGACCATGTTCTTTAACTACCTTGTAGTACTGATGGGTTTTCATTCCCCAGGTGCGCTCAATCGTAGCGTTGTTGAACTTGTCTCTCCACCCTTGCAGTACTTGAGCACGTTTTTCTTGTGGCTCAATCTTCATAAATTCCTCATATGGCATGATGTTCTCGTACATATTAGACACCTCAACTTTTCCTGGTTTCACGAATTTCCTATCTTGAAGGGGAATCGTTTTGACTTAGCCTTATGAGAGATTAGGAATTACTTCCAATCGGTTTATTTTCGTTAACGTCATCCTCAACAATTTTACTGATCGGTTCCCCGACTGACACTGATTTCGACCCTTCCAAGGAGTTTATACGAAATAGTATACACTTGCCCAAAAGAAAAAGGAAGTGGAGTACCCACTTCCTCTCGGAATAATCTATACAATCTGGCTTTGGAGTCTCGCGCGAATCTCTCCTAAGCTCTCGTCACGAAGCAACTTACCGTCAAGGAACACTACTTCGAGCTGATCGAGGTGCGCGATCTCGTTATAATCCTCACGGAACATTCCGTCAACATACTTGAAACCACCGTTACCGTCAGACATTACAGCGACCAAACCTCTTTGGGATTTCTTAATGCCACTGTCTGTCTTAGGGTCTTTGTAGATTAGCTGTTCCTGACCGTTAATAACTACTTGAGTGGCTTTCATAGCATACATGAATGTGTCACGGGTGTTGTATTGGTAGGTGAAAGAACCGATTCCAAACACTACGTTTGTAGAAGCAAACCCCTTTGCCATTAGAAGCTTACTGATTTCCTCAGCGCGGTCGAGAGTAATGGAGTCTCCGTAGATAGCTCCAATATGAGGGTCGAGCTGTTTGTACCCCCTAGGTGTTAACGAGCCATTGAAGGTATCCCATAGTACTTCGATCAATCCCTTGCGAACGATCTCATCCTCCGCATCAGGGTCACCACATAGGATAAGAACAGGGTCTCCTGAGTCAGGGCGAATAACCACTCTACCGTCACGACCCATGATCTCTTTTTTAAGGGAAGGGATAACCTCTCCCACAACATGCCAGAAGTCCCACGTATCACAAACGATAGACGCGAATCCTTCGGGATATACCTCTGTAATCAATCGTTTAATTACAGTCTTTTCATCCTGCCCATTGGCACACATTACAGCGTGTTCGGTAGCAGGAATAGAGGTTCCCACTAATTCCTTCTCGATGTCTGCGTTATAGTACTTCTCAAGATAGCCGATAGCGGGGCAGGTGTCCGTACCACTAAAGGATAGAAGATGACCTGCACCGCTTGAAGCCGCCGCTGAACGACCTGCCATACCACGCATAGAGAAATCATGACCTTGGAATTGTACAGCGTTCAGGTCGCCCCCTGTCAATTTTGCATACTTAGTCAGAATCTCAAGGTATTGGAAGGCAATCGTAGCACTCGTTGACGGCATCCAAACTTCGCAGGACATAACTGTTTCGATGAAGTTTGTAAGCCAGTAGAACTCTGGTAAAGTGTTCTCTACTGTAACTACTGGAACTCGTATCTCAGCGCGACTACCTTCTTTCAAGGCTTTGATCTTCAGCGGCAGGTATCCTAGGTCATGGAGAGCGGCTATACGTGAACAGTCAGGATTTGTGTGACCTAATGTATGACGAATAAAGCGAACATACTCAGCGATCACAGCTTCCTTCGGGCGGGCGAAGAAGTTGTCATTGAAGTAGTTAATCAAGAAGTCCTTAATGAATCCCTGTACCCCGAACACCACAACTTTATTGATACCTGGATTGCGGCTACCACGAGGAGTCCATGTGGAGAACACATACTCTGTTCCTTCAGGGTACTGCTCGGGGTGAGACAGTTTATAGAAGTCACACATGAGTTCAGGCGGGAAGTTATTGGTCGTAGACATATTAGGTAAGCCCCTTTTCGATTTGGGATACTGCTTCAAGCAGTGCGTAATAAGACGAGTGCAAACCTGCTCTGTCGTCAAGCAGGATGTTGTAGTATACCTTGCGACCACCAAACGGGGTGAAGTCCATGTTCTCATTGATCTTGTCGTAAGGAATAAGATTCTCGTGAAGGTACTCACGGATGTCATCGTACTGACCTTCATGACAGCAGGTAAACACGATGAAGTGGGCACCTGCACGTTTGCACCGTTGAAGGAGCGAGATCACGTCATTGTACTTATCCCCTCGCTTATGGAAGTCGAATACGGTGTCATCGAAGTCGTAGGCTATAATTATCTTGCCATGCTCACGCCATTCCTTCAGAAGACGCTGAACTACGTTGTACTGGTCTAGGAAGAAGTCAGCCACTAGATCATCTCCGTTACTTGGATACTGCTCTCCCAAACCTCAGGGATTTCGATTAGCAGTGTGTTGGTGGTGTACACCTTGTCGATCAGATCGGATGTGAACACACTGCCCTTGAAAATGGAGTCCTCAGCGTGGGTAACTAGGAGGTATACCTTATCCGCGCCGACATCACGGAGAGCGTTAGAACTACGGATGAAGGTGTTACCGTAGGAGCAAAGGTCATCAACAATAATAGCCTTGAATCCTTTACCTTCGACAGAGCCAACCAATTGGAGTTTGTCAATCTGCCCTGTCTTGAAGTCACGCTCTTTAAACCCTACCAGTTGCTTAAACTTGGTGAAGTGCTTGCCATACCGCTTCTGAGCACCCTGATCGGGGAAGAATAGGTAATCCTTTTCAATGTCGAAGTTCAGGTCTGCCATGACTTCGTGTAGCAACCTGGTTGTAGGGTAGAGTGCTACACTACGATCAAGGAGAGCCATAGTCACGTCCGAGTGCGGCTCGATCACCGTGACATACTCAAAATTCATGCCGTTAATCATATTGGCTACATACTTTAAGGTAAACACAGAGTTCCCTTCTACCCTATCCATCCTGCTGTAAGGCATGTACGCGATAGTTAGGTTGGTTGTGAAATAATAGCTATCCAAGAATGATTTAACGAACAGGAGCTTCAGAAGATCGCTATCGTTCTCATACTTGAGAGTTACTTCAACTTCTACCTCTCTTGATTTGAATTTAAGAAGTTCGATAATTTGTTCCCCGTCAACCAAAGTCTCCCCGTTAGGGAAGACTTTGAAGTTGAGGGGGGTACCGTTCAATTTAATCATAAAATGGCTCCCCCTTTATTTGCTTACTTACCAAGACCTTTAGAAGTACCATACTGTAGCTTGTCATCAAACGCCTTCAACTGCTCAGCGATTTCATCATGAACCAAACCCCACCCAAAGGAGAATACTTCCTCCGTGGTTTCGCCCTTCGCAGGTACCATACGAACACCCGCTGTCGGCTTGTAGTTTTGATAATTAGGTAGAGATTTAGTGAATGTTGCTTCAACGTACACTTCGGTTACTTTAGGCATGGGTGAATCCTCCTCGGATAGTAGATGATGTATTTACAGAGCGATAACTTCTGCTTATGAGTGATGTAACCAACTAGTTGGTGGTGGTTACAGATACTTTGTACGAGTCTGTCAAACCCGTCCATTTGTCCTGAAAGCTCTTTGGAAGCTCGGTAGAGTATGCGTATCCTCCTAATCAATTCATCTTCCTGTACAGCCATTAGTTCATCCATTGGGTCATCAGGTTGATCGAAATAAGCATCCATCATGGCTTGCTCGTAGTAGTAATCAGCGATCTCACCCATCAGAACTTATCCCTAACACATTTGTCGAGGAAGGTTTCGCTCATAACGTTGTAGAACGGTGTACCGTTTCCTTTGATAACCTCAACGAAGTAGGTGAAGCTGTTATTCACCCCACACAACTGAGGTGATATGCTGACAACCTTCATGGTACGGCTAGACATAGGGTGATCGAACTGGTCTCCTACATGGTACTTAGGACGAGGTACCTTAGCTAGATCATTTAGATCGACCAGTTGATGCAACTCACTTAACGGATGCATCGAAGGTCGATCATGGTCGCTAATTTTTAGCACAACGTAGTCCTGACCTTCAATCTTCATAAACGATACAATCTCGTACTGGACAAACGTAGTAGAGCTACGGTAAACGTCTTCAGCTTGGTACTCAGTACCTTTGTAATAAACACTCATGGTTGTTTTAGCCATGGTTAGTTTCATCTCCTTGCTCAATAGGTAGTGGATATGTGCAGTCTTGACAAAGCGCTGTGAACTCGCCAGTTGTATTACAATGACACCGTTCGCAGAATGTGACTGGTAGTAGGTTCCCAAAGTGGTGTAATTCTCCGTGAGTGTCCCAAATATTAGGATAGGGCTTGGTCTGTATCTCGATAACCTCACCCGTCAGCTTGTTAAGGCAGGGACGGTTAATTGAGAACCAGGAGTAGTAGTCCTTGGTTGAAAGGACACTATGGGAATCGAATCGGTACAGGATGTCGGTGCCCTTGAAGCGTAACAACAAGGGCATTAGCTCATCCTCGGTGATCTCCATAACCTCTCCCCACCTTCCTGCAAATCTTAGGGAGTGGGCGGGGAGGACAAACACAAGGTCACCGACATTAATCATCCTTTGACCGCCGATACAATCAGACGAGGAGCATCATACTTCTCAATCCAAGCATGAGCCTTCAGTGCTTCAAGGTCGATTTCACCACGCTCGATATACTCAGAAAGCACCCCTTCATTGACAACCTTACGAACCTCTATAATGGATTCCACCACTTTGTATGGGAGGTTGGCTTCAAGAAACTCTTTGACCTTCTCCATATCGAAGTTGGATTTATCAGGCGTAGAGTAGGAAGCTCGGAATCCACCCCAGTCAGCCTTACGCTTTCCTAGCTCTTGCAGACCCTTTAGGATTAGACCCTTGTTTACCTTGAGCCACTTCTCGTCCTGCTTCTTGCGCTCGTTACGGAAATGATACTCTTGTAGGGTTTCTTCACCTACCGAAGATTGCTGAGCGAATACATCCTTTTCTGCTTCAACCTCAGAGGAGGTTTCTTTACCTAAAACATGATTTGCTAGTGAGTTCATTTGCTCTCATCTCCCTTCACTTTCTCTATACGAAGTCGGATAAGAGCAGTTAAGACCTGCATAAAAAAAGCCGCTCTTTAAAATCGTGAGCGGCTTTTTGGGCGGGCTATGTTGATGACCTTCTCCCAAAGATATTCTTACCAAACTTCTTGCTATTGACTAATGACACAAATGTGGGTAATTTATCGTATTACTGTCAAAAATTTTGATCAAAAGTTCAATAATGTTTAACTGTTATCTTAAATGTTAAGACTGTTATCAAAATGATTAATGGGAGTTGATATTTTTGATCGGCACTCTAACAAAGAATTTTCAGGGTAGATATGCCTTACCTAACGGACAATACTTTACAACAGGTGATGAAATTGAGGTTAAGCTAGATATAACTTGGATAAAAACAAGCGTACATCATGACTTAAAAGATTATTACCTAGTTGATTATCCAAATGTTCCAATGAAAGGATTATTGGCAAGGAAGCCATAATTCGTGTTCTGATCATTAGGTACCTTTTTTAGGTCGAGTAGAAATCTCCTTTTCTCCATCGGGAAGTCCCCCAATCACTTCGTTATCTTTTAGATATTCAAGGTCATAAATAAAGTCATGCCCACAGGTTGTGTATTTGAAGTTAGGCATTTCAGTAGAGTAGGGGATGTAGTCGTAGTAAGATATTTCATCACACTTCCTGCACCACATCCATCTTCTTTTATGCCCCTCAGGAATAGGGGGGACATCAGGAAGTTTTACTTTACCAATAGGTTTAGACATTTCACTACCTCCATAGTTGTATTTCTCTGTTTGTAGCCCTTTTTACAGATGGTTTATTAACGGGGGTATCCTTTCCATCGAAGAGGTACCACCACCCACATTCACTTACTTCAGCTATCCTGCCGTAGCCGTGACGTTGACAAAAGCCCCACTCACCAACTCGCGGTTTACGATATTCGTTTAAGTCAATAACCTTCATCAGCATAACCTTCTTTCATAATGAAACCGCCCTATAAAGGACGGTTATTCAGCCAGTTATTGAAGTGCTTCACGTCTTTTATGTCAACACAGTCGTCTATGATTGTGATTTTATCAGGATGAACTTCATTATATTGAAGGTATACCGCGTAAGACTCCATGTATATTACAGCGGCTTGATCTGATTGTCTAAGGAAGTTTTCTGTATTTGTGACTTTGTTCAAAATTCTAACCCCCAATTACAATTGTATCTGAAGCTCTAATCCAACGGGCGACATAACCAACCACGGAATATCTCATGGTACCCAAAATGGACTCAGCTTCCCCTTTAACGAGTAAGCCTTGACCAATCTTATTTCGGTACCGTGCTCCTTTACTGGTCGCACCCGTTATGAGCACGGTTTTCATGTAATCATCCTTTCATCAATACCTGCAAGTGACGCTATGATCTGCTTCGCCACGCCAAGATCGAGGTTGTTGATTCCCTCATCAAGCATGGTTTGAGCCATGGCTTCTTTGCGCTGTAATGTCTCCTGAACATGCTCGTCAATCGTTCCCTCACACACAAGATAGTAGACCGTCACGGCGTTCTGCTGACCAATACGGTGGGCGCGGGAGAAGGCTTGCTCTACATAAGCAGGTGACCATTCACAGTCAAGGAAGATAACGTGAGTAGCCTTGGTAAGAGTTAGCCCCTCACGACAAGCAGGTGTACACCCGATGAAAATTTTGCAGTCATTGTCATTCTGGAATCGGTATACTTCCTTCTGCCGATCAGATGTCATGGTCTCATCGAGTAGCTTCCTTTTCTGCTCCTCAGGCATGTCGTACCATTCCTGTCTGTACTTTTTCTTCAGGATACGTACAGCGGAGTTCTCTGTTTTACCGTTGGCATCCACGTCACCATGTATAACCGCAGGTTGGTATTTAGAATACCGTTTTTCAATAAGTTCAACCATTGTGCGAAAACGGGAGAATATGATAACTTTTTCCTCGCCACTATCAACCAATTCCTCGATCATCTCATCAAGGGCAAGAAGCTTAGAGCTTGTGTTCTTACCTGGGGAAACCCCGATTAACTCAATAGAGTCTGTTACTTGCTGAAGTCGTAGTAGCTTGGTTAGTGCTGATGGAATCCTATCTAATGACGTATCCTTCAATTCCTCCGTGATCTCTTCCTTGACAGCCTGATACAACTTGGACTGAGTAGGGGTCATGCTAAGGTTGATCTTCTTAAATGCTACCTCAGGAAGCTCCTTGAGCTTGTCCTTCTTACGTCTTCGGAGCATGTTGATCTGAATAAGGTTCTTCAGCTCCATAATATTCTGATAACCCACAATTTCCTTACCATTGAAGCCACCCATGATAGCGTAGCGGGCTTGGAACTGCCACCAGTTGTAATCCGTTCGTTTACCGAATCTAAGGTAGTTGAAGGACTCAATAGGGCTGTTGGGGAGTGGTGTGGCGGTCAGAACATAGCGACTGCGAAAGTTAATTCTATGAATCAGGGAACCAATCTTACTATTAGGGTTCTTAATCTTGTGAGCTTCGTCCATGACGCAGAATTGAAGTTCCCTATAGTTGTCTAATAGCTCAAGATTATGGATATCACATCTAAAAGTCTCGTAGGACATAATGATGACATCCCAATCTTCATCATTGGTTAGTTGGTTGTACAGCTTGGCACGTTGATTAACCGTTCCCGCCATGACAACTGACTTGAGATTAGTGTGCATGTGTATCTCGTCACGCCAGTTAAATAGCAGACTAGCCTTCGCTAGGACAATTCCGCGCTTTAAATGACCAAGCTTCTTCTTAGCTTCGATGGCATTAGCTACCTGCCAAGACTTCCCGAGTCCCGCATCATCGGCTAAGATCAGGAAATCCTTGCTAACCATGAGGTTGAACCCTTTGACTTGAAATTCACCCCAAGGGCGTGTCTTGAACCCCCTATGGTCAATAATCTCTCCATGCTCGTTATAAGTGACTCCGTACCCAGGAACAGTAGGCTCAGAAGGGATGTCGTCTTCACTTATACCGCCGTTGCTTCTTTTTTCCTCGTCAGTCCAGTTGATTAGGAAGCCACCCATCTTACTTTCAAAATCCTCACGAAATGCGAGAGGGATAGCCCAAACCTTTTGAGCAGGACTGTAGATAGCCCCTTTAACTTGACTCATTGCATCAACTAGGGTTTTGACGGAGCGAAAAGAAGCCTTAATCCACCATTTACCATCATTGCCTTTAATCTTTTCAGCTCTTATCATGTCAACACCTCCTAGTTGCTCTATACGAATTAAGTATGGGTATGTTAAATTCTCTTTTTAAAAAAGAAAACCTCAAGTCCCTAGAGACTTGAGGTAATGTTTAACGTCAACACCCTGCTTTTTAGCACGGTAGTAGACTTTGTTGTATATGGACTGAGGAAGGGGAGGGAAGGAGCCATCATCTGCCCTTAGCTTCCTCAGATCTTTTTCGATGTCAATTGTACGGGATTTGTATTGAACCTTAAAACCCATGCCCTCAACTACCTCCTTAGGTGAGCCTAGTTCAAGGAGGTAGTTATATACCGTCCTGTATACTTGCCTGACCTCAGACAAGTCAACGATCTCTCCATAGTGGTATCTTAAAAACATCCTGATCTTCTCATATGATCTTAAAGTTTTTGAATCATCCAGTACCTCCACACCTTGTTCGGCAAGTGAGGGGGCAAGGTGCCCAAGATTGGACTTCAAATATAGGTAGAGGGGGTAGTTTCGGGGCTTGAGCGCACTAAAAATAACAATCCCATTTCGTTTATATTTGGAAATAATGTCTAATGAATGCATTAGCAACTATACCTGATGCATTGCCAAAATATCATCTTCAGTAAGGTCAAGGTCAAGCTCAGAAAAACCTCTACATACCTTCTGGAAAGCAGTAAGTGTTTTTGTATTGTACATAATCTCCGTAGGGTCGAATCCAAGCATAGCTAAAGAGTCTACCAACTCAGATTGGTCAACCTCCATCCCTTGCAGTGCTTCAATCATTGTTCCAATAACTGCAAGATAGAGTACTGCTCTGTTTAAATTCTCCATATGTTCTGCTCCTTCCGTTTTCTCCGCTCCTCATACCATCCTATAAGGTATATTACTAGGATAACCAGGGTGAGGTGGAAAATAACGCGAAGCACCTGTATAAATGAATAATTTGTGATTGTAGACATCCCATATATAAGGAAGCATAACATGCTTACAGGAAATAACTTGGAATAAAACTCTTTCACAACCAACCTCATTTATGTATGTTTTATTTTCTTTCTGCCTTAACTTCTTCTATTATTTCAGTAACCATCTTATCATCTATAAGCGTGCTTGCTTTCTCAAGTGCCACTAAGACCCCTTGAGGGTTATCAAAATAAACCTTAAAAAGTATTGGAGCTACATCACTTAATAAAATTCTCTCGGCTTCAACCATACTTATTAAGGCAACAACTATCTCGTGCCCCTCAACTTCCTCTCTCATAAACCTGTCCCTAAGGTGGGTAGCTATCGCTTCGATTTGTGCATTTGAATACGTCATCTTGATAACCTCCGAGATAAATGATCTTGTTATGCTCTCCCCTTGAGTGTAGTCTAATCCCGCGTTGTCTGAGGAGTCACCAACAATAATAAGACAAGTGAGGGAAATTAGCAATAGCACCTCGAACACTTCACTTTCTAATATTTCCCTCAAAAGTCTAAACTACTCATGAACAATGTTCTTACACTTTCGACACTTAATTCGGACAGAGCCATTAACATAATCATTCGTCGCTTCGTAGAGCAGGTGGTTACAGTAAGGACACCTATGCTGTTTCCAAACAACCCTTGATAATTTTTTCGACCTCATTAGTCGCTTGAGTGCATTTAATATCTGCACCCACGATCACCTCCTTCCGTAGAGTCTCTTTAGCTTCTAGTATAAATTGATCTACTTCAAGTAACAACTCTGTATGTGATAACATGTTAGAGGGTTTTCTGTTTCGTAAACAATTCATAAAGGATGTTCTCCTCCTCGTTCGCATAAAGAAAAGACCTCTCGTGTAATGGAGTAGGTCTCCTGTAGTAAACTACTATTTTTCTGAGTACTTATTTGCGAGAAGTTCAGACAACTGTTCTGCCCTTACCTTCGATAAATCTACATTCTCCCATTCCTTAGAGAGTGATGAGATCATCCTAGTCATTCGGAGAACACCGTACCTACCCATCATGTTCTGCAACATTTGACGAGTCTCAGACGAGACTTCAGTACCCGTGACCTCTTGGAAATAGTCAACGATTTCTACTTCCTCTTGAGAGGGTATATGACCAAAACCGAACTTTAGCCACCCGCGTAACATCCCGATGACATACGGGAAGTTTCTCTTTTCTACATTTTTCTTAGAAACTACATGAAAGGCTTCGAGAATCCACTCATAAGCAGGAAGACCTCTGTTCTGAATCAATCTGTAGTACTCGCTAACTCCCTCTCTTACTTCTGAAGTGATAAAGTTGTACTGCATCAAGTCTTTGAAGATATTGCACAGAACATCTAAAGTCTCTTTATCTCCATTAGGTTTTCCGTACTTTTCTTCATAGTACTCTCTCAATGAAGTGGCAACATTTTCAATCATCTTAAATCTCCTCTCGTAGTATCAGGGCGAGGGTGTGGACTACCACTGATGCACTAGGGCACCCCTTTCTACCACCGTCCGTAGACAGTGGCAGGGTAGTGGTGTCCTAGTTAATTTCATGGAAAGCGTATTGGAACTCAGACTGATCTTCCATGGGAAGCTCAATGTATCGGTAACGCTGTTCACTGGTGTTCAGTTCAAAAGTCCCGTCAGCGTCTATGAATATATCCCCGTACTCAACTCCAAAATGCTCCATGATTGCATCCACTACGCCTACTTTATTCATACGAATCCTCCTTGTGTTAGTTAATACTTAGATGAAATTAGTCCTTTAAGACCAGTGTCCCAATACCACCTTTGGTGTTTGTCACACCTTCATATTCAACAGACATCACTCTGTTCCTTTATGAACCGTTCTAAGTCTAGTGCTTGGAGGGCACGGTTATACATGTCCAAGCCCACCTCGCTGATGAAATAATCTCGGTTGTAATCCTCAAACCACCTAACATCATTCTCATCAACGTACCCGAACTCAATCGCCTTGTAGCAGACATAGGTAGGGGTCATGTCCGTGCCGCACTCTTTAGGGACCATGAACTCCTCATCCTCGTGCTCACCCTTATTGAACCTTATGACAGCCATACCTAAGTCTTGAGCGAGATCGTGGTTAATCGTCCGTTTGTATCCGTAACGGTATATATAGTTCAGCATAATCTCATCGCAAACTAACTCACCCAATTCACTTAACTCATCCTCTACCCAGGCTACTCGGAGTTCATCAATCTCGTCCTCAGCAACCTGTTCCGATTCATGCTCGGACTCCAAATCTTTCAGGTCACCGTTATCGGGGTCATACTTGAATATTACATAATGGTTTCGGAATGACCAATTAGCTTCCTCGTCACTATGCTCCTTGAGGTAAGCAATAGCCTCCTCAGCATCTTCCACATCCGTGCAGGTGGAGCCTTCAACTGCTTCGCTACCATCCCATCCGAAGGTAATAGAAGGGTATCTTGGGTCGTAAACTACAAATAGCGATTCGATCTTGTAAACAAGAGCAGATTTTTCTTCAAGGTGCTCACGGTATGCTTCTTCTGATCTCCATTCGCTACCATTAGGGGCGGTGTGGGTACCCGTCACAATCTCGTAATCGGTCATCCATTCATACTCACTGATGTCGGAGGACTTCATAGTGATACTGCTGACAGGAATCCACGCCTGAATATTATTGTACTGCACCTGCTTAATCTCAGTCACAATGTAGCTCAGGCTCTCACGAAGTGGTTTTTCATCCTCAGGAATGAAACGGATGAGAGCATTATAAGCATTGTCGATCTTGGAGTAAGACATTAGGTTACCTCTTTTCTGTGCTCGGCGGCACTAATAGTGAGGGGTAAGCCCTCCATGACACCCACCACCCGAAGGTGATGGGTGGGAGCAGGGTTTAACGGAAACCTTCACCAAGTTCTACACCATATACATCGTTGACCCACTCACGAATAGTATCGCCGTATCCAATAAACCCGTTCCACGTAAGCAGTAGGTTGAATATTTCATCCTTGGGCATCTTCATAATCTTTTTGTCCATAGAGGTGTCGTCACTCTCAAGATCGAGGTTCTGGCGTATAGCTTCCATAACCTCATCAGGGTACTCCACAGGCTTACCCACAGGCTTATCCACAGATTTATCCCTCATCTTTGCGTCAAGGGCAGGAAGGAGGATGTCGGTTACTATACTCTCAATGACCACAGCATCACCACTCATGATGTCATGCTCCTGAAGTTTATAGGCACAATTGGTAGGTTGTGTAGTCTCCATAGATACCCAATAGTTAGGAGCCGAGATAATGTATACCTCACGGGCAGGGTTATAAGCTATGGATACCTGATACCTGCCCCCCGACCAACCTGAGTCAACCTCTACAGCTACGGAGATGATCTCCTGTACATTCTTAATTTCCTTTAGTTCCAAGTCAGTTTTCTGCATGATAAATCCTCCTTGATTTGAGTGCTCGTGGCACTTGTTAGAATTGGGTGGAGTGGGGAAGCGGCTTCCCATGGGAGGGGTGTCCCTTCTAAGGGATACCATAGACCACTCCATTGAACAACCCACCTTCAGGTGAGCTATTCTAGTAGGGGTCTATTCCCAAATCTTTATGGTATCGTGAGGACGTTCAATAAGAAAGTACTGAACGCCCATGTTTCTCAAGTACTTGAGAAAGTCATTTTCATCGAATATTTCCTGAGCTTGTTTATGACAATTATCAGGGTCAACATAATCGTCCCCATCAGATTCACTCAATGAACTTTCCTTAGCTTTTTCGATTGCTTGTGATCGAAAGTCCGCAAGGTGCTTTTCCACGATGTCAGGAGTTATATCGGCATTGATGTAAGCGATATTACCATCATCGTCATTCCAAAGGTCATACCAATGACTCCCTGTTGGCTGTAGCAAAGGCTCCCAATGAACTTCCCTAACCCATGCGCTAAACTCGGCATAGAATAGATTTTGCGAATCGAGCGAGAACACCACCTCGGTGAAATTCTTGCTTTGTAGGTCGGCTAGAATTTCATAAGGTTTGTCGTTCATACCTTGGTGCAGTCCCAACTGGTAGCTATGCTCGTTGTACTTCCTGAACCCTGCGGCGATCAGCTCATCTTTGGAGAGGAGGGCGGACTGCACTGCCTTATTGGGATTGTTGATGCATTGATTCAGGTAGTCGTCCTTGTAGTTTTTATCCTTGAAGCACGAGGTGCATACTTTTCCGTTCTCTATCTGATAGTAAATGTCAGGGGATGATGAGTTGAACTCAATTACCTCCTCACACTCAGAACACTTTTCGTACTGATCTGAGAACCCATACTCACCGTATATGTCCTCGAACCATAGCCCATCAAACCCTGCCGTACTCAAGGCTACCTCAAGCTCTTTAGGAACCGAAAAACCTCCATACGCTAGGCTACCGTAAGTGAGCAACTGATCTAGTTGAACCAACCCTGCTTCACGGTACATTGGCATAACCTGTGGGGTGAGGGAGCTGACCAAGTGAAACAGTAATCTATTAATAGCTGACCAACCTTCCACAATAGCGAAATCCTCACCATTACGTAGGCAAGGGATAATTCCGTCATAAAGGTTGTTCTCAGTCATCCATTCACGGATAGTGTTTTTCGTAGGTATAATCAAGCTAATCTCTCCTTTACCTTCTCTATACGTGGTATAGGGATGGTTGTTTAGTAGCACTCGATAGGTGCTCAAGAAAAAGACCCATCCAATGGTATCGGATGGGTCTCTCTATCAGCATCTATTCTGTTAAGGGTTACCTATGTAGCTACCTAGGGATATTTTTCCGTCTTTCATCCGAACACCCATTCTCCGAAGATACCTAATTGGAGTATCACGTCAGAATCACCTGCGTCAAGCTGACCTGCGTCTAGCTTCCCATCGTAAACGAAATTCACCGTGTTACGCTCTGCTCGGTTGGCAACAAATAGCTCAAGACCTTTCTTTAGTCCTTCAAGAGTGAGAGTACCATTGTATTCGCCGCCCTCGTTGTCCTCGAAGTAGATAGTTCCACCATCTAGTAAGGCATGGAAAGCCCACTCTGAGGTGCACCAGTCATGGGCATGTGCTTCCTTCTTGTCAGGGATGGTCGGGTGGTTGACCTCAACTTTACCTACCCAGTATGTACTACCACCTTCCCAAGCACCAATCAGGATGCACTCTAAGTCGTTCAATGTGTAGCTGATCGGCACTGGTACAGTACCCTCAGCCTTGTTATACCTCTCTTCTAACTCTTTACGGTTGATCGTCATGGTTACTCACCTTTACCTTTCTGTATTTTGTAGGTCTTAGCTTCCTTAACAGCATCAGGGTCGAGGATGATCTCCTTTTCAGGGAACCATCTTACCTCACCGTTCCTTAACCTACGGTGATGACCCTTCCGAGTCCATCTGTGGGTGTGACGTTCATAATCTCTCTTTTCCCGTTCCTCAGTAGGGGATGGGGGAGGGGTGACTACTCTGTAGGTGGTCTGCCTAATGTATACCGTGCGGTTCTTACTTTTCTTACCTTTAACCTTGCCTTTTTTGATCTTGGGTACCTTGCTCTCTTGCTTCTTAACCTTAACAGTGTTGTCAGTCATACGTTGCATGACTGCCTTGAATAGGTTGCTGAAGTAACGAGCTATATCGGTTAGCTTATCACGATCACCAGGGTTGCGAGGGGTGGTTAGGAGAGTGATCTCCGTACCTGAGGTCTTCCACTCAAGGATAAGGTCTTCTACAGGCTTATTCATCTTAAAGTGACCGTTACCTGATTGGTCATCCTCAAGGTGAAAGATTATCTCCATATCATCCTTACCACCGTAATCTAGGTTCAAGATACCCCTCAGTAGGGGGTACCTGAAGTTGCTAAGGACTCCAAATAGTGCGAATACACTGCTAGTAGCGTAGTTCATCATGTCGTACTTCTTACATAATGCGTCAGCAAACTGACCTTCAATCACGACTTTATCATAGGCTGCCTTGTCCATTTAGGTCAATCCTCCCTACACCGCTTCATTGTGCCACCGTAGACCACGCTTCTTGTAAAGTGGAACCCAGTGGCTTTCGTAGAAGTTGTACCCTGCACCATTGATGCCGAAGAAGATACCTAAATCATCGTCATCGTACACCCAAAAGCCACACTCTCGCATGGCTTCGAGACCGCCATGATTTCGTACCCAGTCAGTATCGAGAGAGTCACCGAACGTCCACATAGTTCCCCACATAGGGAAGTCGCGGGCTTCATGGAACTCGTTACGCCCACATGACATGCAGATTAAGGTGTCGTCATCTTCATCATCGGAGCTTTCTGTGGTGTATTCAGTACAACCGCAATAGTCACATGTAAGATCAGTAGCAAGTACCTCAATGTGGCTGTCATCCAGACCGTAAGGGAAAGTGCGGAGGATGAATGATTGCGGGATAGAGTTGAAGTCCCTTACCCAGTGTTTAGTTGCTTCCAATACATTTTCAAATTTTGACATCTAAAGTCACCTCATGCTATTTAGTGGTGGCGTTGCTCTAGGCAATCAGGCACCCTATCCTATACCCCACGGCAGGGTGGGGTATGGTAACGGTGTCCGACTATTCGGTGTATTCTTTTGCCCACTGGCTGATCTTATTCTGAGTGAACCTATCCACCCTGTTGTAGTAGTCATCCCGTGCTTGGGTGCCGAACTTCTTCTCGAACTCTACCGCCCAATCGTGAATCTCACTCAGGAGGCGGCGGGAGTCGTAACCGTCAGGCATCTTGTCTTGGTTTAGGGCTATCCAAGCACCGACCTGAATGGATATGTCCATGATTACCTCGTCCAGTCTTCGGTAGGACAAATCCTTATAGCTACCATACGGCTTCTCTTTGTTGGAAGCCCTTAGGTCAAGGCTGTATAGATTGTGTTTAATCCTATCCTCCTGAACCCTCGGTGTACCATTCGGAGTGAATCCAATCATTTGCTGACCGTTCTCACCGTGATACTGGATGTCAACAATCACATCCTTGCGGTCACGCATAATCATGCCGCATACCGTAATGTGGTCACCTGCGGGTAGCTTCATGACTAGGGTGTGACCGTCCTCAACCTCACCGAAGTCAAGAACAGTGTGGTTATACCAGTTGAAAATAGGGGTACCACTCGATTCAAGCTGATTCAGCATGGAAGGGGAGTATACCGAGGTGGGGAGGGGCTTGGCTTCAATCATAGGTACAAGCACCGAGTACTCACTATGTAACACTTGGATTAAACCTTCGTCCTTCTTAACTAAAACCTCCTGACGGTTATAGTCAGATACCTCATACACCTGACCTTTCTTGTAATGACCTATCGTTTTTGTGGTGATAATCTTCTCACCGCGTTTAGCGTTGCGGCTCTCTACGTGGTACGGAACACCTTCATGGGTGTAGAAGTCCTTGGTCAGGATGATTGCAGGTTCATAATTAGCCAGTTTCTTAGTGTTCATGAGAACAGCTCCTCATCGTGGTAGTAGTACTCGTGCTCTTGGCACTCATAGGTACTCCATTGGAACACCTCACCTTTGGGGGGGGGGGTGCCCTAGCAGTGTCTATGCGGCTTCAGCTTCCCGCTTATCCTTCAGGTACTCCTCGGTGTAGTACTCATCAGGTACCTCACCGTTAGCCTGAACAAAGTCACTGTTGGTGTCATGAGTAAGGAACCAAGGGACGAACTCAAGGAAGTTCTTGCCGCTCCCTGCGACATCCTTGAACTCTATCGCATCCCCAGGGTAGTATACGATGGTAGGGTTCATGTCGCTGACCGATTGATAGTAACGGTCAGTAACATTGCCCTCATCGTCAAGCTCAGCTTCCCCGTGAAGTATGGCTTGCTCAAGCTCAAGGGTGAAGCTGTTCAGGCAGGTTACAGCATCCCAGTTTAGGTCGTTTCCGTTCAATCCGTATTTATAGCTCATGTTTTGCACACCTCGTTTTTAAATTTTTTGATGGTTTCACCGCTTTCCAACTGGATGAATACTTCCTTCTTCCAGTTGTACTTAGTACCGTCAGGGGAGGGGGCGACCCTACCGTACATCCCTGCATGGTCTCCAATCTCAATACGTACCCTCTCATCCTTGTTGAATCTCACTCTCATTCCTAAACTTCTCATTTTTCTATCTCCTCTTAGCTCAGCTCATCTAGGCTCGTCTTATTGCAGTGCATCAAACATATGGTGGTACTCTTTGGGGATGTTCTCGGCTATCCCGTTCTCTACAGGGTTGCTACCGTAGAATCCCCAATAGCTATCCTTATCAGTGAGAAATCGGTTCAGCTCATCCTCACTCAAGTCATCTCGCTCGGCACCGATCAGCTCAAGGTACTTACCCAGTTTTTCGGTGTCTATCTTTGCGAAGGTGAACCCGTACACATCACCTGTTAGGTACTGGTCGTATACCTTAACCTCGTTCCTTAGCATCTCCTTAGCCTTGCCACCTTTGAACAGTTCCTCCTCGGTGTAACCTGTCTCGTTTCGGAACGCCTCTTTTGTGGCATATATCCAACCAATCTGACCACTATCCCAAAGGCAAGAGAACCCAGTTGTGTTCATCGTTATTCCGCTGTGGTCGTACAAGAACAGGGGGAGGATGACTATATGAGGGTCGATAATCTCCATCAACTCGTAGTCCTTCAGCTCGTCCAAGTCTCTGTCACTTTCGTCATAATCAACAGCAAGCGACATCAGGAAGTCACGTGGTGAATCATGGGTATGTTTATCACCCAAGGAGTAGCGGCTGTGCCAACAGACCATCTTGCCAAGATTGTCCCAGTTGCGGGGGCTATCAGGTATTGTGTCCTGTTCAATCACCAACAGAGCCGTATCAGTCATAGCTTTCTTTTTCATAAACATTCACCTCATCGTATAAGTAGCACTCATAGGTGCTCCATCGGATACCCCAACCATGGTGGAGGTACCCTAGTAGCATCTATTACACCAATGTCATTTGCTCGGGCTTATCCGACTTCGATAGGTCGATAGGTGCTTGGGCAGGTGTCTTAGGTACAGGCTTATATACGTTCAGGTTCATTTTGATGGTCTTAAACAGCGGCAGGTTACTACCTGTCTTGGCGATAAGAATGTTCTTGCCGCTACCCGACTCACCAAGGTCAGAGGTCAGGTCAACCGCAATAGTCAGCTTAGAACCTGCTACCTTGGCAGTACCACCTGCAAAGCCGATCTCAGCCTTGGCTCCTTTGAAGTCAATCGCAGGTTCTTCTGCACTCTTAGGCAGAGCCTTGTATACATTCAGGTTGATCTTCACACCGCCCGCACCGATTGGCATATTGGAACCTGTTTTTGCGATAAGGATGTTCTTGCCGCTACCAGATACGCCCAGGTCTTGCGATAGGTCTACCTCGATGATTGCCTTGTTGTTAGCTACCGATTTTACGATTACGTTTTCCATGTGTACATTCTCCTTTTTGCCCTCAGTGGGGCTAGTTATTTTGGTGCCTTTAGGCACTCCTTTAGGTACCCCACGGGTGGGTGAGGTACCTTAGTAGTGTCTAATCCATCAATCTTCTCAGCTCAACTTGTAGTGAGTTCAATCGTCTTCCTTGCTCTCTAAGTTCCCTCAGCTCTAACTCAACTGCATCTATCTCATCTATGCTAACCTTGCCGTTCATCAATCTATCGGAAAGGTTAGCGATCTTGAAACGATTGCTCTCTATCGCTTTCTCAAGCAACCCTTGGGTACTTGATAAGATGGAGGTGGATCTATCAAGAGTCATTACACCCATTTCAGTTCCTCTCCCTCCTGTACCGCCTTGACTAGGTAGCGTTCGTCATTCTGAATCCAGTGACTCCGATCGTTTTCATCAGGGGTTTCCACATCGACTACATCATCAAACCAATCTTTAAATTTCACACCAATCACCTCGGTGAATTAGTAGTGCTCGTAGGCACTCCATGGGGATACCTAACCAGAAGGTTAGATACCCTAGCAGTGTCTAAGATGAGTCACTTGGGCGATAGTTGACCATAGATATATAGATTCCTGAATGCTAGTCTTCGGGATAGCCTACTAATTGCCACGATCTGCTGAGTCCTTGTGAGCATATTAGGCACCCTTCCTTTCCTGTTCAGCTATAAGTTGTCTGAGATATTCGATGAGTCCGCCGACTTTGCCAAAGTAAGCCACTATCAATTTAGTCACGCTGATTCCTCCTTGAATTTGACACATCTATGCCAACCAGAAACCCAGGATATAAGCACACTCCGTTTAGGTACTAGCAGTACTCATGGGTATGCTTTTTCCTGCACCACCGTACCCCAAATCGGGGTGGGGCGGGGGGTAGGGCTAGGCATGGTCAGGCACTCAACTCAGCTATACGATACAGATATATAAGAGTTAAGAGCTTGAACATACCTAGCCGTGGGTATGGGTAGCCTTCTTGGGCACTCAGGTATACCAATAGGGTAGAGAGTGGGCACCTCAAGCTATCTCCACCACAGCTAGATGGGTAAAGTATGGTTGACCGTATCATGTGACTACTCACACTGCACTCGGGATTAAAGGGCATGTCTATATAAGCCTGAGCGGTATCCCGTGGGGATGGCTAGGCACACTCATACCAAAAGTGGGGCGGGCGGGGGCAGAGTATCCTGTTGGATGCTTACACTCCTATATAAGAGACACCCATCATATAAGAGCATGACACTAGAGAAGGAAGCTATAAGAGAGACTGCCGAGGTATCGGTCACCATCATGGATAGACTTCACCCGTGACTCGTACTTGCCTATGCAGTCTCATACCCGCTACATATTAGCCTTCTAGGTACACTCCTAGACGTACCCTTGTGGGTACAGAAGTACTAGGCTTCGCTTTCTCTGCTCAAGCTCTCGGTTGGTGCGTGGTGTGTGAAGTGGTAATAACTTAGACCCAAATTGCGGCTGTTGAACTGACTTCTTTATATAGGAATAGCGGCTCATTGGATTATTGGCTAATTCCACAACATCACATAATACGGATTATGTGCAATAGGCTCCTAGGTCTGCCACTCATGGGCTAGTCAGGACTACCCAAGCATAGGCATGGGTAGGTCTTGATATTAGTTAGTGCCTTGCATCGCTTTGAACTGCTTGAATGCTTGGAACTCAGCCCAAAGTTTAGCATCTTCCTCGCTCATGGTAGGTACACTGGTAGCAGGTGTAGCAAGTTCTTGTACTGGTGAAACATACTCGTCAATAGGGATATAGGCGTTCAGGTTCAAGACTACATTCTGAAAGCCTTCCTTTTTCAAGCGAATACCGCCTAAAGTAGATGCTACGCGGGCAGACTTCTCGCTTTGTGTGAGAACTTCCTTATCAATCACGTTCAAATCAACCTCAATAATGAGCTTGTTTTTGTCGTTCACGCTTATTTTCATGTTCTCAGGTGCCTTCTTTGATTGCGCTCGTTTAGCCGCTTCCTTCTCGAATTTAGGCATAGTGATAGCTTTGTTTATCATGGATAATCAGTCTCCTTTGGTGTGGTTTGACTACCTTTGGTAGTCCTGATTAGCCCATGAATGAACAGACCTCTAGCATAGCAAGGCATCTGTAACCACCGAACCAGTCGGCTCTCGCACCTTGTACTATGCACGTCATAACGCAGACGTATTGCGTGATATCCTCGCCATGTTGGGCATGAACTGTAAAGCGTAGGCTGTTGCCATAGTTCAATCCGTCATGTCACACACATAAGTGTGGCAAGAGAAGTTGCGTATCCCATGCACATGTAGTGCATGTTTCGGGTATCGAGTTGTCAAAGGACGTGAGACACATTTCGTGCCTTGCCACATGTCTTGCATTCGAGTTGTTACTCGTTCGAGTCGTTCGTGGCGACCGATTCGACACCCATATCTAAGAACGCAATAGAGTCGGATTGCAATACCTCTTGAACAGGTTTTTTTATAAAAAATAAAATCAAACAGAAGTCAAAATCGTACTCCCCCCAGTGTCTTGGTTTTTTCAATGATTCCGAATCGGCGCACGGAGTGTCATGATACATATGGGAAATTTTTAGTGAACCTTGATGCGCGATAGGTCTTTTCTAAAGGGGGTGTCTCGTGAGGTCTCGGATGGTGCGAAAGGGGAAAGGAAATTGTCTTGGAGAAATGTTTTGGGGCGAGGGTGGCGGGGTCTTTGGCAAGGGGGATTGGTAAGGTGTTGGGAGAGGGGAAGGGCAAATTGAAAGAGAGTCGTTCCTCTTATATAAGGAAAGCGACTCTCTTGGGGGAGCAGGGAATTTTTTGTGGAACCTTGGTGCGGTACGGTTCCGTGATTGTTACGATGTTACCTTACTTTATATGTATTATACGTTTTTCCGCTACGCGGATTACTGTTATGTTCGGCAGGGCGCACTTCCCTAGCATAGGTACGAGCGTGATCAGACCGTTGCTATCTGTTTTGAGGTTCACCTTTGTCAAATACCTTGCTTACTACTCCTAGTGCGAACCCTAAGGCGGCGGCTACAAGCCAACCCTGCTTACCGTTTTCTTCATCTATTAGATACTCCAAAGCTCCTAAGTAAGCAAGAGCCACACCGATCAGAATGCAAGATATGAAGCTAGTTGCAGGATACGAGTGGGTGAATGCCGCTATTAAAATGAATATAATGATTCCAATTGCGATTGTCATGTTACACCTACTTACTCGAATATTTAGATAGCTCGCCATTATCCTTTAGGTGGTTGTACAGGCGATGTAATATGGTCACGGCTTCAGCCCTGGTGACCTGATCGGCGGCTTCAAATTCTCCATTATATGTTGTCATGATACCGTGCTGTTGAAGGGATGCCACTTTCGGGGCAACAACTTCCGTGTAATCGTCAAAGATTTTCATAGTACCATTGTCTAAGTAGTCAATTACGAAAGGGAATACAGTGTTGGTCATATCGACTCCATACATGTATCTGTTGTCATCGTAGTTATCGGAGACTACGATCTTGAAGTCTTGCATCTTGGAGACTCTCTTATACGCTTCGTCTAAAGAAATTGGACTGTAAACTTCAGGCAGAAGGTTCACGACCCCCATTCTTGTAAGTTCTTTATCAGGATCGAACACCTTACCTTCCTTTGTATAGTAAGAGAAGTTCCCAGTATCCATCATTGGTGCCATGTCGTAGATCGCAGTGTACGCCCAGTAATTCTTCGGGACATCAATGAATTTGTCCACAACTAGCTCCTGTGATCTGTACTTGTCAAATAGCTTGTGAGTCATCGAGATAAACTCGGCTTTGGTGACTTTCTCATCAGGCTTGAATGTCCCGTCCGAGTATCCCGTGACTACTCCTTTCTCGGTCATGAAGCTGATGGAACTGATCGCCCACGAGTGTTGGGTCTCACTCACATCTTTGAAATTGGAGGTCTGTGCGCTTGCGGCAGTGGAGCCGATAAGCAGTGATGAAGCTAGTGTTATCGCTAGTACAATCCTCTTCTTCATAGTTACTACCTGCCTTTCTTATGATGTTTCCCCATATTAGCATAGAACGATTTGATTCGTATATACGAGACAATACACGATAATCCACCTATAGGAACCTATAGCATCGTCCACTGCTAGGAGCGTACTACAGACTTCCATCGTCCCCCTTAAAACACAAATTCCCTTCTCATCAGAATCTAAGATATTTATTACATAATTTAACTACTATTTACAAATATATACATTTAAGGTAATATGTTAAGAAATATCACGTTTTATTAATTTTCTGGAAGGGGATTTGTATGGACGAAATTTTAACTTCCACAACATTGGGGGAACTGATAAAGAAGAAAAGAGAGGATTTAGGTATTAGTTTGTCTGAGGTTTCCAGAAAAACTGGCATTAGCAAGGGAGGGATTTCCAAGATTGAAAATGGTGAAACAAAAGGACCAGAGCTGGCTACTTTAAAGCCAATTGCCGATGTTTTAGAAATCCCTTATGAGGAAATAATTGAATATTGCATCAGGGCAGAATATCGTTATGATGTCTACGATGATCTCTTGGAAGAAGCCATAGAAATTGCTAACCCTTCTTTGATTGATAAAGTGGCAATCAAATTCCTAGAAAATATTAAGCATGAAACAGATTCAGCGCTGGAGCATTTGGAACGATTTGCAGATTCCAGCACAAACAACGATACAAAGGTAACGCTCTATAACACAATTGTGAAGTACTCTAGACAGCATGGGCTACCACATTACATAGCTAAAGGGTTATATCAAAAATACTTAATTGAGAGACAAAATTTAAAACGTTTGGAAGAATCCTTTAGAGATGGTGAAGAAATCACTCACTATGTTGATTTTTTATCTGATAATGAAAAGATAACATATTACTTTAAAATGGCTTTACATGCTCATAATACTAAAAAATATAATGAGTGTATCGAGTATTGTGAAGCAGGTCTTAGACTAGATGTTTCAAGCAACGAGTTGAAGGCTAGAGCTTATTTATCTATGATAAATTCCTATGGTTTCCTGAAAAATTACGATATGGCAGAGTACCATCTGGACTTTTTAGAAAAATACGGATTTGAGTTCGTTTCCGATTCATGTAAAATTACTAGAGCTATTATACAAGGGAAAAGGAAACATTTCAGTATAGCTATTCCAGCACTAAGAAAATGCTATGAAGTGGTACAAAGTGACTTGAAGATACATGTAATCAATGAATTATTAGATTTGTATCTTCAGGAGAGTGATTCTACTTCGATTGAAGAAATTTTTAACCTTGAGCCAGAATTTCTACCTCAAAATCCAACAACTCCTTATAAAAAAATAGCTATCGGTAAATACTTCCAGTATAAAGGGAATTATTTGACCAAAAATTGCATATTTAATGAAGGAGCAAGATCATATTTACTAAGCTTAAAGACATTTGGAGCTGTTTATGCAATTCAAGAACTTGCAGAATGCATGACCGAATTTTTAGCTTTGTTTACAGCAAATTCTAAATCAATGGATTTGGAATATGTTGTAAGACTAAAAGAGGTGTATACTGATATTGCAAACAAAAAGGAGGGGTTATAATTGAGAAAAGCATATGGAATGTTGATGTTGTCGTTAGCCTTAGTGATGACTCTAGGCATTACAGCAAATACTGAAACTGCAAGTGCTAAAGAATTAAATTCTCCGCAAAAAGCTCAATCTTATTTTGTTGATCCTGGTCATTAATTCAATTGTTTTATCCTCAAATAAAAAAGAGAGCGCTAAATAAATAGCGTTCTTTTTTTTTGTGAAAATTTTATTGCTCATCATAAATATAGTTAGAACGTTTCCTCGAAAAAAAAATAGGGGGATTCCCCTAAACGGATGGTAAAATAATCAATAACAGGAAAAAGGAGGGATTTAGTTAATTGGTATCAGTTAAACAACGGGGTGTCCCAACGGTCGCTAAACTAATTGGAACACCCCGCTTTGATCAACTAAAAACGTTGTTCAGAAAAATTATATCATCGAATTAAAGGAGGAAAAAGCATTATTTCACTGTCTGAAAATGATTTATTAAAGTCTTTTGAAGACCTCCAGCAAAAATTAGTAGAACTATATCGTACAGAAGGTTCATTTTTAAGTCCAACAGTGTTGCAAATAAGTCAACAACTAGACGAATATATTGTCGCAATTCAGAAGATGGCAAAAAATCTAAATGAATGTCGAGACTAGAATAGACTGTACGGAAGCCCTTGCGATATATGAATAGCCGTTTTTAGCTATTCGAAGTCCGACAGACCTTTAAATTAGGAGGAAATGCACGAATGAGAAAAAAACTAAAGATTGCAATTGTTACTACTTTATCATGTGTATCTCTTTTTTCTGCTGTAGCATATGCTGATTACGGCAAGAAATATCTGTTTACGGGAGGGTTACGGGCTTCAGATGTTAAGAAAATCAAGTATGTAATAGCTGGCGGAAGTTCTTCCTATCAAAGAAATGTAATGAAAGCTGGAGTTGAGGCTTGGAACGGAATTTCATCAAAGGTTAAGCTAACTGAGGGTAACTCTGGTGCAAAAGTGAGTGTGATACTCACAAATGCTGATAATGATGATTTATATGGGATTATGATGCCATTTAGCAATGGAGCTAGAGATTATGATCTAGATGAAATTTGGGACAACATAGATGTTATTGGATATGACAATACTCTATCGAGAATTGGGCTTAGCGAACAAAGGGGCGTATTTACTCACGAGATGGGACATGCATTGAGTTTAGCACATAATAACTCAGACTCAGATTTGATTATGCACCCATATGCATTAAGTACAGATATTCAGACAGATGATGAGAAAAATCTGAAGTTGAAGTGGGGGAAATAGTTAATGAGCATGAAAAAACTGGCAGGAACAATTGTTTGTTCGGTTGCATTGGTTGCTGGTGGCTTTTACTTTTTGACGCCATCTAAAATTATGAAGGTCGAGGCTAAAGTAGTAGGTTACAAAAATGTCGAAGCGTTAGAAAGGGGAGCAGATTATATTGTAGTAGGACATCTTGAAAGGGACTTCTCAGAATATGAGCCAACCTTTAAATATACTTCAGAGGGAAGAGTTGGAGAATTCTATACAAAAACTGATATCATCATTGATAAAACCCTCAAAGGAGACGCTGATACAAAGGTTATTCCTGTCCTTCAAGCCGCCGCCTATGTAGAAAGCTCTTTTAAATATCAAGCCGATTTAGAAACAATAGAGGGTTTTACACCTATGGAAAAAGGAAAAGAGTACCTTCTGTTCTTAAAAAAGGCTCATGACGGTGAAAACTATAGTTTGTTAGGTGTATACCAAGGCAAATTTGATATTGATGAGTCTGATAAGGTACAAGGGTTAGCATCAGAGAATAGCCACTATCAAAATTTGAGAGATGAAGTAGTGGAAAAATATAAAGATATTTTCGAAAAGTCAGTTCCATAAAGTTGAGACTTAGGGGGAAGTAATATGCAAGCTTGGGCTGATTCCGACCCTATTGATTGTACACAGCTTCAAAGGGACAAGAAAAAGGTTCAGAGAGCAATTGACTTTGAAAAGTCACTGGAAGGTAAGCGTCTTACAGGAGAAAGTCCCCAAAACAAAAATCAAACAGGAGTGCTTTTGTATGACAGCGCTAAAGAAACTTGCAACCAGTCCAATACGGGCTGAGATCGAACACCATCTCAAATCATATAACTACACGCTTAGTAAGCTCAGTGAATTGACCAATATCAATACTGGTCATCTAAGTGGGTATTTGAAGGGACATAAGTATAGGAAACTAACACTTGACCAATTGAATGCAATTGGACAAGTGTTTGAAAAACCTGATGGGTGGTTATACGATTTATACGTTGAGGAATACTTCTATAGAGTAAAAATTACTCTCAGACGAGCGAAATCATTTCTGGTGCAATGTGCAGAATTAGGGAGATATGATTGTATTCAGTTGGTAATTCCTCTACTCTTGGAACACCCTGATAAAATTAAAATTTTTTTTGGTGTAGCAGAACAGTTGTTTTACAAAGGGAGACAGAAGGAGTCCATCTTTTTTTACCAATTAGTGGTCGATAACGAAAAAAATATGTTCAAAGAACCAATCATCATGAGTCACTACCGGCTATTTCAACTCTCAGAGAGCACAAACACCGAGGCACTATGGAAGGCTGTTCTTATTTTTGAGCCTGTTCGGAGGGAACTGTCTATATATTGCCAATTGGATGCGCTTTTACGACTAGGAAATCATTGTTGTACATTGCGTAGATGGAAAGAGGTAGAGAAATTTGCGGACGAACTTTTAGAACTTACTAATTTGGTTTACAAAGATGAGCTGTCTAAGAAAAAGAGGGGAAATGGTGACGGAATAGAACTGCTTAATCTTGAGAGTCATTTGGTCGCTTACTATGGTCAGGGCTATCTTTTAAAAGCAGTATCTTTAGAGAAACAAGGGCTGTATGAAGAAGCCAAGGAATTTGTTTCTGGTTATGCTGATCTGAGCTGGTTTGAACTACTTGACGAGTCTGGACAGGCAGAGGTAGCTAAATATAAGAAATTAGCGTTGCTTAACATGTGTAGGCTAGATCTCCTCATGGGAGATACAAGTATACTTCCTGACTTTGTGGAATTCCTTGAATATAACCCAACAGAATTATTGTTTGGTTTTATAACAATCGTGGAATCAGCCAACAAGTATGGATTTTCAATAGACATCATACTAGACAAGTTCTCGAAGGAGATTAACTATTTTGATAATTACCATGATTCAGCCAATGTAGATCGACATCTACAATTTAGGTATCAGTTAGCTGTTTACCATTTAAAAAATAAGCGCCCTAACAGTGGTATCAAAGAAATATTAAGATGCATGACTTTATCTACTGTATTGAATGGCAGTAAAGATTTCATACGATGCGTAGCACTATTTGAAGCGCATAGATACCAAGCATCAGCTCATCAGGAAATAGAATACAAAAAAAAATTGGAGGAGGTGATGCGTGATGAAAGATTAATTGGACGCTCCCAACCCCTCAGTAAGGAACGTCCAACAGTAAAACATTGAAGTATTGTAACTATCTTAGCACAAAATGATTGCGATTTACAAAAATTCACAAAACTTTTAAAAGAATTAGACACTAGTTGGTCGATATGAATAGGCTGTACGGGAAACTTTACAAAGCCCAATAGGGGGAATAATTATAAAGCCGTGTTCCAGCTATTCTTTGAAGACGACTAAAATTCCCCATTATAAACGCTGATCTTCACAAGATGATGAAGTAAATATTTGTAATTTTTTAATCAATTTGGTATATTATAGAAGGAGTGTTATGTATGAAAAAGGAAATATTAACTGGAGTATTATCCGTAACCTTGTTATCAACGGGTATCATTCCAGCAGTAGCTTCAAATAACATTGACTCTAATCTGTCGATCGAACAAAAAAACCAATATGTTCAAGCGGAGATGGACAAAGAAGGACTCTCCTTGTTAGCAGGTTTAAAAGTTGACATGGGGCAATATGTCACCTTGGGTAAAGATAATTTACTACATCTCGATCCTGAAGCTAAGGAACTGATTGGTGAGAAAGCGTATAGTATTTTCGAGCGTGGCGTTAAGACAATCAATGACGCTTTAAACAGCGGAGAATATCAAATACAAAATAACAAATTAGTAAAAACAGACCTAGTACATCCTCAATTTGATCACGAAGAATTTTGGTGGGGAATATCACTGCAATACAATAATAGAGAAACAAAAGAACTTGCCGCTTTGTGTGAAGAATATTCTACTGATTGGTCATTAGCGTCAGCACTTACTGGCTTGGTTCCAGGTGGACAAAGTATAGGTATTGCTTCAGCAATTATGTCATGGGGAAACGCAAAATTTGCAAGAAAACTTACTAGCAAAAATAAGGGGAAAGGTGTAAACGTCGATATAGCTTGGGTACCAGTAGTTATCTCGATCTATGGTAGGTAGTAATTACTTATAGAGATAGCTGGAAGGAGAGAGTTATACTATGGTGTCTTTTTTGACAGCTGTCGTCCTGTTTAGTCTATTAGGTTACCTATATTTCAATTCTGAAGTAAACCCAATGATACTGATCTTATTAGGGATATCAGCTTCCGTAAATGTGTATCGTGGGTTCAAAGAATTAAAGAAAAAATCGTAGTATTTAAAATACGATTTACAGATCGTGTCCCGATAATAACTTTTAAATAGACAAACGTCAGAGTCTCTTGTATTCTGACGTTTGTCTTATTATTTAGATTTAAGTTACACTTTTATTTACAAACTAAATTACTTGTTTTGAGTCTCCTGTCTACTTGCAATCTACATCCGTAGATAATAGTGGCTGACCGCTCGATTACTTACCAGTTGTTGCTGTCTGAACAGTCACTTTGGACTGACCTGCGGCTACAACAGCATTAGTAGCGATAGATTCAACACGGCTGTTAGCAGATTTCAGTTCCTCACGCAATGTTTCGATCATATCTTCCTGAGAACTTACTGTTTCTTCAAGTGTAGCGATGCGGTTTTCAAGAACACGCTTGTCGGCTTTGTTCTCGGCATCCTGCAAACGAATCTCGTTGTCGAAATCTTTCTTCGCATCTGTCTTACCTTTATTGAAGCCTTGTGTTTCCGCTTTAGCCAACAGGTCAGGAATAGCGTCTACCTTAGCTTTAAGTGTTTCCATACTTTGCTCTGCATGGTCGATTGCGTTTTCACGTTCAACTACTTTAGCTTCACGATCAGCTACTTCTTTTACTCGATCTTGTAACTCTGTTTCGAGGCTATCTTCACGAGCACGTTTCTCTTTATTGAACTGGTACAGGTCTTCTTCTTTCTGGCGAGCCAGTTCTTTTTTCCATGTCGCCGCTTGCTCTGCTTTTTCAACTTCAAACTCCTGGCGAGCTTCTTCAATTACAAGTGCGTATGCGTCTAGTAAAGCCTTTTTAGTTTCTTGAGTAGTTTTCTTAGCCATTTTCTCATTTCCCCCTGTTTTCTCTTGTTAGGTTGCTGAAGTGTGGGAGTCAAACCCACTTTGCAACGGGTATGAGCCGCGCTAGAAACCGTCCTAGCCACCAGCAACAGAGACCGTAGGTGGATTTGAACCACCGATACTTTCACCCATTCTATTCGTGAGCAGGAATCGAACCTGCGTGGAAGTGCCCCATAACGGTCATGGCAACGGATACAGGAATCGAACCTGTGCGAACGGCTTCAAAGACCGTTGTTCTACCACTAAACTAATCCCCTACACCCCATATTGGCACACCCTTGTGCGCTGTGAGACTCGCTCACTCGCGTGGTGTGATCTGTTAAAACCTAGATTAGGGATGATTTCGTAGAATCTAACGCTTTTTCAAAAATATTTTCCACTTACTGATCTCCCGAGCACCTTCGTTAGGAAGGGTGATTCCACAATAGGTTGGGTCTTTAATGCAACCGTAGTGGGATTCTTCATTAACCGCTATCCTATGCCATTCTTGGATTAGCTCCGTAGTGCTAAGCATCTTCGCTATCTTCCTCCTGTTCCTTCTTGGCTTCGATATCATTCTCAGACGCTCCGCAGTCAGGGCAGAATGAGTGCTGACAGCAAGGACAACTCACTAGGAAAGACATGCAATCAGGGCAATCGTACATATTAGAATCATCTCCTTTCTTCATTAGAATAGGAAAAAGAGAGGATTTCTCCTCCCTCTCTCTTCTTTATTTGCCAGCCGTAGGTAATGCAGGGAGTTGTGTGATCGTATTACCACCCATTACCTGAGGGTACTTACCATCCCAACGCTTAGCCATTTCGTAGTCGATTAAATGTTGAGTGATAGACTGTTGGAGCTTAGCGTTCGCCTGAGCTGTACCTTGAGCTTCCGCAATCTTGGCTTCGGCGTTACCTTGAGCTTCCACCAACTGCTTTTCAGCAGTTACTTCAGCTTGAGCCTTTTCGATCTTCAACTGCTCAAGCTTGAGCTGTGAGTCAACTAAGGACTGAATAGCCTTGAGAGATTCACCGTCAGGCTCAATTTTACTGAAGTTAAAGGTTTCGATCACGATTCCAACAGAGTCAAGGTCTTTCTTAAATGCTTCCATAACCTTTACGTTAATCTCGCCACGTTTATCACCATATACTTCAAGCACACCGTAATTTGAAGTTATTGTCTGGATGGTAGCAGAGAGGCGGTCTTTCATGTAGGTCGCTTCAATGTCATCATCAGAGCGACCACGGAACTTGGCAAATAAATGTGGTATACGTTTCTCATCCATATGGTAAGAATACATTAACTCGGCTGTTACGACTTTGCCATCCTTCGTTGCTATACGGAATGCACTTTCTCCCTTGTAATGTACGGTTTCAGTGCTAATTGGGTATTCTGTCACTTTTTGAGTAGGATAAACTGTGTGCCAACCAGGTTTCAAGGTTTCTTCCTCTAATCCACCTGAGCGGTCGTATACCACACCAACATACCCAGGGGATATTATGGTTAATGTCAACGCCAGATAGATCAGTACACCAATTATGAGAGTACCTACTAAACTACCACCAAGGACGAACCAGTTACGATTACTCATACAATCTACCCCTCTTCTTTATCTTTTAAATTGTCAATGAACGGTTTTGCTAATCTCCTTACGAACTTCGCTACTCGGACGAAGATCACAGCCGCAAAGAACCAGAAGGCTAGAGCGGCTAAAATCACGCTAAACAAAAGTGCAATCAATGTACCCAATGGCAATCACGTCCCTCTCTGCGATAAGGTTCCCCTCATCGACATGTTGATCTCGGAGGTAATCCGATGTGCAGTCTGTGTGAGTGATCTCACCTCCATGCAGAACGTCAATGTTGTCGCCTTCAACAATGTCTTCCTCGCAGTAGGGGCAGGTCTTACCGATAGGCAGTGGCTCGTCTTTGTGATCGGGAGCCTTAAATCTGTCCATCATTTTATTCCCCCTCACTTCCTCTATACGAGGTCATTCCTTGAGAGTTAAGGCTTTAATTTAATGCAGGTTCTTTCTGTATAAAATGGAATGAACGATTTTTGGAGGCACAGCAAAGGGCTGATAAAGTATTGTGCTCAAATCTATATCATTACTGCTGAAGAGTTCGAGATCAAGGAACGAGCAAAGGAAGTTGCCAAACCATAGATAACTTACCAAATAGACCCGCCCCTCTCATGTAGAGGGGTTTTTCGTGATGCGTTTTGGTGCGTTCAGCCTAACCTAAGAGATAAAGCGAAAGAGGTGAGGTCAATGGCAGAGGAGAGAAATAGTGAACTCTCACTTACCTCGAAGCAAAGCAAGATCGTTAAGTACAAACTTGAGGAAGATGTAGTGAACCTTCGCTTGAGCGGTATGTCCTATCAGCAGATCGCTGACGAGATGAACGCGAGTGGGAAAGTTCCTGATGGTGATCTTCTCGATAAGTACGTGGTCATGCGATTCTTCGAGAAACTTCCTGATATTAACAAACAGATCGTGAAGGAAGACAAACGAAGACTTGTTCAAGTCGTAAACAACCACTTGGATATTATCCATGAGGTAACTTCTCTATTCAATAAAACTAAGGTGCTTCTCGAAGCTATGGAAGAAGATGCTTACGAAAAGGGTAAGTTTGTTAACCCGTACCAGTACAAGGCATTAGTTTCCGAGATGCGAGAGTTCTTGAAGCAAATGACCGAAATTCAGAAAGAGATCAACGACTACAATAACATCCGAAAGTTCATGGAAATTGTCCTATCCACACTTCAAGATGAATGTCCTGAGAAGATTCCTGTGATCGCGGAGAAATTGAAAATGGCTAAGGGAACAACATGGTTTGCAGACATGATGAGGGGGAAGCCGAATGAGTAAGCACGGAGAGCTGACGGTGTTTTGGGGAACTATGTTCGCGGGTAAATCAACAAATCTGATCACCAACTTAAAAGAAGCGGGTGCAGGTGCGATCTGTTTCAAGCCTTACTCAGATAATAGGGACGAGCCTAATGTTATTAGAACGCATGACGGTCTTATGTACCCAGTAACGAGGGTAAAAAAGGCAAGCGAAATACTTCTACACGTTAATCCAGGTCTGACTACTGTGGGAATTGAGGAAGCATCTTTGTTCTACGAAGACCCGACTCTTATACCAACTATTCAAACACTAAGGGAGATCGGAGTTAACGTAGTAGTAACTGGATTGGATATGGACAGGCATGGAGTCCCATTCTCCCAAATGCCCTCTATCGCGGCAATTGCTGATAACTGTTTCAAATTGAGAACTCGGTGCTCGTGTGGGGAGTTTGCTTCACTTAACTACTACAGAGGTGACGGTAGCACATTTGTAGCTCGGGACGACATGTACGAGCCTATGTGCAGAACATGTTTCTCAAAGCAGAAGCCATCCCTTTAACAGGATGGCTTCTCTATAGGAGGGGTATTAATCGTTCTCTACTTTCTCTATACGAAAGAACCTACTGAGAGTTAAGGACGGTGAACATAAATGGGTGATTTTTTAGGGAACTTGATGGACGACTTCATAAATCTTGCGGAAGGTAATATTCAGAAAACAGGTATTTGGCGGGAGGAGCCTGTTGATCTAATAACCTTTTTCTCATCTAAGGACTTCTGTAACGAGAAGCCATACCCTGGTAAGCAGACTGAGCTTTTAGAGAAGTGCAATTCTATCTTATGGTACAAGATGACAGGTGACGAAAAGCTGTGCGCTGAAGACCTCAGACAGATCACAGAGCTTGTTGTGATGTTTGGTAAGGGGTCGGGCAAGGACTTCCTGGCATCGGGTATCTTGGCTTACGTAGGCTACCTTCTGTGCTGTATGAACGACCCTCAGGATTACTTCGGCTTTGGTCAGGATGAGAATATCGACCTTGTAAACGTGGCAATTAATGCCTATCAAGCAAACAACGTATACTTCAAGAAGCTGAAGGCGCGTCTGAACAATTGTCCATGGTTCAAGAGGGTTTCTTCTGAACCTAAAGCTTATAATGAGTTCCAACTCACTAAGAACCAAATCCGATTCTACAAAAACATTACAGCTCACAGTGCCCACTCAGAAGCAGATTCATTTGAGGGATACAATCCTCTCGTTATTATCTTTGACGAGATCGCGGGTTTCGAGTACGACAAGGCTGAGGACGCTTATGCGACTTTCCGTTCCTCCGCTCTCTCTCGTTATGAGAGTAAGGCTTTTATGATTTTCATTTCGTTCCCGCGTTCCCAAGACGACTTTATGTTCAAAAAGTACGAAGAGTATCTGCAAGGAGACCCTGAGGTTTATGGTATGATCGGGAAGACGTGGGAGGTAAACACATCCAAGAGTCAAGCTTCCTTCAAGAAGGACTATGACCGAGACCCTGAAGGCTCTATGATGAAGTATGAGTGTATACCTCCGAAATACAAAGAAGGTCTATTCCAGTTTCCTGAACGAATTGACGAGGTTATCAAGGTTGGGAAGCAGTCGCAATGTCCTAACCTTGTTGTACAGACTAAAATTTCCACACGCACCCTCCAAAACGGTGTAGAGCGCCACTTCCTTGGTCTTGAGTTACATAATCTTGCACTAGACCCTAGCTTCACCTACTACCTTGGTGGTGACGGGGGTGTAGAAACAGACTCCTACTGTATCTCTCTATTCCACGCGGAGCCTACGATTATTCAGATAAATGAGGGTGGAGGGATAATTGAGAAGTGGGTTAATAAGCCTGTAGAAGACCTTATCCTTGAGTGGAAGCCTTCCAAGAAGGAGAGGCTACCTGTTGATCTCCTGAACGTAGCAGAGGTACTTGAGATGATCTGTCAGCAAGTGCATGTTAAGAAGGCAATTTTCGATAAGTTTAACTCCGCAGATGTCGTTCAGCGGCTCATGCAGTACGGGGTTGAAGCCGAGGACAAGAACTGGTCTAATCCGTTCCAATTGCAAATCTACACCAACCTCAAGGGTTTGATCTATACGGGGATGATTGAGCTTCTTGACCATGTAATCCCTGAGGATACTCACATGAACGCCAATGAGGAGCTACGTAACCTCAAGCTTATTAATGGGAATAAGATTGACCACGACAAGGACAAAACTAAAGACTTCTCCGATGCCCGTGCAGGAGCTACTTGGATTTGTTCCATGGATGAAGTCGAGTCAACTGAGCACTTTGCTATGCCAGTAATCCAAGGAGCACGTAGAAAGTCGTAGATGCTTTAGTGCGATAAAATCCTGTTTTTTGGGATATTAAATCCTATTTTTTGGGACGTGAAATCCTGTTTTTTGGGACATGAAATCCCAAAATTTGAGCACAAAGAATATAAAGATGATAATAACCAATCTGAGCATAACCAATGCTAATATTCCCTCGCGTTGCGCGGGACTTTCTTCCAAGGAGTCTACCACTTTTGGTAGGCTCTTTTCTTATACCCTCCCCAACCCCTCCCGCGTCAGGACTTGCGTTGCCGCCTACTTGTTTCGGTCTAGTCTATATAAAGACTAAATAAGGGGAGGAGAAAGTGAATGAAGCAGTTCTTATCGGGATACAGCGGCTCTCACCAGTCGATGTACGTTCTACCGATTGGAGACATCCACTTCGGAAACAGGTACCACAATCCCAAATATCTTGACAAAGCATTGCAGTTTGCTGTTAAGAACCGAAATCGTACTCGCATTCTATTGATGGGAGACTTAATGGAGGTAGCTACTAAGACATCTGTAGGACGGTCTGTTTACGATGAAGCATACCCAACTCAAAGACAGTTTGAGATCGCAGTGGAGACATTTAGACCTGTAGCAGACCTTATAGACATTGTAATCGAAGGTAATCACGAGGAGCGAATCATACGAGACACCTCTTTTGAGATCATGCAAGAGTTTTGTCATCGAATTGGTCGTCCTGATGCTTATGGCAAGTTCTCTGGAATTGTGAACTTCAATCTTGGTAGTGGGCAGACATATTCCACATACGCATGGCACGGAGCCACTGGCGGTACAACGGAATCGTCTGTTATCAATGCCATGTTAAAGATGCGTGAGACTGCAATAGCGCATATGTACTTCATGGGTCACACTCATAAACTCCTGAAGTTTGAACGTGAAGTATTCTTACCCGCGCCTGGGAAAGACGAGCCTGTAGTACTCAAGCAGATGTTCGTCAACACAGGTGCATCCCTCGAACACGGCGGATACGGTGAGCAGAAAGGGTTCCCTGCGAGTCTCCCAGGATACGGAGTAGTTCAACTGTTCGCGGAGGAGCATCGAAAAGTGTTCCACAAGATTGATGACTTGATTTAAGAGGAGGTGTGACGAGTGGGTTTACTTGATAGATTTACAAGCCTGTTCCGCAGGAAGAAGCCCGAGCAACAAAGCCGACAGACCTATCAGCAGTATCAGCAGAAGGCTCCCGAAAAGAAGGGGTTCTTCGGTAATCTGTTCGGTGGCGGTAGTAAGCGCGGTCAACGACTTGCCGCAGGTGAGATTATAACCAGTAGTGACCCGTTGTGGACGGGTGAAAGCACTTCTGAGTTTGGCGGCACCCGTACCACGATTCCTAAGTTTGCATCGGGCGGCGGTGGCGCGGGTGGTGCATTACCTCGGAGAGTTCAGAGGGACATGCGTCTTGATGATCGGAGCTTGTCAGGCTCTTCCATTGAAGACCTTATCGACATCCTTATGGATGCTCACCCTGATATGTCCTTTGCGCTTTGGAACTTCCTGCGACTTGGGCGAGGAAAGTTCACCACAAAGGTGTACAAGGTCGGCAGTGATAAGAACGACAAGGCAGGGGAGAAGCTGATTCAACAGCTTTTCCAACGGCTTGAAGCTCCTAACATCATGCAATTTGAGCCATCTCACTCAATTCATAAGGTTCTGAACCAGTTGTTGCTTAGCGTGGTCACCCGTGGGGCGGGGGCACTTGAATTGGTTCTGACCCAGGATTTGCAGAACGTGGCTTTCCTGGCACCAGTTGACCCAGGGACGATCACATTCAAGTTTGAGCAAGACCGCTACGTGCCGTACCAAGACACTGACAAGGTAAACCTGGACATTCCTACGTTCCTGTACGAGACACTAGATGCCCGCGTAGACGACCCTTACGGACGATCTCCGCTACTGGGAGCAATTAACACGGTAATGTTCCAGATGCAGGTCTTGAACGACATCAAGGCGGTTGTCCATAACCAAGGTTATCCGAGGTTTGACATTACGATTCTTGAGGATGTTCTTCTACAAAGGATGCCTGTGAACATTCGAAATAACGAATTGGCAAAACAGAAGTGGTTGAATGAGAAGCTGAAAGAAATTATCGACATGTACAACAACCTGGAAGTCGATGACACGTTTGTTCACTTCAACAGCATCGAGATCGGAATGGTTGGTGGTAAGGGCGGCAGTGGTGGCGGTTCCTTGATCGACCCTGAGAAGCTGATGCGTGCTATAGATGGACTCATCACAGCAGGTCTCAAGACGCTCTCCACGATCTTGGGTAGACGCTCCACTGGTAACACTGAAAGCTTTGCCAAGATGGAGATTAAGCTCTACCTGAAGGGCGTAGAAGCCATGCAAGAGGTTGTCGAGCGTATTATGAGTCGCGCACTCACGCTGTACCTCAACATCATGGGTAAGCAAGGAATCGTGGAGTTTAAGTTCGAGCCAGTTGAAATCCGCACAGAGCTTGAGCAAGCACAATTCGAGCAAATAGCACTTCAAAACTGGGCGTACAAGCGTGACCAAGGATGGATTGACCAAGAAATGGCATCTATTGGTGCTGTGGGAACTCCTGCGGTGGCTGAGCCTGACTGGGAGCACTTGGGTAAGAGTACGGTTCAGAACAAGGATGGAAGTGACACGAAAGGAACCACAGACGAGAAGGACGCGACAGACCCCTCAGACACGACCAAGTGACGTTTGAGGAGAAGTGTCTACTCTAAGTTTAGAATAGATGAATCAAGGAGGTGTTCACATGCCAAGACCAACACCCGAGCAACTTGAGCGAATCAATAAATTCACTGCACGAGAGTTGACTACTGAGGAAGTATATGTCTTCCCCAACATGATGATTGACGATCAGGTGACTGCTTATTCGTCCAAGTTGCACCCGAACCTCCTTCGAAAATTCGTCAAGGACGCGAACAAAGGGGTAGGACTTCTTATGAACCATAACAGCAGAAGTCTACCCGTAGGTCGCTCTTTTGGTGCGGATATTCGTGAGGAGTTTGACGAGGAGTATGGGTACACACAATCTGTCTACGGACAGTTCTATATCGACCTTGGTAGGCAGACCGAGAGCGGTATGAGCACTGATGACATTGTTAAAGGGATTGACGCAGGTACGATCTTCGATACGTCCATTGGATTCAATGCAACACAGTGGAACTGCACAATCTGTAATCACGACATTAGAGATTACATAAACTGCTCTCACTTTCCTGGTGAGAAGTACGAGGTTAAAGGTGAAGATGGAGTTTACCGTACCGATACTTGTTACGTTATGGCGGGCGAGGACGGAGATGGTGAACTGTTAGAGAACTCCCTCGTGTATTCGGGTGCTTGTAATAGAGCCGCAATCAAGAATAACTTTTCTCGTGGTGGTGGCGTTAGCGGAGAAACCAAAGGTTCTAAACTACACTTAGTAGAGAACTTCAAAAACATTCCGTTAAACGCGACCATTACCCAGTATTACACGAAAGACGGTTCTGTACTATTTACGGATACTGATGATCGCACTGACGGTGCTGAATATCTGAAGCAAAGGAGTGAATCCGAAGTGGAATATGCAAAAATCCAAGCTATGTTCTCACAAGTAGGTGTTGAGATCACTGAAAACCTGACTGCTGATGAACTTACTGCAAAGGTTAAAGAAGCGTTCTCAGCAAAAGACTCGCAAGTTCAAACTTTGACTGCTGAACTTGAATCTGTTCGCGGTGAACTAGCTACAGCAACTACGGATTTAGAAGCTGAGAAACAACTATCTGCAACTAAAGACCAGGCTATCGAGGAACTTACTCGCACGAACGAGGAGCTGACGGAGAAGGCTGAACTGGGAAACACATATCGGCAAGACTTGACTAATCAAGCACTTGAGCTAGGTGTTCGCGCACAAGGCAATGCCTTTAACTCGAAGATGTACGAGAAGTTCTTGGGTACATTGTCTGTTGCTGAAATCAAGGAAGTCATTCAAGGATTTGATGCTGAAGTGAACACTCGCTTCTCAGGAGCGCGAGTTAGTGACGGAAGTACTGGTGGAGAGCAACGATTGAATAATGGTACTCCAAAGTCTCGTGAAGATTTCGAGAATGAGACAGAGTTTCGAAACTTCGTAGCCGATGAAGCTACCAAGTACTCAAAGGAACAAGGTGTTTCGATCACAGAAGCAACTAAGTTCATGTTTAAGAAATATTCTAAACAAGATGGGAGTGCTGAGTAATGGCAGGTCAATTCACGAGACATCAAAAGTCTTACCGCATTGATGCGAATAACGTCAACCCTGACACAGGGAAGAACGAGATTCCTCTGTACCGCATTGTCGAGCACAGCGGCGAAGACTTGACGAAGCTTGCAGGTGCCAACACTATCCCGTTGGGTGTCGCTGACAATGACGAACGAGTGGATGACCCGTTGCGTGATGGTGGTTCTCAAGCAGGACGCCAAATTGCAATCAAACTGGAAGGTATCGCAAGTATCAAATTGGCGGGTACCGTAGCGGTTACTGATCGCATCTACACGGTTGCAGGTGGTAAGGGTGATTCCGTGGACAACGCTCCTGCGGGCACTTACAACGTCTTAGGCTTCGCTGAAAAGGGCGGGGTTGCAGGTGATGTAATCCCTGTACGGATGTCGTACCACTTGTTCACAAAGTAATAACTGGGCTTCGGAGACGGAGCCTTCTTATCCTAATATTAACTAAGGAGTGACATAGATGCCAACAGTTCAGAAGGTGCATATCGACAAACCCTTGTCGAACATCTCCATCGGCTACAAGAACGAAGCGTATATCGCTGACCAAATCTTCAAACCGTTGGAAGTAAAGAAGCAGTCTGACCGTTACTACGTATACGGTATGGAGAAGTTCCGTACTCATAACGACCTTCGTGCCCCTGGTACAGAAGCGAATGAGATCAACTGGACGCTTTCCAATGATACGTACTTCACCGAAGGACATGCCCTCCGTCACGCTATTGCTGACGAAGAAAAGGCAAACGCAGATGAGGAGTTCGACCTCGAAACCGAGGGTACAGAGCTTGTTACCGAAGGTATCCTCTTGAATAAAGAGGTTGACGCGGCTAACCAAGTAATGAACGCGAACAACTATCACAATGATCTGCGGCTGACTCTCGGTACGGCAGGTACGTACAAGTGGAGTGACTACGAGAACTCCGACCCAATCCTGGACGTTCACAAGGCAAAGGAAGCACTTCACCAGAAATCGGGTATTCGTCCTAACACGATGATTATGTCCGAGCAAGTCATGAACGTGCTGAAACTTCACCCTAAGATCAAGGAAGTCATCAAGTATGTTGAGCGTGGAATCATCTCCACTGAACTGCTAAAAGCAGTGTTTGGCGTTGATAACTTCTTGGTCGGTTCAGCGCTAGTGTCTGACGCGACCAACGCAGGGTCTTACCAGCCTGGACAGCGTGAAGACCTGAACTACATTTGGGGAACCTCGGTAGTTCTTGCATACATTGCTCCACGTCCAGGCAGGAAGCAAGTGTCGCTTGGATACAGCTTCATGTGGAACAAAGACGGTAACGGTGCTGTCCAAGTGCGTAAGTGGTACGAGGTTGGTCGTAAGGCTACCATCGTAGAAGCTGAGCGTTGGTACAACCAAAAGATGATCTCGGATGTTGCGGGCTTCATCTTCGCAGATGCGGTAATTCCGTTCAGCGGCTAATCCGCGTCACAATAGGTCGCTACTGTAAGGCTATCGCCTAGCGGTAGCGACCTTTCTTATTCTAAACCAATTGAGGAGGGCTAACCCCTATGAAGAAGGCTGACGTAATCAAGGCACTCAAAGACCTCGGTGTACCTGCTGAGCAGATCGAGGAAATGGAATACAACGAGCTGAAAGCATTGCTCAAGGAGAAGGAGGAGGTTCAGGATGGACAAGCAGATGCAGGAACTCAAGGTGAAGAAGGGGGAACTGGCAAAGCAGTTGTCGAGAAAGAACAGCTTAAAGCCTCAAGCAATGATGGTACAGACAAAGCTAACAACGCTGAACCGCTAGTTGCTTTCGACTATCATCTACGACTGTACGAGAACAAGATCATCAGCGTACATCCGCAAGCTAAGCGGGTGGTCATCACAAACTTGGGTGAGGGAGACCTTTACTCGGATGTGGACGCGATTAGCTTCGACCCTGCTGACCGATTGGAGCCAGGAGCTTCTAAAGAGTTTAAGGGAGCCAACAAGGTGTTCGTTCGATCTGCAAGCCGACCAACGGTACGTATCGAGCAGTTTACTAACTAAGGAGGAGGGGCACCATGCTAATTCTAAGCGAAGGTTATGAGACATCTGTCAGGTCTAAGTTGGGGGCTAAGGAGTCTGAGCTTCCTAACCAGGAGATCAACCAACCTCTAATAACTGACCTCGCTGAAGCTGTGATTACCAAACGGGTGCCCAAGTACTCCGAAATCACTGATGCTGTCGATCTCCTACTTATTAAAAATGCTGTGGTCTGTTATATCTGCTACTTGGTTTGCCCGAGCATGTCACGGCGGGTGAACCAAGAGGTATCGACCATTGATGTGAAGTGGAAGAAGGACAAAGTGGACTGGGATGAAAGGGCACAGCAGTTCTTGGCTGATTGTGAGAACTCCTTAGGTCAGATCAGTACGGTAGAGGTGGACAACGGAAACGGTGATGCCGCATTGCTGACGGTCATCAAGTCCAACCGTAACTGGGATTCGGGAGCGTGATTAAGTGAAGGACATCAAACGACAAATCATTCTTGATGAGGGCACTCCCGTAGAGGTTATCGACTCCACGGGATCTGTTGTTGAATCTACAACTGCGCTCGTAGGTAAGGCAAACAAGGTTTCCTACGCTGAAATCTCCCTGGAAGCCCACAGGCAAGGGCAGTTCATTCCCGAGGTAGCTGTGGGGAACGGGAACCTAATCCGAAGCGTTATAACGGACACTCACTACCTCGTACTTGCTTCAATGGATGAGATCGTCCAGGCAGAGAAGATCGCCACCATCTGTCGGATGCTTGAGTGCAATAGCGGTATGACCCTTGAGCGAATTGAGGAGACCGCTGATGATAACGGGAACATCAAGAAGACTCCCGTTAAGGTGGCAGACAACCTAAAAGTCTATGTCGAGTCGGGGCGGGCGACTATCGAGCAGAAGAAGCCAGGACTACAGCCTGAAGTGGAGTTCCGCGTATACGCTCCGCTGATTGATGTAAGGCTCCTCGACAAGATCACATTGGACATCAACGGTAAGCAGGTACCTTTCAAGGTAGATGCCGTGGACTATGTTAGTTTTGCAGGTGTTGTCATTGCTGATGTTTGCACTGAGACAAGGAAGTGATGCGAATGGCGCGAGGAGGACGAGGAAGACCGTCACAAAAGAATAATATTATCTACTTCCAAGAGCAAGAGTTTTTGATTGCACTAAAGAGTGCTCTGAAGGAATCGACCATGACTATCAGGCAGAACATCCTTGCTACTGCTCTTGCAAATGCAAGGAAACTCGACATGAGGGAAAAGAAGACAGTTCGTATAGAAGGACAGCCTATCACGAGTGACCGTGACCGAAGAAACGATTTGATAAAGTCCATTGTGGCTCTACAGACTGAGTGGTTGTCAAGCTCTGTCGGTGGTAAAGCCAATACACTCTTGAGGATGGGTGTAGGGGCAATGGAGCAGGACGCATCGTTTAAGAAGTCGTATGTGGGTCTCTACTACGAGTACGGTATTGGGGGAAAGCAAGACCCTTCAGGTTACTGGATTGAAGTTATGGCTGACCCTAACCCTTGGCGTAGTCCAGGGCAGTATTCTGTAACAAGGTCTAAATTCAAACCTGAAGGGAGGAAAGGACGTTGGCGAGACCTCGGTGGGAACATACGTATCACTAAATCACCAAGGGGTGGTGAGAGGAATCCAGTATTAAAGAGGATTGGGCAAGACTTTAGCGCACAGTTTTGGTTTCGGAGTGCCTTTAAACAGTTCTCGACCAAGAAGTTTGTCCTAGACCAGTACAAGGCGGCAATCAATAAGGTAGACCCGAGAAAGTATATCGTTTCCAAAAAGACATTTACTCTCGGAAAAGACTAGAGGTGGAAAACTAAATGGCAGTAGTTGATTTGTATAACGGTATCTACAAGGTGTTAGCGAATGACACTGACGTTCTAAACTACTTAGGAGTAGGGGGTAGTACTAATAATCTCACGAAGGCAAGACGCATTCAGAAGCGTTCTAAGCCTACTAACTTGGTTGAGGATAACGTCCCACTCGTGGCTTTCTATACACCTAACGGAGGTCGCAATCCTGATAATCACTATGTGTACGTTTGCCCATTTGTCTTCGACATCTACACCAATGATGATGTGGATGCCGCACAGCGATTAGCAAATCGAATCATTAAGTTGTTTGATGGTGAGCTACACCCAATGCAAGGAATCGAGAGTTTCGAGTCTTATTTCGTTCAAGGATTCGAAACCGATGTGGATGTCACAAATATGTATTGCTTCACGGTAGTCATCGAGTTCTCGGTGACTCTTGAGGAGTAACTTTTACTAACTAAAAGGAGTGAACGAGATGGCAAAGAAAATGATTATCAAGGGCGTAGGTACATTCATGGCTAAACGCCTCCCTACTGACCCGTTGGGTGCTGTAGAGGTAATTACTCTTGGTACACTTCAAGACTTGAAAATCGACCTTAACGTAGAGCTTGAGGACATCTTCGGCGGTGACGGTCTGTTCGCAATTGACGTATTGGTTAAATCCAAGTCCATTGAAGTATCCGCAACGGACGCGAAGTTCGATCTGGATGCGATTCAGTTGATGATGGGTTCCACTGTTCAGGATCAAGTTAACTCCTTCGTGTGGGTGCTAAATGAACAGGATTCGGCTTCTGCTAGTACCGTCAACAAAGGGTATGCAGAGGTAACTCCTAACTTCGCGGATACTATCTACGGAGCTGACGGTGAGATGGCTGTTCGCTTGAAGGATGTTAACAAGTTGCTGAAGAAGAAAGCGTCCCTGGGTACTACACCTGACCTTGCGACTGATGAGTTCTACTTCGATGATACTAATGGAGTTGTTGTCTTGAACGCGGCTCACGTAGGTAAAGATGTCGTGATGAACTACAAGCGCGAAGAAGTCGTTGACATGGTAGACCTGCTTGTTGACGAAGTACCGTTCCCAATCACGGTTATCCACCACGGTACATTCCAACAAAAAGATGGTACGTTCGCGGGTGTAGAAACCGAGCTGTATATGTGCCGTGCAAAGGGTACGTTCAGTATCAACGCTCAACGTGCTTCCGCTTCTGCGTCTGCTATCTCACTGCAAATCCTAGACCCTGAACGGGCTGACGGTAAACTGGGTAGCATCAAACGCTTTAGCGCGACTTCTAGGGTCTAATCTATAGCTGAATAATCCTGGCAAGGTATCGAACGGAATCTGTGTCTTCCCCTGCACAGACCCTTGCCTTGCCAGGTTTTTTATTTTCAGGGGATATAAACTCAGGGGAGGATTACATAATGGAAACAGAAAAGGAACGTGCAGAGCGTGAGTTGGCTGAGAAGATGAATGCTGAAGCCGCTGAACGATTTAAGAATGACCCAAACAACAAGAAGGTAACTCAGGAGGAAGCAGATGCCGCTGAGAGGGCTTTCTTCGAGGATGATGAGGTTATTACTCTCCGAGATAAACGAAAATACCGTATCCCTCCGTGTAACCTGAAGGATGCCCGCCGATTGATGAAGCTCCTGAAGACGGTGAACGTAGATGCTATCATCCTAAACTTCATCCCAACGGACGATGCAGAGAACGATGAGAAGCGGCAAAACGACTTGTTCGACATCCTAGCCATGGCGTTCAAGAACTACCATCATATTGTTACTAAGGGAGAGAACGGGGAGTATATTGTGAACCGAGACTACCTGGACGAGTACCTTGATCTTAATACCGCACGTTCGGTGATCGACATCCTTATCGGTTTGAACGGTCTAAAAAAGTAGAACGCGCCGAGGGGGAGCCAATGGAGGGCACCGAAATCCGTGACGTGGAGACACAGGAGCCACTGCACTGGGGAGAGATTTTCTTCACCCTCCATAAGCATTGTGGACTGAACAAGTGGGAGATATGGGAGTACACACTCCCTCAGGTTGCGGAGCTGTGTAAGTCAGCCGATAAGTACATTCAGTTCGAGGTTGAGCTTATGACAGCACCTCTCCGTATGTTCGGTGGCGGTGGGGGAGAAGAAGCAGAAGCAGTAGGTGCTGACGGAACTATCAGACGTAAGAGAACCTTCGATGATGAAGACTATATTGAGATTAGCGAAGATGACATCGGTCTCTTAGCACAAGCTCTTGGAGGGTAAGTGAGTTCTATCCCGTTCTGCCTAAACTAAGGTAGGACGGGATTTTTTTATGAGGACGGTGATTATTTTGGGTGAGACTCAAGGACAAAAACACTCTTTAACAACCGAGATTCTTATGGACTTCGGTCAGTCCGTATCTGAGACTGGAAAGTTCGCGGGTGAGGTTACTAAACTGGGGGCTTCATTCAATGTCCTCTCGGACGCTGTTCATAAAGTAGCTAACGATTCTGAGCGTATGAACCTTGCTATTGGCGACAAGATTGCTAGAGCTGTTGCTGAAATCAAAGATGGTTCTAACATAAAGCTCAATGCAAATTCGATTAAGAGTGCGGTAGAGTCTGCTATTGCATCTAAGCTTATACACGGTAAGGTCAATATCGAAGGAGACCTGTCACCGCTTAGCGTAAACCTTACGCAAAAGAAGTGGAGTAGTATGACTTCTGAGGTAAGAGCTAAAATGAAAGAAGCCATTGAAGCGTCTTCGATTAAGGTAGGAAATGTTAAACCTTTCGTCTTCTCGGAGTACGGATTCCGTGAGCTTCAAGAGAGATTCAATAAGGAGCTTCAGAGCGCAATCTCTACACGTATGTCCTTCGCTTGGGGTAGTGTAACTAAGGAGATGAAGGACGGTACGATGGCTAGGGTTCCTAAGCCTATGAAGTTTGAGGTGAAGGAAGAAGACCTGAAGCATCTTATGAACACTGTATCCAATGAGTTCATGAAGCATATTAGTGACCCTAAGAACATTGTAGTCGGAAACATTCAGCCAGTACAGTTCGACTCTGCTCGTTTGAACATGGCTGTAGGACGTATCAAGGAAGCTATTGGTGACATTGACAAGCATTTGCTGAATGTTAACCTGGACGAACTGAAGAAGCTCCCTAACCTTGACAAGAGCATGATGAACTTCCGTACTGCGATGGAGACCACTGTAGCACAGATCACTCAACTTGACGCTGAGTTGAAAGGTCTTCGCCTTAACGGTCAGGAGAAGGAATTGGCATCCGTGCTTAGCAAAATTCAAGGTCTTAGAACGACAATCGTGGATAAAGTTGGTTTACTTATCACAAGTGTGGGCGAGGAGATCAAGAAAGTCCCACTAGGTACTAAAGAGTACGCGAACTACAAGGCTACTCTTGACAATGTTGGTCATATAGTAGACAGGCACATCCAAGCTGAGATCAATGGTATGGTTACGGGTTTGGCGGCTCGACTTGGAATTGACCCTGCAACAGGAGCATCCACAAAGGGCGCAGGTGAGAACAATAAGTGGATTGCCAGTATCAAGGGGGTGCAAGAGCTTCTTATTACTTCTGCTGAAAGTGCGGTTAAGAACCTTGCACATGCTGACTTAGGAATCGACTTCAACCTGATTATCAACCACTTCCGTGAATGGTCTTCTCAGATGAGAGCTAAGATGCTTCTTGACTCCCAACATTCCTTAGAGAAACTGACAGCACAGCTAACTGCAAGCAACAAGGAGGTTCTTGACTCTTTTTCTCAAGCCATTACTAGGGTTGCTAAGTTCCAATTTGAACCGACTGCTGTAGGTAACGTGATGGTAAACCTTCCAGTAGATCAGCTACGTCCTCGTGTTCTTGCTGAGATAGAGAAAGTAGTAAAAGAGATGGTTCAGGGATTCAAGGCAGTCCCTCACGGGGCGGCAGGAACAGTAGATACTGTTACCTTGCCTGAGAGTACTACTTCCTCTATCAATACTGCGTTAAAAGGTATTCTGATGGCTCAATCCGAGCAGTTGTTGGCTCAGCTTCGTGCGGGAGAAGGTGTAAAACCATCTGCTTCTGATCTTGCTCAACTTGATGCAGTAATGGCACAGGAGTCCAAAGAGCTGATTAAGTTGATCGTTGACCAAGCATCCAAGAATGCTCGAACCCTTGCTGAAGGAATCAGTGCAAACGGGTTCCAATCCTTTACGAAGGACGACCAAGCACGAATTAAAAAAGAGATGGAGATGACACTTCAGAAGACCGTTACTGAGTTTACGAAGGCAGTAGATTCTGCTTTTGGGGCTTTCACTATGACTGTCGCTACAGCTCAGTCCATGCACAGTAAGTTGAGTGAGGAACTGAACCGTAAGATTGCTACGAGCAATATCACGTTCCTCGATGCTAAGGAGCCTTTGGTTCTTACGGGAGCTGTCACAACCATTCAGAAGAAACTACATGAAGCTGTATTGTCCAATATCGCGGCATGGAAGCCTGACTCTATTCCCTTACATATCGCTACTGATGCTCCTGCTACAGCTATGCGTAATGCCATTCAATCCATGCTGAACATGGCTTCGAGCAAGGTTGTTGAAGGTGTGGGAGGTATTGCTGATGGTGCTAATGCGATCTTTCTGAACCCTAAGAAACTCCATAAAGATGTTAGACGTGCACTGGCTACAGCGGAAGGGTTTGATAAAGTAGCTGACTGGGAGAAGGCTTTCAAGGCGGGTGTGTCTCTTGAGAAGGCTACTGGTCAGATCATGGAAGAAGGGGTACGTACTGTACTTAACAAGTTCCATAACGCAATTGCGAAGAATACTTCCTCAGCAATTTCTGCATACAGCGAAGCTTTGGGGAAAGTAGACGTTCAACCTGATCTTACTAGCGTTCATGTCCTTGTAAGACGTGTTGGGGAGATGATGGACAATGTTCAGTTCCGTATGGTCGAGGTACTTACCAAGAACTTGGAATCCTTCTACAAAGGTGCTATAGACGGAATTAAGAATTTGCCACACATCACATCGAGTATTGGGTACCGTCCACCTGCGGGAGGTTCTTTGGAATTGACCTCTCAGCCATTCCCATTTGGAGAGCCGAGAGCGAACCTTCCTGTAGACACACGTTACCCTACAGCAGACAAGCCACCTAAAGGGTACTCAGAGTTCGACATGATGAATCGTTGGGAAAGGGAAGCACGAATTAGGGTTCTTAACACCAAGAACAGATTCGAGAAAAGCAACCTTTCCGAAGATCAAAGAAGTCGTTTGCATGACTTTCTTGACAACGACTACATGGTGCGGGTGCAGGAAGCTGTAAGTAGATTCCAGCAAGGTCATAGAGTAGGGGATATGTCTCCTTATCAAACCTTGCGTGAATCCATCCTTGATGCGTCTTTGTCACTGAGATACATGGTTGAGCAGTTCAGGAAGATTAACTTGGGTGCAACGACTCAATCCAATGTAGCGGAGATGAAGAACAAGCTGACTGAGTACCGAGGCAGTTCTGCTATCAAGATGGAGTCTCTAAGAACCAAATTTATCGGAAAGCTCAATTCTGAGCAAATGGGGGACTTGGAAGATCATCTTAGTAGCTTAAAACGTAGGGTAGACTCTCTTGCCAATGCTGACATTATTAACGAGGAAGACATCACAAAAGCTCAGAAGGCTATGAGACAGCTCAACCGCGAGATTGACTTGGTTGCAAAGGGATATGACCGAATCCTGAAGGTAAGTGGTATTGAGCGTGAAATCGACAAGCTTAGCGAGAAGATGAACCGTTTGATGGCGGGAAGTCTGTTGCCAGTTAATAAGATGGCTCGACTTGGTGACCTCATTAACGATTCATACGCTGATCATTCGAAGTTCAAAGACGCGAAAGAGTACTACGCTGACCTTGTTCGGGAAAGCAGACAGCTTAATGCTAATCAACGCCATGAGAAGTCCCTTCAAGTATCGAAGAACGCTCTTAACAGAGACCTCGAAACGCTTAGAATGGACAGCCTCGTTGACGAAGGGCAGTTGAGCCGCTTAGCTGAACTCATTGATCGGGCTATTGACCCTCAGGACATTGCTGAAGCCCGTGCTTTCAAATCTGAGCTTATGGCGATCAACCGTGAGCTAAAGAAGCAAGAGGAGATCAGACGTAAGCGCGGCGAGAAGATTGCAGAGTCTCCGATGTTGAAGGGTGATAAGGTAGTATTTACTGAGCAGTTGAACTCTGTTCTGAAGACTGTAGATGCCCTCAAAGGGTATGAAATTACTCAGATGAATGTTAATAATGCTACCAATACCTGGACGGTTAAACTAAGGGATGCTGAGGGTAATCTCAGAACTCTTACTGGTTCAATCGACAAAGCTACTGGTGAGCTGTTCAAGCACAGTGAAGCATTGCAGATGGTTACTCAGAACGCCATGAGAGCTTCCAGTTCCATCGGTTCAACAATCGGTAGGACGGGTGATATCCTCGGAAACTACGTGAGCAATCCTGTCCAGGATAAACGTCAGAATGGCGGCGGGATTAGGGGTGGATTTGGTACATCAGTAGTCAATACCATGCGGTACATCACAGCGGGTGCGCTTATGGGGTACCCTACAATGCTTCTGCACGAATCCTTCCAGTCTGCTAAGGAGTTTGACTATCAGCTTGCGAAGGCTAGGCAGAATTTCGAGGTTAAGTACCTGGAACCAGTTGGAGGTAACTACGAAATTACTGATTCCAACGGGGAGAAGGTTACAGCTCCACGAGTTCTTCCTAACATGTCCCGTCTTGGTGAGGTGTTAGTCGATGGGGCTATGAAAGAGTTGGAAGATCGCAACGGTGGTAAGCTGACAAAACAGAAGAGAGATGATGAAGTTGCTCTCGCTACAACCGAAGTAAAGGAGTACATGAAAACAGGGGTTGTAAAAGACCTTCAGATGATTGCCCTCCTAAACGGTCTTGATCAACAGGAGGTGGGTCTTGCTTACCACATCGCTTCCCGTAGGTACGATAACCCTTACGAAGCTACTGCTTTTGCAAGGGAAGTCGCTAAGGTACGTTCGATTGAGGAAGTTGACGTTGAGAAAACGGCTACGGGCTTTGAAGCCATCTCCTCGCAGTGGGGTATTAACGGTTATACTCTCCAAAAAGTCTCTAACATGATGATTATGGCGGCTAACATATCTCAAGCGAAGATCGAAGACCTTATTGCTACTCAACAAAAGGCAGGTTCCCTGTTCCGTAATGCCATGGGTAATAGGAGCAAAGAAGACGCATTGGCACACTCCATTGCCTTCTCGTCCATGTTCGTTCAAGCGACTGCCCGCTCTGGTACGGAGGGTGGTACGTTCTGGAAAGCTATCATTGAAAAGCCTTATACCAAACAGGGTCGAGATGAGCTTGTGAAAATGGCATCTATGAATCCTGAGCTGTTCGGAGACCTTAATCCATACAATAAGGACGGCTCCGCTAGGGACTTTGTAGACATCTTCGGAAGTATCCTTGAAACGAGCATGAAGATGACAGATAAAGACCGTATCGAGATGTGGAAGCCGCTGTTCCCTCAATGGCACACGGGTAGTGCGGCGGCTGTATCTGCATTCACTCAAGACCTTCAACATACCATGGAGAAGGTAATGCACGTCACAAAAGACGACAAGTTTGATGCCAACAAGGATGGGGAACTAAGCATTAAGGAATCCATAAATGCTTACGTTGAGAGCATCAAGAATGCAGATGAAGATACCTCCACGTACATCCGTGCAGGAATGATGGATACATGGAAGTTCCGTCAAAGCCAAGTCAAAACAGCATGGCAAATCTCCACATATGACGCTTGGGAGGAACTAAAAGGGGAGTTCTCTAACCTTGCAACTTACCTTACTTCTTTCTTGCGTATGATCGGTGAAAATGCGGGAGGTATTGTAGACACCATGGGTCTAATCGCTCGTATTATGGCGGGCGTAGGGGTTAAGATCGCATGGGGCAAGTTCAGTGATGCGGTGGACAATGCAGATAAGAAGAAACACGCGAAGAAAATTGAGAGCTACGGTAATGCCATTAATGAGAACGCTCGAATGGAAAATCTTAGACGCATTGGTATCCAAGAAGAGATCGCTCACCATCAGAACCGTGCGAACGCTAGAAACTCTTACAGAGCTGAGGTTAACACAAAGATCGTGGGTAAGGAGGGAGAAATTCACGGACTGAAAGCCAAACGCGACGAACACCAATCTCTCTATGAGAAGGCTATTAAGAAAGGTGATACAACAGCCGCTTCTTTCCACTCTGTAGAGCGAGACCATGCGGAAAGTACAGCCAAAGCTAAGGGTAAAGAGATTGAACAGCTTCGTAAGGAGCTTCAACAATTGGACCAGCAGGACGGAAAGACGAGACGTAGTCTTGAAGCCCTGGACGCTGAACTTGGTGACAATGGTAGGGCGATGGCTCAACTTCAAAATCGTGCTAGGGCACTGACATTGGCAATGGACGACATGGGAATCGACTCGACACAGCTGAAGAGTAACCTGAACTTCTTGAACCGTGAGTTCCAAACTGGCACCATAGATGCTTCTCGATATGATGCCGAGATCAAGAAGATCGGTAAGGAAGCAGGAATGTCGGACGGCGACATCTCGAAGTTGAAGCGAGAAGTTGATAAGCTCAACAAATCCTTCAAGGAAGGTGCCATGGATGCCACAAAATATGTCAGCAAGATGAAGGAGCTTGAACGTGCCCACCTTACAGGTTCCCTGGGTGTCCCTGGTGGCGGTGTTGCGAATGTGGGAAGTGCAGGTCACAGCGGTGTCGGTCTCATGGATATGGCTATGATGGGTCTCCTAGCCAAGGATTTGATTGGCGGCGGTAAGCGTGGTGTGTTCGGTAAGGTTAAGGACGTGTTCCAAACCAAGAGCCTGGGTTCACTGTTCAGCAAGAACACGCCTATGCGTGGAGTTAACGGCGAAATACTCCGCGACCTGGATGGCAAGGTCATCAAAGAGCGGGCTGTTAACGCTGAACGTGCCGCAAGAGCAGGGGCGGCAGGTGCAGGGGAAGCAGGGGCGGCGGCAAGAGCAGGTAAAGGTCTTCTCGGTGGAATCACCAAGGCAGGTAAGACTGTAGGGAAGTTTGGCAAGTTGCTACGACCACTGAAGGCGATTCCGTACCTCGGAACAGCACTTGCGGGGGCAGATGCACTAATGGCTCTTATTGACCCTCTTACTGCAATGGGAATGACCGACCATGAGAAGAAGGCAATCAGGTCAGAGAACAAGAAGGAGCTTGCTAAGGACTTCAAGGATTGGGAGGAGTCCTCTGGCTTAGGTGCTTGGTGGAAAGGTGCCAACCTTGCATGGGACGGTGTATTTAGTGGAATCGGAGCCGCGCTCGGTGGTAATAACTCTTCGTGGAGTGACTACTGGAAAGGGTTCAAGGCAGTAGGTGATGGTGACGGAAAGTACGTAGAGGAAACTCTCAAGAAAGAGTACAACTACGAACAGGAAGCCCTCGATGCTAAGGTAGAAGCCCAAATGGAGATTAACAAGAAGTTGGAGGAACAAAACAAGTACCATCCACTTGATACCAACAAGGATGGATTACTTGACCCTGCAACTGACGGTGCAAACCAAACGATAACATACGAAAGCCTCGATGCGCTTCTTCAGAAAATCAACGGAGAGCTTGCCAAGAGTGTAGGTAACAACGAGACTGACTACCAAGTAACACGTTCCCGACTTCTTATCAGCGGGGTTCGTGAGGACTCTAAGCAGATGCGTGACCTGATGGAAAACTACCTCAGGGAAAACATCAAGTTCTTCGACAAAGCCATCAATAAACTCCAAGAGACTTACGATATGATGGCAGATGGTGTAGAAAAGGACAAGGTTGGTGCGGAGCTGAACGATAAGAAGCAACAGAAAGCCCAATCCGAGCTTCAGTTGACAGGGGTCAAGAATAGTAAGATTGACGAACTTCAACGTAGGATGACTGACCAACTTGACCTTACTCAAATGGGGTACGACAAGAGGATGTACGAACTTCTGGCTAGTAACGGCGGGAAGGAAGACGCTCCTGAGGTTGTAAAGCTGAACAAGGAACGTATATCAGCAGTTAATGAGAAACTTGCGGGTTTCCAAGGTGAGTGGGACGTTCTTCTCAAGACTGGTGGGTTTAAACCTAACTCTGATGAGTACATGACCATTTGGAAGAATCTTCAGTCCATTGGCGTGGAACAGGCTAAGAACCTAGCTGAGATGAATAAGAAGATGAGCAAGCCACAGTCTACCTTCAACGTTCCGAGTGGTCTCAAGGTAATGGACTACTACGATTACATGACTAAGAATAATACTCACAAGAGTACTATAGTCGGTGCAGGTAACGTCACTGTGAATGTGAACATCGACAACATGACAGGCGACACCAAGGATGTTGAGAAGATGACTTCTGCGCTTGAGAATACCCTCAAGAAAAACAACAGCAACCAGTACCTTGTGAACCAGTTCGCGGGCAACGTAAAGGCGAACATGGGTAGTAACTACAAAGGAATCAAAGGAGGCTAAAGAATATGTCCCAACGTGACCCGTTTGGTTCACCCAATGATAAGTACAAGCGTAAACTGTTCGTTGACACTGGGGCGGGATTCGTGGAGGTAAAGGCTCGTATCATCGAGCCTTACTCCTCCCCATCCCCACAACCGCAGGTTAAGGAAATTAAGATAATAAATGCTCCATCACACTTCCATCAGATGGGGGTCTCATCTTATAAAGCCATCCTGAACATGTTATTTAAGGACAAGGAAGCATACCATGACTACGCTATGTTCGTAGGTTGGACTCATAAGTACTACGATGAGAAGGGGAACATATATCACGGGGTGGTTGAATCAATTAAGATTGACCCTGTGTTCTATCATCAAAGAGACCCTAACATAGATCAAAAGGGTTACAAGGTAGAACTTACAATGACCCTGATTAAGAAGGATGGGTATGATGCCAAGAGCGTCATGCAGTACCAGGATTTACAGACAACAGAAGGTAAACCTCACTGGGCGAAGGGGGCTGTGGATGAGATGGCAAACCTTGGACTTATCGTAGTCACTGAGCTTGATGGTACACCTATTCTATACTTCAGACCAGAGGATTATATCACGAGAGCTGAGTTCGTAACGTTCCTTATGAGAACAAAGAGATTACTAGAGCGAATCATCAGGGAGTAGGGCGACCTACTCCTTTTTCTGTCTATCCTAAAGTGAGGAGGTGTTTTCATTGCGAAAGTGGGTAGATGTTAACGAAGGTGACTGGTTCTACAACGACATTATGGAAGCCACTAACCTATATCTCGAAGACGGGGAACCGCTTGTAGCAGGTATTAATTACAATCAGTTCGCCGAGGGTAAGCCATTCCTTTTTGAGGAGATCAAAGCTGTCAAAGATCAGAAAGTCTTTAAACTTTCTGTCAAGATCGAGCCTACAGACGGTAATCCTTTGTATGTCTTTATTGACGGTGTTCAGACCATATACAAGATCGCAAAGACTAACACATCAGGTAAAACAGATGTTGAGTTGTTTGTGGGATGCAAGGATGGGCAGATCGTGGCTTTCTGTAGCTACGGAGCACCACTACTAGACCCTGATTGGAAACGACCGCCCAAGAGTTGGTTAGGCGATCTTCCAAGAACAGTAATTCCTAAAAACGACCTGTATTTCTACGACCCTTACAGCCGAAGCCACCAAGAGTATCTTTATGCTGGAGGGCAACCTCTAAAGAGACTAAGTATTCCAAAAGAGGTTTGGGCAAACACAATGGGTGATGTATCAAAGGTAACTGAAATTGCAACTAAAGCAATCGGGTACCGAACGGATGTTTACTGTGTAAGCCCAGGAGGTTCATTATTTCTACCATTTAACCTGAACGGGGTTACTTGCAAGTTCAATTACTGGATTGTAGAGAATGGTGCTTACAAGTTGATGAGTCAGAATGTAAAGGCGGTATCAACCAACCCTTCATATAATAACCGATTCTTTCCTAATGCGGTCATTACAAGAGGAGAAGCCTTCCATCTCATCAACAAACTAAGGAAGATTTTCTATTCTCGCTTCACTGATATAGACGCACCTACCAATGGAGTTAAGCAGACGGTAATAGCGTACCAAGGTCAGCGTGTAATCCGTATCAACGGAAACTACCCTGCGGGGGCGAAGAACCTGATAGTTAAGCTAAATGGGTCGAAGCGTGAGGTTGACAAGCACTACAAGGAGATTGATAACCACACTATCGTATTTAACTCCCCATTATTAGATGGGGATAAGGTGTATGTGGAATACGTTAAGGGTGAGAGCGAACGGTTTGAGGACATCGGAAGACCTTCAGCGTTCTACTATCAAAATAAGAATGAGAGGGTAGATCAAGCCGCTAATGTTTGGTGGAAGGTGTCCGTATCGGAGATGGAGGATGAGACCTTCTCAAATGGAGACCACCTCATCGAGGGTATACCTATTAAGAAGACCCTAAGTGGAGCGGCAGTGGTTACCAACATGGGAAGACCTGTTGGTGGAATTCAAACACCCGAAACGTGGTTCTTAGGAGACTCCGCAATGACCCGTGCGGAAGCTGTTACGTTCCTTAACAGATTTATAAAGTGGACTATCGAGAGATTTAAATAAGGGGGAGAGCAGTATGATTCCAATTTCAGAGGAGGTTTTAAAAGTCCTATCTCAACGCTTGAAACTAGGGGAGAGGTCTCTCCCTAATGTAAGGGTGGAGGTGGACAGGCTTGCCTTCATCCCAGGTCGTACTGAGGAGTTCAGGAACATTATTAACGACCCTAAACAGGTTACGCAGGTTAAGAAGGTTTGGATTACTGAGTCCACTGACGGGGTTTACGATGGGTCTACTTCTGCGAACGGGCAAGACATCTGCTTCCCAGTACAAGGTAAAACAATAGACACCATCACGATTACAGATGAGTTCGGAGCGAGCCGTGATGGCGGCAAGAGTCACAGAGGTATTGACCTATGGGACGATATGGGGAAACCAATCTTAGCGGCGTGGGAAGGTAAGGTAGTAAATATTACTCGTAATAGAACAGAAGGTGCAGGGTACTCTGTAACCATTAAACATGCGGGCGGTGTTATGACAAAATACATGCACCTTAGTGAGATCAATTGCTCCTTGGATGAAATTGTTACCCAAGGTCAGATGATTGGTAAGTTAGGGAATACGGGAAATGTTTATACTAACGGGCACAAAGTATCTGAAGCTGAACGTGCTGAGGGTAAAGGTCGTCACCTTCACTTTGAAATCTGGGATGGCGTAAACCAGGACTCCAAAACAGGTGAGGGAGGGAAGGCGGTTAATCCGAAAGCATACCTTACGGGACAGAGAAAGATGTACGGTGATACTGTGTCAACTGGAAACGTAGTGGACGAGGGTTTTGTAACAGGGTTTCCAGGAGAGGTAAAGCTAAGCGAGAACTTCGATAAGAGAAACTGGTACGAGAATGGAGTGTATAGGCTAGGATTTAACTTCCATCAAGTTGGTTCGATTCAAACAGGTTGGACTCTATTTGATTCAGGTGGAAAACTGGTATACACCTTTGGACAAAGTTCCACTACTGTTGAGTTCGAGATTGATGTCTCAAAGATGAGTATGCCTACTGAAGGACTTCTTAGTATTGGGCTAGGTACGAACTTCACGAGTTCAACGGACGGGGATTCGTTTACAGTCCTTATTGATGGCAAGGCTTTCGCAAATGTCACCGAATTCACTGGTGCCTACGACCTCTCAAAGCTAACAGAGCTGAAGAACATTGTAGTACCTGCTAATTCCAAGATCATAAAGATTAAAGTCGTTTATGGGGGGAAAATGCAGGAGTTCTATAAAGGGTTCCCTGAGCCTAAGAAGTTAGCGATTGACTACATCCGTATTCAAGAGTTGCTTCCCGCACCTCCGACAAACGATAAATCGGAAGAAGGTCTCGACCCTTCAAAAGGGTACTGGCATGAATTGGAATATAATACTTTCATTAATAACGAAATAACTCAAGTGGACTACTTACAAGTTGGTTCGTTCGTATACATGGATACCCAAGTTCTTCCGAATATCATTAATGTTGAAGTTGACAATCAGTACGAAGCAGAAGCAATGGAAGCGAGAATTTCAATCTCAAATCCAAGAGGTTATTTCTCCCCTGATTACAACCCTGCTTACTTTCCAGAGATGGTCGGAATCACCTCACCGTGGTCGTACTTCGTCAACGGTTTCCATATCGGGGTGCTTAGCGAGAACACACCAATCAGAATTTACATGGGTTACGGACTGCACCTAATGAGGGTATTCACTGGACTCATTGATAAGGTGGATATGACAGGTGAGGGTTCAATATTGGACATCTCTGCTAGAGACATGTACAAGAAAATAATCGAGAAAGTAATTAGCGAGAAGAAGGCTTACCCTGACGTAGGGCATGTAGACAATGTTCCCGACCCTGTTCCTCCATCAGGAGGTGGAGGTCGTCTGAACGAGATCATCTTAGCGGCTCAGACTCAAGCGGCGGCTTACGGAGTTCCCGATCACAAGTTTCTACTTGCTATCTGTAAGCATGAGACAGCCCTTGGTACGGCGGGCATGGGTACAGAAGCTAATGGTAGCTTCGTCTTGGGATACGGGTGTGTTAGAGATGGATACTGCCATCCTCAATATAAAGGTGTACAAGAGCAGATGAAGCGCGGAGCCGAGCGTATGTCGAAAGCATTAGCATCCCGTGGTAAGAAGGTAGCAACTAAGGCAGATGTGTTGTACTTCCATGGTGGCGGCGACATTGCTCCGATGGTTTGGTCAGGAGACCGAGATAACTGGGTTAATAGAGTTTGGACTTATTATCAGGAGATGCTAGCTAACCCAAGCAACTGGGAGAGAACTGCTTCGACTCCTTCTGCACCACCTGCCGCTAAACAACCTATGGACTTAGAGAAACCTGCATGGGTAAAGTCTACGGTCATCCTTGATCTTGTAAAACATGCAGGTATGGTCGGGTGGCGGGCAACAAGCGAAGACTTAGCCTACCCTGACTATGTAATTGACGAGACATACCTTATCGAAGTAAATCAGAAGACTGGTAGGGTTATTGTCCCTGTCCCTGGTCAAGAAGGAGAGTTTGAAGTCAAGGTTGCAAGCACTATCCTTACACCTAACGGATGGAAGAATCCTTTTGTAGAGGAATATGGAAGGACGTTTGAAAAGTATTCTACAAAGGTAGCTGAAGCCCTCTCTGAAGTCATAGGTGATCTCGCTTATAGGAGCTATTGCGACAGGTACGGAACCTACAGGTTTGAGCGAATTAACTACAATAAGCCAGTTGTTGCAGAGTTCACAGAGCATGAGAACCTAATCTCTATCAATAAATCCCTTGACTGGTCTCGGGGAAGAAGTCACGTAGCAGTCATCGACTCGGACGGAAACCACGGAAACTTCATTGATAAGGAGATTCTGCTTGAGTTGAAGGGGGAGATCAGAACGATGGTCGCTCCTGTGGCATGGGCTAAGACTATTGAAGCAAAGAAGGCTGTTGCAGAAAAGGCATTCTTCGATATGAAGCGATTGTGCCGAACTCTTCAAGTTTCCATCCCTGCTAACCCTGCTCTGGAATTGTTGGACAACGTGCTCATCTCGGATAAAACCACCACAACACGTTCCGTCTACACTATTAAGGGAATCAGAACTAGCTTCTCTATTGATAGTGGAATGATTCAAGTTATTGACCTCATGTGGTCTCAGAAAGGAGCAATAGTCTAATGGCGGGTATAGTTAATGATAACATAGTCTTTCCTGTCCTTGACCTCATCCATAGGGAAATTCGTAAGTATACCAACATCAACAATATGGAAGGCGACCCTCTTGAAGGGGTGCCTTCCGTTACTTTATTTAGGGAACACCCGATGGATGTTGACCGAGTAACGGGAGCTGACATGCTCTACGAATCTGCGTGGAAGATTTCAGTTTGGATGAAGTTTGGCTCGGAGGATGGTTTAGGATTTCCAGCGGGCGTTGGATACTCCCACCCTGATTATTCTTATTATAAGCACTTCCGCTTGACGCAAGTCACACAGCGGGCTTTTAATCCAAATGGCGAGTCGGTAGTCACTTACCACATCAGTCTAAACTATGATGATGAAGGACGCTTAACTGGGACAAGTGTGAATCGTATATAGAAATTAGGGGGTGGTTAGGTGGCATTTAATATTGTATATGTCGCGGGCGGAGTTATCGACAAAGTGCGCGAGTTGCCATATCCACACTTCAGCAAGAAAACTATCCCTTTCATTAGGGGTCAGATGTTGGACATACCTGCCGCTAAGACCACTAAATCTGACACATTTAGCCTTCCATACGATACAGAGTTCTTGTCTATCGCTTTCGCGGCAAGTCAGTACTGTGTAGGGGATTACTGGGAATTAACTATTGGAAAAGAAAAGGTGTGTCAGACTATTTTTACTAAAGAGCTTCCTGAGTCAGTCTCGATGGGTAACAGCTTTGGTATCGTTTACCCTATTGAGGCGGGAACTCCAATCAAATTTGACTTCGTAAACACGAGTGGTCAGGCAAAGTCGGTATGGTACAACATTAAATTCTTGAGATAAGGAGGGTGACAGGGTGGTATTACAGAAACCTCTAAACAATGTAGGTGCCTTTATTGATGGGGAAACTGAAGCACAGAACCTCATCTTTAGCTTGGCTGACGAGATTGTAGGGGCTAAAGTCCCTAGAATCGAGGGAGGCACTGATGCTAATAGGTGGGAGGGAGTTTACCAGTCTGAAGGGTCAAAGTGGGTTACTTATAAGAAGGATTACCACAAGGACATACAAGGTATGTATAAACATACTGATGGTAACCTCTATGAGGTGTACAAGATCCCAGACTGGACTGAAGCAAAGAACAGTAAGGGAGATTTTGCTGTTGATAAGGAAGGTAACCTTTGGGAAGTAAGGCAGTCTTACTGGGATGAAGCAGTCGAAGATAGGTCTGAGCCTAATTCATCGGATATTGGAAGACATTGTGGGAACTATCAGACAGGAAGGAAGATTCAGGTAGTGCAGTTCTCCTACATAGACAGTCTGACAAACGAGACCAAGTATGTAGACGTGCCAGGGTGCTTAGTTACTGTTGTTCCAGACGTTTCCGTTCCTGAGGGATACCGAGCCTATTTAGTTCGTCAGGTTATCAAGAAGTTGGACGGGACAACAGTGCCTACGTCTGAGTGGAATCAATTTGAGATTGTCACGGAGATGCCGACTGACTGGGCATACGCTATTAAGTTAGCGCCTAGAGGTAAGTTCCAGTACAACTTCAGTAGACCAGTTCAAAAATATGATAATTCTCCTGGTTGGAATTGGGGAGCTTTTGTTGACAGCTTCTACGAACCTACCAAGCAGTTATACAAGTTTAATGAGCGATTCTATGTAGCAGACCCGTTGCATCATGTACCCGCGCGAGCAGTTATTAAAGGTACTCCAACCGTTCCGACTGGAATCCCTGTTCGAGATTATTTCGTAATGTTTGAGCAACCCGATGACTGGAACTACATCAACGTATACTACGGAGAAGGTTTTGAGGGAAAGTTGGCTCAAGGCGAAGGGGCAAAGACCTATGATGGCATTTGTGACCCTGACACCATCAAGATTGGGGTGGCACCAAAAGTTATCGACCAGTTAAAGGCTCACCATATGTACCTGACATGGAATGACCCAGAAGCTGTTCAACCGTTCACTCCGCCATCTATTAAATGGAGACTTGACTATGACGGTAAAACGGAGATCGTAAGCCCTGCGGCTCACTTCTTCCATGGTAGGGATTCAACAACATCATGGTTGCCTAACAAGAAGAGAAGACCTGACTACTTGGTGGCGTATACAATGTCCGTGAATAATGATCGAGTGGTCTTAGTTCTTGAAGGAGACCCTTCGCCAAACATTCACGGGTACTACCGTAGCTTCGGGTACATTGGTAAGATCGTTTCATTCAACGAGTACGACCATGCAGGTAACTTCGGTGTTACAGTGGGTATGGGCGACTTGTTAACAGACATGACAGGTTTCACAAAGGAAGACGTACTTACTGACCTCAATCCTGAGCTGTACGCGAAGTATGGAGAGTATACTTCAAATGGGATGGATTCGATGTCGATGTTGAGGACGCGAAGTAACGTATTATTCCAACGATACTATCCTGCATTCATTACGCATCTCCCTAATTATCCATCGGTAGGTACACTTCCACCAGGTCTGTCTAAACTAATTGTTGACAAGGACGGTTTTCAAAAGTCGGTGTGGACGGACAAGTACCATGCAAGTCCGATCTACTTAGTCCATCAAGCTGAGGGTTATCGTGGCTACATGGACGGAGTTGTTGCAATCCACGACCATAACTTAATTAACCGTGACGAGCTTATCGTTGACACTGAGATTCATAAAGACAATGAAAATCCTGCGTTAGGTACCTGGACTGAAGTGTACAAGTTCTTCAGTATCAAGAGTCCATTGAACCTGTTCAAGCACTCACCATCACCTGACGTAATTACAATTGCGTTCTTGAAAGAGATAAAATAAGGGGGACTTCAACTCGATGGCAAACTTCAAATACGTTGAGACAATTACCACTTCCCAGGACGTACTGACACATATTAGAAACGAGGTTACTGGGTTTGATAGTTATCCGTTCGAGACTACAGCAAAGGAAGCTCAAGTGCAAAACCTGTGGGAAGTGTTCTATGAGGAGAAAGACGAAAATGACCGTGTAAAAGAACTTATTCTTCAAGGGGTAATTACGATTGGTACACAAGCCGCTCCGATTACCAAGAAGTTCTATGTAAGCTTCATCAACCATGCACTTGTTCCGCGTGTAACGTCACCTTCATCTAAACCTGCTTACGATGAACATAGTACCTTGACAGTTCAGTTGCTTGAAGGGCTGGAAGGTAAGGAGCCTGTAGAGCTTCCATTGACCACACGACCTACATTTAAGCTAACAGGTCACCCAGTACTATACCAATGGTCGGTTGAGGATTACACTCCTACTGACCGCAACAAAGAGAAGCCAGTGTATATGTACATCAACGTTATGAACAACCGACTGGCTATGGTGCTTGTTGCCGACCCTGCGGTTAACTTTTTGGACTACAAGAAATCATTCCTGTATGTTGGTGCCTTGAAGCCGTTCAAATACAACCTGAATGATGTGGATGGTAACGTAATGTTGACTGCGGGAGCTGTAATCGCGGAGCCTGACATCACCAAGATTGCTACCGATAAAACGTACTATTTTGGTCAGTACACATCAGCAGGTAACAACACCTTGCAAATGCTTAAAACGAAGTCGGGTATTGAGTTCCAACGTCACTACCCATCCTTCATAACGCAGGCTCCACCTAAAGGTAAAGCGTACCTTGACCCTGTTTTGAAAGACACTGGTCTGGAACTAGAACCACAAGGTTTCCAAGCATCCAAATGGACTTCTAAATACCACTTGTCACCAATCTACGTTGTCCATCCTTACGAGGGTTACCGTGGTCAGTTTGATAACTGTATTGCGGTTGCTAAGCACAACATTCTACATCTGGATGAGCTTATCATTGACGTAGAGGGAAAGGCTTGGAGCCAAGAAGTGTACCGATACTTCGATACGGATACAGAGCAAACCTTCATGAACCTTTCTGCTAACCAACGAATGGGTGTAGCAATTCTGAAGGAAGTCCGTTACCCAGTTGCTTAGTTAAACTGTATGATAGCTGAATCGTATAGATTCAGTGAGGGAACTTTCTGAGACTCCTCTCAGGAGTTCCCTTTTTTAATACAAGGGGGCGGTGACGTGAACCGAGTAGTAAACCAGTATGATTTTACTGTAATAGATTACACGACCACTCAGCACGGTTACCTATTCACCGTTGGGACTACAGGTAGCAGGAGCGAAGAATATCGGTTTATTTACATTCCTTACAGTCGCTATCCTAGTGTCCTTATGCTTGATTTCCATATTGCTCGATCTATCTCCCAGGGTATGAACCACGATCTTGTCGAAGCCATTCGTAAGGACACGGAATCCGAGGAAGGGTTCATCCTGCTAGGTGATGGGAAGCAGTCAAAAACGGGGGTAATGCACGAGAAATCAGAAGGTTCTACTTTCAATAATATAGGTAAGATAATGGAGTTTTCGTTTGAAGCCGAGAGAACGGCACTGATTGAAGCTCTTGAATTAAATGAGCAACCTAAAGCCCATAGACCCAACTTCCTGAAGGACGCATCACTTGATGCTGACATGGGAGAAAGTTGGCGGGTGGACAACGACAAGGAACTGAAGATCGTTCGTAATCTAGGACTTACCCGCAGGTTAGTTCAGAATCTCGGAAAAATTGACCCTAGTAAGATCAGCTTCAGAGAAAATGAGTTCGGAATGGTCGCTGACTACGCAGATAGTGCTGAGATAGATGATAGTGAATACGAATTGGTGATTAGTCAACTCGTGGACTCGGTAAGGGACAATCAACCCGACTTGGACTTGGCAGGGGTTTACGCCGAGGTTGAGCGCCTTGTTGGTCATTCCTCTGAAAACGCCCCACTATTAGAAGCTGTTGTGAACTACCTGAGGGACACCGAAAGAAGCGAGACCATCAAGGCTGAACGTGTCACACGGCATGATGTTGAGCTACTGTACCAAGACCTTCTAGGTATCCGTGTCAGCGATAAACACGCGACAGTCCAAAAAGCAACTATTACAGGGATCATAGTCACTGACAACCATGGCATTGTCGAACATTCATTTTCTATAGGTACGCGGATAGATAATGGCGCAAGATTGGAAGTCTTAAAGAAGTTGAGTGTGGCGGCAAGGAAAGATACCTTTGGTGGATCAGCGACAGGGGATGTCGTTCAAGCGTTAAGAGATTTCGAGGAGAAGATGCTCATTTCTGATGGAGAGTTAGCCCGCCGTGTTATCGCCCATGAGCTTACAACCCATCATAATGTCCTAGCAAAGCTGAAGGAAAGGAGATACCCAGCGCTTCTGATTAAAGAAATGCGGGCGGTTCGGGAGAACACCAAAGATCAAATCCATAGGCACAATAAGCTTGTCGGCGGTGTTCGTGTAGAGCACCGTTACGAGTCTATACTCCGTCCCAGTGATATTTTATGGCACCCTATTCATGCCCATAGAATTATTGACAAGAACCCTACTGTAACAGAGTCGGGAATCATTCTTGCCCACAGAGATATTGATACTCTAGTGCATGTAGAGCGAACATTGCCATGGGCGGTGCGGGACATTACTGAGCAGATGCAACTGATTGATACTCTTACACCTGCACAGCGAATCTTCGTTGAGAGTATGTACGTTGAGCGGGATAGACCAACCGCTCATCGAATAGCGGTGGTACGAGGGGTAGTTGATAGAGAGGAAGCTCAGCAAGCGTACCGAGATAGCACTGAATATGGATTTGTTTTCAGAGACTTGCAGGAGTCCAGAAGGGTCAGTAAGTTTGCGGGATGTGTAAGTCAGGAGAAACCACTGGCTAAGAGAGTGCTTACCGAAGCCATAGACGTACTCAGTAAGTATGCTCTTGGGGAGCGTGTAAGTAAGGTTGAAGCCTATATTGAGGAAGAGTTCTATGAGGGTAGGACAGAGCCTAGGAGTCTGCTTCTGCCTAAGGTAGATAGTGGTGCTGAAAGAACAAGTGCCTTCGACCTTGAAACAGCAGAGATGCCTTCCGCAGACAGGGAGTTTGAGCATGGCTTGTGGTTACTGGAGGATTACCTTGCTGATAAGGAAACAGTACGACCTACGATTCTGCATACTACGAACACCTATGATAAGAACCATGTTCAGAAGGACATGCACTTAGCTAATAAGCCTTTAGAGTTTGTCAGGGCACCTAAGCGAATGAATTTAGAGACTATCCTTCGATCAATTAGGGAGATCGGAAGACCTACGACAATACGTGACCCTTTACTAGATCAGTTAGAGGGCGGCGGATGGCTTGGCAATAAAGAGTACCAAGGATACCTCGATGAGGATATGATCGTGGGTGAACTGCTTCAGGATAACCCTGCTGTTATCATGGAAATGATGATCGAAGCTGTGCAAAATGCTGGGGCACCTGCATACTTGGATAATGACTTTCTTGGCGGGGTGAAGAAGCGTATTGATGCTCTGATAGATAGTGGTATCCTAACAGGCTCTAAGGACAGTACGAAATCAGGTATTATTACGCTGAACTTAGAGGGTGTAAAGGAGTCCTTGAATGGCGACTATGCCGATGACCAACTGCAAGCTTCTAAGACAACCCTAGACGGTGACATTGACGAGAGTCTTACCGTAGCTGAAAAGGGCGTAAAGGAGTCCTACCTAGTAAACGAATACTTCGAGGGAACTAAGACAAAAGAGACTTTGCACGGAGAGATTACTGAGGTCATTTACGGTGCAGATTATAGTTCACGACCAGCAATCATTCAGATTGAAGATTATCAAGGACATCTACCCACTGACAGAGGACTTTTCCCTGATGACCCTGAGTATATGGGAAGTAAGGGTGAGCGCGGCGGGATTACATCAGAAGAATACGCTATGGGTAGTAAGTACGAACGCGGCGGGTACACATCAGATGAGTATGCTATGGGTTCTAATGAAAGTCGTGAAGGGGAACTTCATATTGAGTTTGTAATGGGTAGTATACCCCGTGATCGCGATCGCACAGGAATCCTTCATGAGGAGTACAATCTAGGAACACCTAACATGCGCAATATGTATCTGAGCGAAGATTACATCTTAGGTAAGTCATTATCTCGTCAGATGCACCTTAGTGATAAGTATTCTATAGGTACGGCGAAGAACAGGGAGCTGTACATTAACGAGGATTACTCCATCGGAGCATTAAAACCACAACAAAGTATTATTGACATCGAGCATCCTCTTGCAATACTTCAACTTAGACAGACGTTTCTTAGGGATGAATATTCTATCGGAACAGCTCGGGATAGGGTTGGTTCTACGAGTGATGAGTACACTCTTGGATCAGCTAACCTAAGACAATTACACATCAACGATGAGTACACCATAGGTACCAGTAAAGCTCAGCAATCATTCATTGAAGATAGTATGAATGAAGCAGTCAGGGGAGATCGGCACGGAACCGTAAGTGACGACACCCTATTCGCTGTCCCTGGGCAAAGGCTGTCATTCCTAGATGCATGCGAAGTGTACGCTGATAAAAGCTCTAAGGACTCTGAAATTCAAATTGAAGTTGTAGCAGATAAATTAGTTCATCCCTCCATCATCGTCAAAGAAACAGTAGCCACTAAGTTGTCCAAAGGTGCCCACCTCCATGAGGTAGAAAACAACGAAGGGCTGTTCGGGGTGAAAGGTGCTAAGGATACGGTTACCAAGTTGTTATTGGAGGGCATCAAAGGTGAGAAGGTAGCAGAGACCATTTCCGAGTACTTGTTTGGTAATAAGCTTCCAAAAAACTCCTTTAACTTCGGAGATAAGACCATCTTCGCGGTAAAAGGGTTGAAAGAATCGGTCACGATTGAGGACACCTTAGTGGGCGATAAGAGAGTTAAAGATTCCTACCTATATGAAACCTTGTTTGCTACCAAGAACCCTAAAGACTCATGCCTTCATGAGAGCGAAGAAAGTAGTAAAGAGAAGCAAGGGGAGCTTGAGGAAAACCTTGTTGCAGATAAACCACAATATGGTTACCTTGACTCTTCGTTGCCACTTGGTGGCACCCCAGTTAAGTACGGAACTATCGAAGAGGAGAATTTATTTGCGTATAAAGGCGTTAGAGATACGTTCCTTCATAATACTCTTGCCGCGTTTAAAGGTGTCAGGGATGCAGAATTACCCTTCTCACTCGTTGTAAGCAAGGAATGCAGAGAAGCAGACATCCAGGATGAGTTGTTTGCTAGAAAGGATGTTAGGGATTCCCACCTTCATGAAACTATTGATGATGTATTAAAGCTCAGAAATGGTTCAATTGATGAAGGGATGTTATTTGGTGGCAAAGGTCTTAGGTACTTTCAGTTAATCGAGAACATATGCTCTTATAAAGGTATGAGGGGTGCTTATATCGAGGGTGATCTTACGGGTGGCACGGAAATTCGAGAAGGTCTTATGCACGAAGGGGAGTCGAATGTAGTTAAGTTAAGGAATGCAAGGCTTGACGAAGACATTATATTCGCAAGTAAATCAGATCGAAGTGCTCAACTGCATGAAATTGAAGGTAATGTTGTCAAGGAGAGGTACGGAGATGTAGAGGGGGATTTTTATGGTATCTCAATACAACGAATAGGCTACGTGGATGATGAGCTAACATACGGAAGAAAGATTCCTGATAGAGGATTCGTTGTGGGTGACGGAGAGATAATCGGTAAGAAGTTGACAGATGCAGGGTACACAAGTGATGAATACTCACTTGCTACTCATCTGAGCAGAGTTGGTTACGCTGAGAATGACTACTCGTTGGCTCATAAAGAGGATAGAGAATCTTACGTTGAAAGATCGCTTCCAGTCGGAACAGCTAATGCTAGGTTGTCAGAGATAGTAGACCCTGAATCCTTGGTAGCATCTTTTGAGGAGCGTTGTGCTCATGTAATTACGGGGTTTATCTTTGCAGAACGTCCTGAAGCACGGGCTGAGTATCTGGAACAACTCTTTGCTTTCCTGCCCGAGAGAACAGCGCATCTAATGGAGATCTACCATGAAGCGAAGATGGAGCCGCGAGACAGCTTCTTGCAAACTGATGAGCACTTAGCTTTCCGCGATCAGCCTGCTGAAGGGTATCTACCTATGATGGATACAATGGGGCAAGGGTTGATCTATGACTACTCCAACGACTTGCTCGATCAAGGAATGAACCCTGAAGACTGGGAGGGGGGGTTCGGAGTTCCCGAAGACTATGACCCTGATGACCCGTTCAACGTATACTACCCTTACTCTAAGGACATGGATGCGTTGGAACTATCTCAGACTGATGACTGGATGGAGTTTGGTAGCGGTTCGTGGGAACGTGATAGATTAATAGGCAAGTTCTATTCTAAGAGTGACACACCTATGGTTAGTGGTTGGTATAGAAACAACTTCCTATCCGATAAATACAAGTTTTCTATCGACTTCAAGGTAGATACAGAGAATGAAGGGGAGGGTGCGGGAATCATCTTTAAGTACTACGATCAGAACAACTACTGGATGTTCATGGTACACGGAGGAGACCCCGACAATAGCCTTGGTATGAGAGTTCCTATGCAGTTATACAAGGTGGTCGGTGGCAACCCTACTCCAATTGGTTCCCCCATGCAACCATTTAAGTGGGAGAAAGACAAGTGGTACAAGCTATCGGTGTCGGTCATGGATGGTAGAATCCAAATCTATACTGATTCAAAACTTCAATACGATTTGACGGGCACCGATTAACTCGGTGCTCTGTTTTTCGTATAGAGAGGGTGAGGGGTGATTTCATGGGACATACGTTTGGATTATTTACTAAGTCTCAAAAAGGTGTATTGTTCGCAAACATGCATGCGAAAGTCGCTGAAGACTACGACACAGGGAATCCTAACCATCCCAAACACCTGCCACAAAGCCCGAACGCCCCTAGGTCGGAAGTAGATCGTTACGGTGCGGAAAACAATCCGATACTTGGAGATCAAGGGTATGGTCAGATCGGAAGGTGGCAGACGGTTCAGCTTGATGCGCTAGAGAATACGATTGACCAAATCATTGAGCAGTACCTAAGGGACAAGTCGTGGTATGCCAGTGTAAGGTGCCGTGAAGCATTATGGAATATGTACCGCAGGATTGAGTGGTGGGTGCAACAACAAATGCCGCCTGACAAGACACAATATCAGAGGGTGTTGCAAATGATTAGGGATTGTATCTACAAGATTCTTGAGAACGCCGAGGAGCCAGGGGGAAGTCATCATGGAATATCCCTACCTACGTGCCCTGCCCCCTACTATCACCACTATAGCGGAAACTACTTTAACCATTTCGATGCTAGAATTTACGAGATTCCACTGTTCTTAATGAAGAAGGATGTACCGTTTTCCCACAAGTTTCCTGACTTCTTCCGCTATGTGTCTACCACGGAAGACCAGGAGTGGGTAACTGTACACTCTGTAGGGAAGAACGAGCAGTCGGGTGCGGAGATGATTTTGAAGCTCGACCTTGGATTACTTGAAATTGGTAACTCCTCCAAGATTACGTTTAACTGGCGTGTGAAGCGTTATGGGCAGGTACGGTTCAAGTACCTTGCAAGTGCTAAACGAGGGAACGGTTTGCTATTTTACATTAACGGTCAGCAGGTTGGTGGGGAGTGGAGCGAAAGTACAGGGTGGAAAGAAGTGGCGTTTACGCTACAGCCAGGACAGATGTACAAGTTCGATTGGCTAATTAGAAAAATGCGACCTGAAGTTTGGCAACACAACGGCATTTATATTAAAGACATCGAGGTTGTAGAGATCGTAGACACAAGTAAACCACCTGTGCCATTAGACTATGATGTTCATGGTGAAGAAACTTACGCAATAGAACCGTGGGTTGTGTACTCCTCAGAGAGCATTGTTCAGGCGCACTTCAAAGGCTTTGTTATCAATGACAACATCCGTTCCAAGACGCTGACGATGGAATTAGAAAATAACTGTGATGGTGAAATTTCATTCGCTTACAAAACTGGTATTGACGACTACCCTGAAGACAATATAGATTACGATATTTTCTTCGATGATCTATTCGTGAGCAAGACACAGACGGGATACGGGGAACACGGGAGTATCGCTGAATCCCAACACGGGTACCCTTGGTTACTTGACGGTAAGCAATCTGAGACAGTGGAAGATGACGCCCAGATCACCTATGAGATCATTGTGGGTAAGAACTGTAAGGTTGATTTGACTGGAACCCTAGAAATGTTGTGTCCACCTAGGGAGATCGACCACTACGAGCCTTACAACTTTGGTATAGGTGTCGGGGAGTACAGTTGGTCGATGTCAGGAAACCCAACGTGGGTTAATCATGGTGATTGGCTTAGACTTGATGAACCTGAGGAGGGGCGCAGTGTTGCAAGTACCTCTGTTAATCTTCCAGATGATGGTTGGTTCATATTTAGTTTTGAGCATGAGTTAAGACCAACGGAAAGATTTGAGGTTAGGGTCAACGGAGACCGTGTGCACTATAGCAAAGGTGATAGAAGTGGGACTGAAATTGAGATTCCATTGAAGGCGGGCTATAGCACAATCAGCTTCTACATTATTGATTCTCAAACTGAGACTCCATTCACCTACGACTTTAACAGACCGTTTTACTACGGGAAGGGGTCAGAAGGAAAAACCTATACAGTAGAGTCTCCGATGGGGAGTACAGTGGATATCACCCGAGATTGGAGTGTAACGGATGGTGGGGCGAAAACCACCAATGATGGGGATGAGATAACCTACGATATTACACTTAACCCTCACTCTAGTGTAACTATCAAGGAGCACATGAGAATCTTTCCTTCTATGGATGACGGGTACGACCCTATTACGGGAGCAAGCCGTGACATTCTTGAGTTTGAGGAACTTTTTAATGAACCCAATAGATATAACCCTGCCCTAAGTTTTGAAGGTAACTGGAAGTGGGTTGACATGGCTGTTGAAGCAGGTCACGCGGGTGGGGATGGTGTTATGTTGGCACAAGGTCATAATCAGACTCATATAGCTAACTTCTCAGCGAGAATGAGGAACCCAGGATATATAACCTGGCAGTACGGTGGGAAATTTGACCCAGGCGAAGCACTTGAGCTTCAGGTAGATGGGGTTACTGTTTGGACAGGGAATGTTAACGGTGGAGCGGTAGGAACAAACTGCATGTACCCACTACCACCTGGACGACATGATTTCCGTTGGGTTTACAAAGATGGAACGAAGTTCACCCCAGGTAGTAATGGCGGTTCTGGAAGCGAGAGCGGTGCGGGTAATGGCGGTTCTTCTGGTTCCTCTGGAAGTGACCTTTGGGGAGAGCGGTGCTATCCAAAGGGGGATGCGACCAGTAAATTGGACTACGGGCAGTCAGATGGTGAAATATATTCTGATAGAACCTCTGCTTGGAGATGGGGTAGTGGCGGCAACAAGACTTACTACGATGGAAATGGAGTGGCTGTGGGTCACGGTGTTGAATTTGATGGCGGGGTAATAACTCGGGATTTCTACGCCCCTTATTTCGGGGAGATCAACTACCTTGAGAAGCTGAAAGTTTACCCTATCAAATACGCCAAGGTGGATGGTCTTCGTAGTATTGACACTACAAAGATGATGGCAGATGACGGCGAATATAAAACACCTGTCTACCGTGGGAAATATTACGGTCTCCCTGTTACTGACTTATCTCCGCTAAATAACAAAAAACCAAACGATGAAACTGTGGCACCAAAAGAATTGGATTCTAAATATACACGGAAGATATTCGACAAGTTCTATACCACAGGGAAGTTCAAACTAGACTTCGATTTCTATAGCTACTTGAAGAATAGTGAATATCAGGGTGCTCGGTTGCGTGTATGGTTAGTCAAGGATTCTGATTGGAGTAACCCTATAATTCTCGACAATATACGCCATAACTATGGGGGTAACTATAAGAAGGATTATCGTTATCTCGGTGATACTGATTGGACTACTGCCAAGCACTTCTCAGTCACCAAGAACCTGTCTCCTGGGTGGTACTGGATTTGCATTGGTGTCACGGATACCAAACCTGATAGAGACCAAGACCCTCATACAAAACTTAATTGGTATACCGCTATAAAGAATTTAACTCTCAAGGTAAGTGACCCAAATAGCGTCAACGGGGGGCAACTTGTAGATCGACCTCTTGTTGACTACGAAACATATGTATGGGTTCGCCTTACAGACCTCACCACAGGTATGGTGGTTTATTCTGATAAGTACTACGGAAATGCGGGCGAGGTCGCGGAGTACATGATAGACCTAAATGGATATGTGGAACCAGGTCATGCGTACAGTGTTTCGTACACCTTGAGTAAAGGAACTGGCGTTGCTGAGGGAACCTCAGGACTTGACGCGGGAGCATTTACACTAAGTAAGGGTGGCTTCCAAGAATACTGGGATGCTTACTGCTCCGATGCAAATGGCAACGTGTACCGTGTAGGAGATTCTCCGCACCCTGACACGGGGTGGTGGAAAGACCCGTTTCCTGACACTGATCTTGATGACGGAGGTAGCTACGCGTGGCTTGATGTAATCAGACTCTACGAAAACCGCTTAGACCCTTGTAGGAATACTAGAATTGCTATTGAGGTCTACGAGGAAGGAGATCGAATTGATAGATGGTATGTTACCAGTTTTGATGATGAGCTTGTAGAGATACCCATTAAAAACGATTCTGACCAAAAGAGAGACTACAAAGTTGTTGTTAGATTAGATCAAGGATGCCCAGGTGACGGAGCTATGATATGGGGCGGCGAGATGGATATGCACGATGAGGAGCCTGTTCCCCCTTCATGGGCTGAGGTAACCCACTTCGAGGTGTGGGATAACAAGCCTATTTGGATGGGCGGGTGTGACGGAAGCAGTATGAGGGTTCAAGTCCTCAGGGAAGACGGACAATCCGTGTATGACCAGACTTACTACGGAGATGGGTATAGCTCCTTTGGCGTTAGCCAATTGCTCCCTACGCCCTATACTAAGTACAAGGTAATCATCACAACAGACCAAAAGGGAACTATCAGCACTTGGACAGGAAAAGAGTACTTCACGACCTTCCGATTGCATGAATTCAAGGCTTACGAATGGTTTAGGTTTATACCAAAACCGTACAACTCGAAACTTGAGTTTTTCATAGATGGTGACTTGATTCAGACATTTACGACAGAGGGAGGGTATTACACCTTCAAATATCCTGTTATGAAAGGTAAACATGTATTCCAGTGGAAGTTCACTACCCACATTGAGACTGGTGAGCGAAGTTGGGAGTTTGCTCAACTAGACTGGGTGGAATTGACTAACTGGATATGTGAAGACGTGCATGTTACCCCGTACTGTGAAGGTGGCGGGGGCGACAAGTGCATAGAAGCCCTGATTAAGTGCTTACTTGAAATATGGAAGAATCGTCCAAAGATGTGCGTGATAGGTAAGCGCATATGGTTATTCACGTAAAGAAAGGGGTGTCCGTATGGGAGTTGCTAGGTTAGTAGAGTCAGGAAGGATTTACGAAGATAACTTCACTAACTCTACCCTTGACCCCAAGTGGGAAGTGCTTCTCAACGACCCTACCCGATATGAAGTAAGTGGGGGCAACCTTGTTCTCAAACATGGTGCCTCTACACTATATATGTTCCTCAAGCCGTTGACGGATGAAAAGCAGTTCGTTATGGATGTGAAGAACAGCTACAACCCTGATACGGGAGGTTGCTATGGAGGGATTGTCGTTTTCATTGACGAGCACAACTACATGGAGATCGAGGAGTTCTTAGATGCATCATTACCTGAACCTTTACTGAAGACGTACCCGTGGATTCGTCTTGTGAGGGATTATAACTACTATACTGCTTACTGGTCGGAAGACGGGTTCACATGGAATATCATTGGTTTGGTGGAACTGGGTGGGGCACCAAAGATCGGTTTGTATCTTAGGGGTGATGGAGATCATCCAATGACTGTTGAGTACATCAGAGTCAACAAAGGAACGAGCGTGACCGTTGATAACCTTACCAAAGGGACTGTAGTTGATTTGATCGACAGCAACGGTGTCGTACTTGAATCAAGGGTTTGTAGGAGCGAGGAGACATCGGTCTCTTTCGACATGGATAAGTACCCTTACCCATTCCTTGGAAACTTTGGGGTGGGTCTTACTGACGGGAACAGGTACCAAGCAATGGACACAGTGAAGCTGTACAAAGGAGACCTCCTCTACTTTGAGGTTACACCTGACCTTTACTACAAGGAGTCTAATCCCGAGACAGACGGTTACTTCGATATTCTCCTGTACCCGAACACCGACAGGTTCCTGGGTTACCTGACAGCGGGTGGCGCGGCAACACAAGAGGTTCAGATGTTCGCTAAGAATCCCATGATGATGGGCGACTTCAAGGATGTGACCTTCGCTTTGACCGCGGGAACGAACAAGGTTCAGATCGCTCCTGATGTCGGCGGTGTTCCAGGCTCGTACAGCTACTCGATTACAGCGTTCAAGATCGCCCCTGGAGAGTCCTACAAGTTTTGGTTGAGGATGGCGCGGGAGGAGTCACAGGACAGATACACTTCGCAGGTTAAGTTTTCTCTGAAGATGTACTCGACTTACCTGTGACTTAAAATAGTCGAAGTCATGTCGTATAGATAGATTAGGGACAAGATTGGAGGTGATCAAATGTCTGTAAGAATTAACCAGTCTCATACGGATTTACTCAAGAGCCATAAAGAGCTGACCGACATTGGAACCCGAACACATGAGGAGATCGACTCTGCTCTTGCTGAGTTGGAGGTTGCCCGAGGGTCTGAGCTAAGCCTTGGTAACCGTATAGATGAGATCGAAACAACAGCGAACGACAACAAGACATCAGTGAACGACCATGAACAGAGGATTACTGATCTTGAGACTCAGGTCGCTACCAACACGAACCACATTGAGACAGCGGAGAAGGATATTCTCAACATTGCGGAGGACGTGTCCAATCTTCAGACAAGCAAAGCCGATCACGAGAAGCGGCTTAGTCTTGCTGAGACTGAAATCAAGGGAGCGCGGGGAGCGAAAGTGTCCATTGCTGACCGATTTGATACCTTAGAGGATTATATCGAAGAAGTAGCCAAGCAACCGATCACCGACCTCAGTGTTACAAACCCCGTGTATCAGGATGCGACCAACAGTGTTCGAGTTACGATTCAGGCAGGGCGGGCAAGCATTAACAAGGTCATTGTCGATAAGTTCACTCAGACATTTGATGTCCCGAACATTGCGGCGAATACTTCTTACTACATCTTCCTTCACGAGAATGGCTCCTATTCATACAGCACAGACAGCCAAGAGCCACAGGATGCCATCATCATCGGCGGGATAGACGTAGGTCTTTCTCCTACTACTTCCCTGACTCCATTGGACTTCAGGTATTTCCTTACCAAAGGCTCATTGGAGAATGACCTCAGTAATCTTGAGCAGAGAGTGACCGATCTCGAAACGGAGATTGCAGATCATGCCACTGTGATCAGCGACCACGGAACCGCGATCACAGACCTGGAAACATCTCTGACTGCGGTGGAGACCGAGCTAAAGGACTCACGCGAGGATAAGAACGGTGTTGTGTACGATGCGTTGAAGGACAGGCTCGATAACATGCAGAGCCGCCTGGAACTTGCGGAGAGCCGAGGAACGATGGAGCACCAGTCAGTATTCCATTTCACCTCGCCACCTGATGTAAGGCTGAAGCCACAGAGGGACTTCACCATCCCCAAGTACGTGATCGGCTCCAACTCTGCTGAGGTGTTTTTGGACGGTATCCGCATGGACGTAGGTGATGACTACATCGAGTATAGCGATACCGTAATCCGCTTTACATTTGATGTTCCGAAGGAAGCACGGGTGACTGTGATCGGCAGGGGTTCGATCATCAATACGACCTCCGTCAAGGATTACACTTACTACCCTGACGGTAAGATCAAAACTGAGACAATAGTCGGGGGTATTAACCGTACTGTGGAGTACTTCTATGACGCTGACGGTAATCTTGAACGTCAGTCGATCTTGGAAAGTAACGGTCAAAGCAAGAGTATCGAGTACCAAAGAGATTCTGAAGGGAAGACCCTGCGTGAGATCAACAATGGTGCAATGTACTATGTCTTGCAGGGAGGAGCTACCTATGACGACACCGATGTTAAGAGGAGATTAGCGCTCCTTGAGGGGGCGGGAGTCGAGCTTGATATCATATACAACTACTTTCCTAACGGGGATATTGAGTCAGAGGAAATCTACTCTGTAGATGTTATTCCTCAGCTCTTAAAGAGAACCTGCTTCACCTACAATACTGATGGTAGTGTTGAAACAGAGACATTGATTTACGATGGTCAAGGAGTTAAGAAAGCCTTCGAGTACGATGGCTCGGGGAATATCAAGGGAGTTAAAATTAGAAAGGTCGTGATATAAGTGGCACATACTGTTCAGGACGTGAAATTTGCTCTACATTCGATCATGGATAAGTTTGTAGGGAATAACCAAGAGCATTATACGAGCGAAGAGATTAGTGTAATAATCTTTGCTTTTGAGAGTAATATACTGTTTGACGGTGTGGCACAGAAGTTCCTGCCATCACTTCGGAATCTTCCTAATATTCCTGATGTTGTGTGGGAGGAGAATGATACGGAGGAAGACATCAAGATGAAGACAGACACAAGGGACGAAAAGATTAAAGAGCGGAGTGACATGTTGAAGGTTATCCTCCTCACAGTTTTTAAGACAAGTATGCTACGTGAGTTGAGTATTAGATTCGGAACCTAAAGGAGGTTGTGTACATATGGCTGAAAATATTCTTCTAGGTGGCTTGAGGAGGTATGAGTTTTACTCCTACTGTTCCGACTTCCCCCAGGAACTAAACAAGGTAGTTAACCAGGACTTGTATGGAGATATTCATTGGAAGTGGACATATATTCCCGATAACCCATACGCAAAACCAAAGGCATCGAACAGTTCACATAATAGCTACCCTAATGAAGGAACTATTACAGCGCAGAATGTTAAAGACCCTAGTCTTTTCTTCACCATCTGCTTGAACTACAGTTATTTCTATAGTAACTCAAAGTATCCAAAAAGGAATTATGTGCTTAGGACTGGTTTTCGTAACAATGGAGCGGATGTAAAACCCGACCTGTTCACGGATGTAGGGGCAATAACAGAAATCCCTTTTCACGTTACCACTGAAAGTACGAGTACCAGTGATTATTTATATAATGTCTACTTCAAGTGGTCTCTTCTCATTACCGACAGGTACATCTTTCTGTACGGGGAGCCACAGACCTACCAAGGGATAGCAATTCCTGTAAGAATATACTTTGGGCGGTTAAAACCATTTGAAGCTGAAGACCCGTTAATAGCGAATGACTTCGTAGGAGTATTCTCTCACTACCCTTGTGGTTTAAATGACGCAAATGACGAGCTAAAGTACCGAGCAGGTCGTGGGTATGTACGAAGCTCAAGAAACGGAACAAAAAACGCACTGTATCACTTCGCTACCAGTTCTCAAGTACCGTCACCAGGGGTGGGCGGTAGATTCTTCATATCGCCTTTCTACGTATGGCATGCGACCGAGGGGGTTCGTGGAGAGTTTCAAGGAGTTAGGACAGCAGTGCTGAAGGACGCAAGCAAGTACCCTGATGGCTCCATCTTAGACCTGGGAACCGAGCGTTACCATGTGTTCCATGCCTTTAGTGAGTCGAACCCTGACTCCTATGAAGGGTGGTATGCAACAGATGGTAAATACTACAAAGGACAACCCTACTTCTTCGACAGCCCGCTCCTTCTTGGAGGAGGTCAGAGGGTTCTATTATTCGAGATCGAACGGGAGGTGTAGACCGATGACTATGATTCGCAGGTACGAGTTTACTTGTCAATTAAGCGTATTCGCTCAGAATCTTGTGGATGCCCTAAAGGATACTGACCCCTACTGGGGTGCTTTATACTCCACAAACACAGACTATGCTAATTGGGGTAACGCCGTACTAACCAACAAGAAAGCTCCTAAAATGCGGTTCACAATAAGTATGTATGCTCATAGTTGGGGTGTCAGCATCAGGTGGGGGATGGTAAACGATGGAGAAATCAACCCGAAGCCAGACCTGTGGGTTAGCCCTCCTAGTGGGGTTGACAAGTTCCAGACGGAGACCCCTCTAATGTGCTACAGCAGTCAGTACAATATTAAACACAAATGGACAGTTATTACAAATGAGGGCATCATGTTCCTTCATGGTGAAGTCCAAGACTATCATACCTATGGGTACCCTGTACGAATTTTTCTTGGTCAGTGTCAGGCTCTTGAGAAGGAAGACCCTGCAATTGCCGATAAATTCTACGGCATATTCCCTCACATGCCTTTTGCGCTGAATCATGATGATTATGCCGATCAGTATGACACCTCGCGAGGGTTTGTAAGAACGTCCCGAAATGGCACCCCTAACCAAATGTATAACTTTGGAACAGAGTCACTTCCTTCCCCTGGGGTAGGTAAAAGATATTATGTGACTCCATTCATGGTGTATCACCCTCAAGAAGGGGTACGTGGTGAGTTCAAGGGGATGAGTTCTATAGTGTTCAAGGATGGTGCTCAGCACCCTGACGGTTCCATATTGGACTTAGGAGTTGACGGTATATACTACGTGTTCCATGTGGTTGATCAAAACTACCCTAACCAAGATCAAGGTAGATATTACTACCACTCAGGGGGTAGTAGAATGAGTTCCCGTCCTAAATTCTTTCACGGGGCACAGTTGCTTGGCGGTGGTCAGAGAGCTTTGCTATTCAAAATCTAGGGGGTGTTCTTGAGACATGGCAACATTTTCAGGTAAGGTTAAAATGAATGAACTATTCGCAAATATCGTGCAGGGGTTTAAGACAATAGTTGGCTCCCCTTGGTCTGTTTACTATGAGAACGCAAGCTCTATCGTGTTAAAGTCAGTAGGAACTTCAGGATCGGATAAGTTGTTCTTCCGACTTGAAGTAGGCAACACCAAAGATTCTACAGGCAATAAATTGGTTGTAGGGATTGCTGAGGATGCTATTTCCTCAGACGGAAGTGTGCCTGTAGATAAGGTTGAGTTTAAAAAGGACTTCCTATGCCACAGTGATCTTGTCGATACAAACCTTCTGATTGAGTACCAAGTATCGTTACAGGCTAACCGCATTATCATCTACCTCCAAGGTGATGTTAACTCAGTTACGGGTATCGCAAATCTAGGTTATTTCGGGATTCTGAACAGATACGCTACTGAGACTGATTCATCAGCAATGGGTATTGGTCTTAGCTACTACGGTGATAACGGAATTAGGACGCTGAGAGATAAGGATAAACTGACAGTTAATAACATCTACGATGCTTACTCGGCTATGTTACCTGTTAACCCAGGTTGGGGTTCCTTGTACCACTTAGCCCCGCTGATTATGTGCAACGGGGTTGAGGGTGCGCGAGGAGAGATCATCGACATATACGCTGTTCCGTCAGCAGGAGTGTCTTACGGTGATGAGATCAAAGTAGCGGCGAAGACGTACAAGGTTTACTCCTTATCAATTGGTGGTCAGAGCTTTCTTACGGGCGCTACTGTAGCCGTACTCATGACCTAAGGCGGTGATCGTCAATGGCTGTGCATAAGGGAAATATTGTGGGAACCGCCGCTAACGGTTCCCTTTATACTAAAAGTAGGCTTGCCACGTATTTCAGCATTGGCTATAACTTCGATGAACTCCCATCTGTTTACGATGGTAGAGAAATGTCATACAGCGTTGGTGAGCTAACCTCGATGTCCCATAACGTAGATATATACAGATGGGGAACATGGCGTGAACTGGATACACACGGGGATGACCTAGTGGGGTATATTACGGATAAGTATCAGTATGGGAAACGTGTTAAGGAAGGGCAGTCTATCTCGCTAAACTTAATGCCCATGGAGCACATATTAAGTAGCGTGAATGGTGTCGGGTTAATAAGAGAAAGTATCCGAGGGATAAGAGTCAAGGAGAGTTACGCAGGTAATGAATCAGTCATTAAAATCCTTATTCCTAAGCACCAGGATAACCTGATAGGAAAGACATGGGGGAATTGGACGGATGGTGGTAGTGGTGGTACAGCTATAACACATTTACGTCCTCGTAGGTACCCTGATACACACATCCCGAGAAGGAGGGAGGACACTTGAACAGAACATGGAAGCTGATTGAGGAGATGAGGAAAGTGTTCTTACCAGTATCGTTTAACTGGGAAGTCAAATATGTCGGTGGTGGGACGAAGGCGTTGGTCGCAATCCCGATGGAGCATCCGAGGTTTCTCATTAAAACACTGAGGGTAACCCCATCAAGAGAGACCAATGTGGAGCTGAACGTATTAAACAGCGCGGGAACTACGCCAGAGATTCTGTACTTCAACAATGCCCAGTACTCCACGGGCAACTTCCTTGAAGGGATTTACGACATGATTGACCTTCCCTACGAGGATGCTGATGGGACATCCACTCTTCACCTGTCTATTAAAAATCTGGGAACTGACGTTGCTGACTTCAAGATTGAGGTTACTGGTCTGACTACAAGGTAGGAGGTGAAACCGTGGATATTGTTTCTTTCAGCAAGGCGGCGAAAGTCGAACGGGAGGTTAAGCAAGCTCGGGACTCCTATGCGTCCCTGGACAGCAGATTGGATGCAGTATCTATTGGGAACGTAGTTTCCGTAAAACTGAAGACCGAGCTTCCCTCCAATGGAGAGATAGGAAGGCTTTACCTCGTTCGTCAGGACAGCGGTAATCAGAACAACCCAACGACCTACACCTACAGCGGTGGAGAGTACGTTAAGGCAAGCGGAGATCGTGTTTCCAATCATGCTGATAATGGAGCCTTAACGATCAATGGGTCTAAGACCGTGGTTTACACCCATCCTGACACTCACAGTGCCGACATCTTGACGGATGGCAACAGCAAGGTGGCAATGACGGTAGGGGAGAGGGATAAGCTCAAAGCAATCGAAGATGAAGCCAACAAGTACGTTCACCCTGATAACCACAGTGCCGACATGATTACGGACGGAGTGACCAACGTAAGCATGACTGTAGATGAACGAGCGAAGCTGAACGTGATCGACCAGTGGGATGCAATCAGCGACTTGGTTGAATACAAGGACGTTGTTACCTACTCCGCTTTTGATGGCGTGGGGAGGGTAGTGAGGCAGGTGGTCACCGACTACTATGTGGAGCAGAACGTCAAGGAGCCAATGCTTACTATACCTGATAACCCTGACGGATTCACTGAGGGAGAATCTTTCCTGGTAACATCCATTGGGGAGATTTACCTCTTTGACGGTACTGACTTCGTGGTGCTCCCGACACTGGTAGACGTGGTTTACCAATACGATGCGGCGGGGTTGCTTGAGAACAAGTCAATCTCGACAATGGGTGCCACTCCGACACAGACGCACTACAGGTACATCTACGATTCCAAAGGCAACCGCATAGCCGTTAAGAAATACTAAAGGACAGCTCAAGGCTGTCCTTATTTTTGTGCTAATGGATGACGCATGACCGCACTTCGCGCCCGACTCTTACTTACCTGGGCATATATCTTAGTGGTCTCAGGACTACTGTGCCCTAAGAGTTCTTGAATGTCGCCAAGATCTGCTCCGTTGTCTAGCAGGTGAGTGGCAAATGAATGTCGGAATTTATGTGGGGTTATCCAGTCAAGACCTGCGGCACTTCTCCATTTGTTAACGATCTCGTTGATCTGCCGCTTGCCTAGGTGCCCACCAGTCTTAATACTAGGGAACAGCCATTCTTTTCCATGCTCTGCCGCTAGTGACTTCATATACCCAAGGGTACGAGGGAAGATAGGGACGATTCGTTCCTTGTCTCCTTTACCAACAACCCTCAGTTCACCCTTCCTGAAGTTGATCTCATCCACCCTAATGGAGCACAGCTCCTCTCTACGAATACCTGCCCCATACAATACCTCGAAAACCGTGCGATCTCTCAAATTATCAATAATATCTAATAGTCTATCTATATCTTCTGCATCTACTGGTTTTGGTAACCTCTTAGGCTTCTTCATGCCTTCTATGGATGCCGCAGGGTTGTATTTCATTTTTCCTTTACGCACTAGAAAAGTGTAAAAAGACTTAATTGCTGATAGCTTTCGACTTACGGTAGCAACCCCGTCACCTTCAGCGCGACGGTGGGCGAGGAACGATGAAACATCTTCTGAAGTTATCTTCGTAATAGTCTTATCAATAAATGAAGTGAATTGGTTTAAATCCCTTCCGTAACCATCCACAGTGTTCAGAGCAAGGTTCTTCTCGTTCATCATGTAGTTGTAAAAATCCTCAAGTAATCTCATGAAGGTTCCTCCATATCACATAATTTGATCGCTCATAATCTTGAGTATAATCCTGATGATTCTTTCCTGTCAACTATTTAACACTCGCCTACCCGAGTCGTATAGAGCAAGTAGGGGGTGTGTATTTACCATGGAGGAGAGATTCACAACAAGGTTTGCTTCATCCGAGAAAGAGTTTCTTACTCAGTTTGGAGTTAACTTTGGCTTCACCCAAGTTCACAGCAAGGTAGACAGATGTTATTTTCTTTCGAGTGATGCCAAGGCTCTCTACCACAATCTAAATCAGTATGCGTACAACGGTAGCAAGGAGTGCTTCCCGAGCCAAGCCCTGCTTAGAGCTGAACTAGGGTGGTCTAAGAACTCGGTTACCAAGTATGTCAAAGAACTTAGAGAGAAGGGGTTAATCAGTACTATCCGCAATACAGGGAGACCTTTGATGTACCTTATTGAAGAGCTTCATAAGGTTCCTGTAATCGCACACTCGGAGATAGTACACGAGGTTCGTAAAGAGTTGTTTGGTGCGGACGAGCGTGAGGTATTCACCAATGCCTTGGAAGTTTACAAGGTGTCTGGTGAGTTCGGGATCATCAGTAATGCTGATAACCCCTTGGATTATCGAGAGATAGTTTTTCAATGGTTTGTACGGTTCAAGGGGGAGCCTAAATCGCAAGAGACTGTCGAGGTAATTGAAGAAGCTCCGAAGCCTTTAGCGCCTAGAAGTCGTCAAGTGACGATTGTTAATACAGAGGGCGTGGAGAAGGTTGGAGACCCTACAAAGCCTGAGAAAGGCAAGAAGAAGGGAGTCAGCAAGAACCCTGATGAAGCTCCAGTAGAGGACTGGAATACCAACCATTTCCGCACTTACTTCATGCGGCAGTATCAGAACAAGTACCATAATACCTACTCTTGGACAGAGGAAGACCAAAAGACGATGGGTAGGGTAGTAGGTTCCAAAGAGGATAACAACACTCTAAAGGAATCCATCGACAGATTTTTCAGCATTGACCAGTTCTCTCCTAAGACTGTTAGGTTGTTCGGTTCCACCAACACCCAGGCTGTTCTGGATGAGTTCTTTCGGACGGGTAAGCTCCCATGGTATATGACCAAGGATGAAGAGAAACCACGGCTAGAGGAGGACTCAAGCGGTGAGCAGTACGACTTATTTAGTTAGGGGGAATGAACGTGAAAGCGCCATATGAAGATTGTACAAAATGCTTGGCAACACCTTTCTGTAAACGGTATTCGGGAGAAGTGGTAACTCCTTCTTTCCCTGAGTGGTGTAACCCGAAGTTCCGATTGGACAAGGCACTAAAGCTATCTGAAATCCCTAAGAAGTTTCTGAAGGCTAACATCTACAACTATACCGTTGATGACGACAACAGGTACGTCTACGAAGGTCTCAGCGAATACATCCATAACATCGTGGAGGAGGTTGAAGAAAACGGAACCAACTTCTTCTTCTGGAATACAGGTGCAGGAACAGGAAAGACATACAACGCTACAGTACTTCTGAGCCAGTACATCTACAAGACGTGCATGACAGGAAAATTCGACTTTGAGAATCCCCTCGGGCTGTTCGTTAGCTACACCGATCTGATGGACGATTTACGTTATCGCAGAGATGACGAAAGTGTTCAGCGGCGGGTTGCGTTAATCAAAAAAGTTCCGTTCCTTCTATTAGATGATGTTGGCGCGGGTACAACATCGAAGTTCACGGCAGAGCAAACTTACCTCATTGTCAACGAACGTTTCAATGAAGGGCTTGCTACGATTTGTACGTCAAACTTCAATTCTATAGCACTTCAACATGTGGAAGTATTAGGCAAGCGAACAGTATCTCGACTGATGTCGGACTGTGTGGGCATCCAGATTGAAGGAAGGGATAGACGAGTAGGTTCAGCTAAGGGGGTCATCAAACGTGCTTGAGGAACTTTCATATCTTAATCATTGGCTAATCAGCAAAGACCCTTACCTCATGCGGAAGCATGGGATAGATAGCACCTACTTTATTGCCCTTCAGGATGTCGTCCAGTGGGTTGAGAACTTCCGTAACGACATGAACGGGCATATGCCAACCATTGAAACAGTGGCAGTAGAGTTTGAGGATTTCAGGGTTCTGAAAGAACTTGACCCAATAGAGTACTGCGTGAATGTCTTGCGAGAACAGCGGGCGTATATGGACTACCGTCCAGTTCTTGTAGAGAATGCTAACCTGACGAACGAGGGCAAGACTCTCGAAGCTATGTGGAAGATGCGTAACGATCTTGATGTAATGCTCAAGAAGTTTACAGGAAACATAGGGCAGTACGAATGGACGAAACACGCTGAAGATCGCTACAACAAGTACATGGAGAAGCACGGTCAGACAGGTCTGTCAGGAATAACCACAGGCATTAAAGGATTAGATGATCTTACGGGCGGGTGGAAGATGGATGACTTGGTTCTTCTAGCAGGTCGGACGAACGAGGGTAAATCATGGGTGGGCGAGTTCTTTGCTTACGTGGCATGGCTGTCCTTTGTTAAAGCGAACATTAATGACCCTATCATCTACCTAAGTACAGAGATGCCTGAGCTTGAAGTTGCTTATCGGATGGATACCTTTAGGGCGCACTTCAGTAACCGCGCATTGAATGAGGGGCGACTAATGGATGCTGAGCTGTACCGTGAGTACACCCAGGAGCTTATGAAGAAAGACCAACGCATGGTCATCCTCTCACAAGACTCTAACCGCGGTAAGCCTTTTACTCCAATGGACATACGAGCGATTATCGAATCCGAGCGACCAGGGCTGATCGTGCTTGACCAGTTGTATGACCTTTCGGACGGGACGGGGGAGAGAGATATTCGCCGTCGCATTATCAACGTGACCAACGGCATCCGTGAAGTGAACCTCAGTACGAAGACACCTACAATCATGTTGGCGCAAGCAGGTCGTGATTCAGCGAAAGATCAGAAGAAAAACCCGAATGCCGCGCCCGAGCTTCACCAAATTCAGGAGTCGGACAATCCTGCACAGAAAGCTACGAAGGTTGTCACCCTTCGTAAGATTGACGATATCTTCAAGCTCTCGTTAAAGAAAAACCGTGGTGGTAAAAAGGATGAGGATGTCTTCATGCGTACCGACCTTGACACTGGTATATGGGAAGAAACTACAAAAGAAGAAATGGTGTTTTAGCTCTTAACTCTTGGCTCCCCTCCTCGTATAGAGGAATTAGGGAGCCATTTTATTTTAAGGAGGTACTACCTGATGAATGTACAACTCACGGCTCATTTCTACTTTAAGGGGAATGGCAAGAAGAAGACCGTCACCTGGGTTGAGAGCAATCCAATAATTCAGCAAAAGGAAAAAGAAACTGGAAAGGTCATCCGTGAAATCCCTCTAAATGCTGATGAAGTTAAGCAAGAGTACCGAAGGCTTTTCACTAAACACAAGAACGAGGGTAAGGCGATTACGTTGGAAGATACAGACGATGTAGCCCATATTATTGATCTCACAGAAGTTCGAGACATCGAGCTTACTGCACAAGAGGAGGATGAAGATGCTGTACAGACTGACATTCGCCCTGAGTAGGGACGAGATTATTACCACTGAGTTCCGAAGCTTTGCATCTGACATTGTAGGAGCTACTGAAGAAGCGTTTTCCTTCATTGAAGAAAACCATGGCGCAATCACAACAGTTAGTCTCGTAGCCTTCAGTTTGCTCAAGATCGAGGAATCCGATGGAAAACAAAATTAACGTAGCCTGTAACGGTTGCGATTACTTCAATAATTGCCGCAAGGCACTGGTGATCGGTGGGGATAAAATCCCTGCCAAACACCAAGATCGAGTGCCTATGAGATGCCAGAACGTGGTTCAGCAAATCTGCCGCGATTGCAAATGGTACCTCGAAAACAAGTGCGCATCGTGGTTTGAGCTGAACGGCAAGAAATCCCGTCATCTACTTAAAGTATGCCCGAAGAAAGTAACCAAACTCTAGGAGGTAATTTTAATGCGTGATTATCCATTGGACAAGCATGTACTGCCTATGGGAGGTACTTCTGTAAAGGATGGTTCAAAACTTGAAGCCTTCCTCAGTGACCTTAACTACATTGCTGAGGAGAAATGGGACGGTTCTCGTTATCTCTCAATCTTCGGCAGATTCTTCTCACGCCGTATCAGTGATGTTGACGGTATCCCTGTCGAGAAGACTGATCGGATTCCACACCTAGCCGAACACCTTTCAATCTTCCCTGGAATCATTCTTGATGGAGAACTGTACATTCCAGGCAAAACATCAAATGAGGTTACTTCAATACTTGGGGCAAAGGCAGATAAGGCTATCGAGCGTCAGGAAGAACAAGGAAATCTTCTGTACATGGTCTACGACATCCTGATGCTTGAAGGTGAATGGTTGATCGACAAGCCATGGCACGAACGCCGAGCTGTTCTTGAGCGAGTATTCCCAATGGTAGCTAACGATTACATGAAGCTCTCGCAGTATGTTCGTACTGACAAGAAAGAGTTCCTTGAGAGTATCTTGGCTCGTGGCGGCGAGGGCGTGATGCTGAAGAATGTGAATGGCAAGTACGTTCCAGGCAAGAAACCTGCGAAGAACTGGATAAAGGTTAAGACAGAGATTGATGATGATGTGGTCATCATAGGCTTCAAGGATGCAGTCCGAGAGTATACAGGCAAAGAAATCGAAACATGGTCTTACTGGCTTAACCCAAGCGGCGAGAAAGAGCTTGTTCTTAATACCTATGAGGTACTGGACGTTAAACTGTTGGAGGACGGTGAACAGGTGTACATGCCTATTGAGGGATGGGTTCCTGTTACCAAGTTCTTCTTCAATGACTGGGTTGGGGCGGTGAAGTTCGGGAAGTTCGGGAAGTTCAATGAGCACGGGAATCTGATTGAGTTAGGCGAGTGCTCTGGCATTACAGAGGAGCTTCGTAAGGACATGTCAGAAAATCCTGACAAATATATCGGAGAAGTTATGGAGATCAAAGCCATGCAGAAGACAAAGGATGGATTTTACCGTCACCCACAGTTCTCACGTATGCGTGACGACAAGAACGCATCGGAGTGTGTTCTATGAATTGCCCAAGATGTGAGCATGAACTGATTTGGGGTGGCGACTTCTCTTTTGAAGACTACGGGAGGGAAGGGGATGGAATTGTCTCTAACCTCTCTTGCCCTTGTGGTGTGTACGTTGAGGTTTCTATTCCAAATGAACGAGAGGATGAAGAAAATGCAAACAGTAATCTACGGTAATCATGATGAGAAAACAATTGGACAGTTCAACACTTGTTTGAGTACAGGTAATGTGGTCGGCGGTGTTCTATGTGCAGACGGTCACTTCGGATATAGCCAACCAGTCGGCGGTGTGATCGTGTATGACGGTCAAATCTCTCCTTCAGGAGTTGGGTACGATATTGGTTGCGGCAATAAGGCAGTACGCACGAACCTTCAAATCGAGGACGTTCAGGACAAGCTACCTTCCATCATGGACGAGGTTGCTCGTAGAATATCCTTCGGTGTCGGTCGGACTAATAGTGAGCGTGTCGATCATGAGCTGTTTGATGATGCTGACTGGGCTGTGTTCGCTGAACTGGGTGTTCTTGAGAAGATGAAGTCTTTAGCCCAGAACCAACTGGGAACGGTAGGCTCTGGAAATCACTTCGTAGACATCTTCGTTGAACCTGCCACAGGAGCTATCTGGATTGCGAACCACTTTGGTAGCCGTGGGTTTGGTCACAAGACAGCTAGTGGGTTCCTGAACATTGGCGCGGGGCGTGAGTTCTTAGGTAAGACTCCTGGGGAAAAAATGGAACAACCACCAACACTATTTGACCTTGATACTGAGATCGGGGATATGTACTACCGTGCAATGAAGTTGGCAGGTCGGTACGCTTATGCAGGTCGTGACTATGTGATTGACCAAGTGCTCTCCATCCTGGGAGCCAAAGCAACTTTCTCAGTGCATAATCACCATAACTATGCTTGGAAGGAAAACCACTTCGGTAAGGATGTGATCGTGGTTCGTAAAGGAGCAACACCTTTGGCTCCTGGTCAAACAGGCTTCATTGGTGGCTCAATGGGTGACATCTCTGTGATCGTCCAAGGGCGTAACACCGAGGAAAGCGAGAACGCATTCTACAGCACTGTCCATGGTGCGGGTCGCGTAATGAGTCGTACACAAGCGGCAGGGAAAATGAACTACCACACTAGGACTCGTTCGGGTGGTGCAATCTCTCAGGAGATGATGGGTGACGCTATCAAGAAGTACGGCGTTGAGTTGCGTGGGGCGGGAACCGATGAAAGTCCGTTCGTGTACCGCAAGCTCCAAGAAGTACTGGACGCTCACGTGGGAACACTTGACATCCTGAATGTGCTCAGACCTATCGGCGTGTGCATGGCGGGAGCTAACGAGTTCGACCCTTACAAAGACTAGGGAGGAAGACATCAATGGCAGTAAGGCTTGAATATAACGGGAAGAAGTATAAGAACGTGATCGAATTAACTCGTGAAATCCCACTAATGACTTCGGTCATGGTGGGGTGGTATGACGGGGCAGAAGTGCTCGTAGCAAACGCGGGGGCACTGTGTTACGACACGGTACAGGTAGCGCACGATGATGAGACCTTGATACCTAATAAGATTGGACAGAGGATTTCATTACACTGCCGAGATAGTCACCACAACACAGTGATTGAGCATGGCTCGGCTACATTCGTGAAGAAGGTTCCAATCTTCGTTGCACGGCAGGACTTGAGGGCACGACTCGCATCATTCGATGAGCGTTCCCTGCGATACTGTCGGGCGGCAGACGGTGGATTGACCTACTATGTACCCAACTATCTGGAAATGTCCTATATATCAAGGGTAATGGATAAAGACCCTGAACGGGCGGGGTTCTTACTCGGTATGCGTCAAGAGTGGATTGACGATCACGAACGGGCAATATATCGGTACTCGAAGTATACTGACGAGGAGCTGAACGACTTTTGGGATAGCCTTGACCTAAACCCTGAGCGTATTCGTGAGACCATGAGAGCGCGGCTCCCTGTGGGAATTAATACTGTGTATATGGACACCCGAAACCTGTGGTCGTGGATTCACCACGCAGAGAAGCGGTTGTGCTTGAGGGCACAGGATGAGATTCGGCGCATCCGAAGACAGGAGACCCACCAACTGAAGAAAGTTTTCCCTACGATCTTTGGTGATGTGAATATGCCTTGTTACATGGCGAGTGGTTGCCCTGAAAAAAAGAAATGCGGGTTGATTGAGTTAGATGAGAGTGGGAAGTGGGCATTACCATTCTACAAAAAGAGTATAAGCACTTAGGATATATGTCCCGAGATACATCTTGGGGCATATCTTTATACCTAATGAATGGTTGGCTGTTAATGAGAGCTTTTGTTGCTTGTCTAGCTGTACCAGTTTTAGTTAATATAAATAGACATAGTTGGGTAGACGGGAGTGAAGATGTAATTGATAGCAGGGACTTCGAGAGAACACTCGCTAAAATAGCATCAAGACTGAGAAAAGAATTTATCGAGAGGGGTCCAATTGAAACAAGGGTTGCAGTAATGGGTGAATTAATCATCATTAAATACACTGCTAAACATACATACCCTGAGTCGTTTATGCTTAAACACATGCAGACGCACCCTAGTCAGGCTTATAACGATTACAAGATAAAACTGGGAGACGCAATGAAGGAGGAATTTAACCCTGTTTTTGCTTTTATGCACCTTGGATTACAGATTAGAGAGATTAAGATTGTATATTTTAGTCCTGATTTCTCGGAACAGGTTACTGTAATGAAGATGAATATGGATGTAGAAGTGCTACTAAAGAACGAAGAAATTCGTTTATCGTAAGTCGGGTATTACTGGTTAATTCAGCAGGTAGGTACTATTGAACTATTTTTGTGTTGACTCATTACATACCTTTCCCTTATAATTCTACCTGTGGCGATCAGATAGACACTACACCTTGATGAAGCCTTTGGTAATCCTTTATACATAAAGACCATATTTCGGTAATTGGGAAGAAGACAAGTCAGACCAAGACCGACACATTCCACCTTCCTAGGTAAAACCTAGGGATGTGTTCTGTGTTGGTCTTTTTTGTATGTTTCTTGTTGCCTTAGTTAAAGTGTTATACCCACATTATTTGATTGAATCAGAAAATAAAAATCTCCCCTTAACAATTCTTAACTCGCTTCGTATAGAGCAAGTGTAAGGAAGTTTTAACATTTGGCATCGAAATAAATTTTGTGAGGTGGTAAAATATTACTTGCGAACATTAGTTCTCATTTGATATTCTTGTAAAGTGGAGATTTGTCTTGAAAAATACTCTAAATAAATGCTCTTGCATTTTAGTAACGTTTAACTTTTAATTGTGAGGAGGGCGAATCATGGAAAACTCTCTACTGTCCTCTTATCAGCTAGAGATTGAAGAAGTCCTTGATGATCTTAGAGGTTACTGGATTGAGAGAAATATCTCTCGATACAACGTAACAGCTTTCTCTAAGGTCATAAATAAAGGAGCGAACATTATGTTTTGCTGTCCCTCGCATGACGAGAACAATCCATCATGCGGAATTGAGAGTACTTACCCTTATAGATGGAACTGCTTTGGATGTGGGGCAGGTGGAAGTCTTGCAGAACTAGTCAAGATGGCAGTAGGTTTTCCTAACGAACTACTCGGGATGCAGTTTATTATAAAGAACTACCTCGTGGTTAGCTCAAATGAGCGCAACCCTATTGATATGGAGAGCATACTCGATGGCGGCACCAAGAAAGACAGAACGCGCTCTTTACCTGAAGAAGAAGTACTTCGCTTTACAAAAAAAAGGCATTCATACATTTATGGTCGTGGTTTCTCGGAGCACACAATCAGCAAGTATGAAGTGGGCTACGATGAAGAAACCAAGGCTATCACAATCCCAGTGAGGACAAGTAAGGGGTTAGTAAGATTCATCAAGAAGCGTTTTGTTTCACGAAAAGGGTTCCTAAATGAAAAAGGTATAGATAAGAAGGATATTATTTACGGTCTATACTATATCTTGCAAGCACCTAACCCTATTACTGAAATTTACTTGAATGAGTCTGAAACCGACACTATGGCTTGCTACGAAGGACGTTTACCTGCTGGTGCTATTCTCGGACGGGTACTGTTTGTAGATCAAATTAGGGAACTGATGCGGGCGGGGATAAAGACAGTCAACTTATTCTTCGATAACGATAAAGCGGGAGTCGAGTGTACGATCAAGGCTTACGAGCTGATCTCAAAGCACTCCGCTATTAGGGTGAATGTTGTACTGTACCCTAACCGCCAATACGGAATTACTGACATCGAGGAGCAGAAGTATAAGGACTCAAACGATCTACTGAAAAGTAACATGCTAGGTACCATTAAGGTAATTCCTTACCTCCAATATGAGTCACTGGTAAGAGAAGCAAGGTTCCTAGACATCGAAGAAATCAAAACATCGACTAAAACTAACATTGGGGGAAAATAAAATGTCAACTACTACTTTAGGTTTCGATGAACTGTTTGCTATTGGTGATATGGATGCTTTCTTGAGTAAGGCTCAAGACAAGTGCCGCAAAAAACTAAGAGGTAAGACGTTCGCGGGCATGGAGAAGAATGACGTAACCCAGGAAGTTATGATTAAATTGTACAAGTCCCTTGACAAGTATGATGCCGATAAAGCAAAGATGTCTACCTTCGTTGACCACTTGATCAACAACAAGATTAAGGACATGTATCGTAAGTGTATGTCTGAGAAAAACTTGAGTGTGGTAAACGCTGTTCAAATTTTATCTACTGACCTCGATACGGATGATGAAAATGTTAACGGTGCAAGCTTTGTCCTAGGTCACGAAGGGTACGGTTTCGAGAACTTCGAGTTTGTGACTGATATTATGGATAATATGAAGCTGAACGACCGTGAAAAGGAAATCTTCAAATTACGTTCTTCGGGATACGAGTTTGTAGAAATTGCTGAAATTCTTGGAGTCTCAAAACCTCGTGTATCTCAACTATGGAAAGGGATTCGTGAGAAGTACGAAGCACTCTAAACAAAGTTATACATACCCCAAAAGCCCTGAGAGATCATACTCTCAGGGCTATTTTTATGTCTTCAGGTATCTCCTTGTTTGAAAATTATTAGCTCTTGCACTTAATTATCTCCTGAACACCTCGTATAGAGAAAGTGAGGGGCAAGAAGCCCACCACTAAAAAACGAAAAGGTTAAGGTGAACAAACATGGCAATGCAAAAAGGTCTTGGTGCAATTCGTGACGCGGCAAACAACTCCACATCTATGCTGAAAATTATGCCTAATGAGTCGGCTGTAGTTCGTATCCTGACTCCTGCTGAGGAGATTATCTCTATCTGGGAGTACACGTTAGAAATCAACGGTCAATGGAAAACAATTACGGCACTACCACGCAACGAAGACCCGTTGCAAGGTAGCGGTAATAAACCTGGATTCAAGTCCTACTTGGAAGTGTACGACTACACTGATAAGAGGGTTAAAATCCTCAAGGCATCCCAGACTATGGGTACCCAGTTGCTTGGTCTAATTGAGGAATACGGTGATCTAACGAAACGTGACTTCAAGATCGCTCGTCAAGGTGAGAAGCTGAAAACGAAATACCAGTTCTTCGCTCGTGACCTTGAGCCATTTACTGAGAAGGTTGAACGCTTGAACATCGAAGCTTTGATTGAAGATCAAACGCTGACCCGTGATGCAATACTGGCATTGATGAACACTATTGGTAATGTTACTGATGCTCCGAGTGGTGATGTAAGTAATAGCGGAAACCAAGGTGGCGGCTCCAAGAATAACGATGACTTTCCTTTCTAAGAAGAGGGTCATCTATAAAGACCTAACCGCTGATATTATCATTACGGAATACCTGATGGAGCAGGAATTTATGAAACTGTTTGAATTAGGTGAAATGTATGATGTAGCTCAGTGGATAGAACTCCCCGAATGGAATGAAAAGATCGCGAAGTGATTCGCGGTCTTTTTATTTTAACTGTGGTCAGATCATGTCGTATAGAGAACTTGAGGGAGGGGTTATGTTGACCAATGAGGAGTTAGCCGCTAAAGAGGTTGACGTATACCGCGTACTAAACTAAATAAGAGACTCCTCAAAGCACCCTTAACTGGGTGCTTTTCTTTTCGTATAGAGAAAGTAGGAGGTGGTTGTGAGTGAATCTCGAAGTGGTGGAATTACCTAAGCGTAAGAGAGCATCACGCAAGAAAAATGCTATCGAGGAGACAAGTGCCCTAGAACTTACAGAACTCCTTGAGAGCCGTGAAGCCAAGACTGAGAAAAAGAAGTCTCGTGCTAAGGTGGGCGTAACGGAGAAGTCAGCCGCTAAGAAGGTCACTAAGAAAGAACAGCAGATTACAGAGATGGCAAACAACACAGTCTTGCCTGACTATTACCACATGGTTTGGACTATGGAGGAACTGGACGATATGTGCAGTTGGCTACGTACCCAAAGTGTTGTGGCGGTGGATACGGAGACAATGGGTGTCAATCCGTTTGCTGACGAGATTGTGGGTATCAGCGTGTATGCACCTCACAGAGGATATTACATTCCATTGAAACACGTTGAGGAGATTTGCTTACCACGAGAACTTGTAGCTGACATGCTACGCCCAATATTTGAAGACAGAAGCACAAAGTTCCTTCTGCACAACGCTAAGTTTGATATGCACATTTTATGGAACTGGATGCGGATTCGTCTAGTCCCTTGGCTCGATACTATGATCGGTCAGGCTGTGCTCGATGAGAACCAGTCGAAGGCACTCAAAGATATGGCACCGTTTTACTTGAAAGTAGAAGCAGATAAGTTCTCCACACTGTTCGGTAAGGTCACGTTCGATAAAATCCCGATCAAGCTTGACCCTAACACTCGGACTGGGTGCTTAGCGGGTTACTACGCCATTAAGGATACCGAGCTTACTTATCGTATGGCTGAGTTCCAGGGGCGGGCGTTGAATCGTGGGAACCTCAAGAAATTATACGATCTGTTCTTCGATATAGAGATGCCATTTCTCGACATCGTATGGAAGGCAGAGCAAGCAGGGGTTCTTCTTGATCGTGAGTACCTAGTAGAGAAAGTTGCAAAGGACTTACACAACGAACTTGAGCTTCTTAGACAGAAGATTTGGTCTTATACGGGAGAGATCAACCTTAACTCCCCTGTACAGCTATCTGAAGCCCTCTATGTAAAGCTAGGGCTTCCTAAGGTCAATAAGGACAAGCCAACAAGCACCGACAAGAAAACTCTCAAAAAGCTGAAGAAGGCACATGAGGTGGTAGGGTTCCTCTTAGAGTTTCGTGAGAAGGTTAAGTTGACTACTGCCTTTGCTGACAAGCTACCTAAGAGCCTTGTTAACGGTCGAGTACATACGTCATTCAACCCTGTTGGAACCAAGACGGGGCGAATGAGTTGTAATACCCCGAATCTTCAGCAAATACCCGCTAAGGTTGGTGGACTCATCCGTAACGCCTTTATTGCTGATGACGGACGACTCCTAGCTTCTATCGACTTCTCGCAACAAGAACTCCGAGTACTTGCACATGTGTCGCAAGACGAGACCTTGTTGAAGATTTACCGAGATTGCTTGGATGTTCACAGCATGACCGCTGTAGGGATGTGGAATCGAAACAATGACAGTGTTACTTACGATGACTTCGAGTATCGCCGTGGTATGAAGGAGCTGTTCCTTGACCCTGACGGAAATCTCGTAGAGGTCAAGCTTATGGATGCTGAGTATGTTCGTAAGCTATTCAACGAAGAGAAGATCAGAACCAAAGACCCTGAGACTATTCGAATGGATGTCGAACTGGGTATTAAGTACGAGAAATTCCGTAAGGATGCGAAGGTAGTTAACTTCGGTATTATCTACGGAATGTCTGAAAAGGGGTTAGCAGAGACCTTAGAGATCACCGAGGAGGAAGCAATCGAATACATCAAGGGTTACTTCGATGCCTACCCAGGAGTTCTAAAATGGATGGCAGAACAACGCAAACTGATGAATGAGCTTCAGTATACGGAGACAATGTTAGGTCGCAAGCGCAGAGTCTACGAGGAGATGCAGTCAGGCAAGAAGTGGCTCATCGGTCGTGGACATCGAATGGGAATTAACGCAGTAATTCAAGGTTCTTCTGCTGACATGGTTAAGCTTGCTTCGATTAAGCTCCAACCTCTGCTAGAGGAACTGGACGCGAAAATCGTGATGTGGGTGCATGACGAGATCATCTTCGATGTACCCGAAGACATTGGTATGGACAATCTTCGCAGAATTGCTGACATCATGTGTAACGCGCTTCCACTCGATTGCGGATTAAAGTCTGACATCGAGGTAGGTAAGAAGTGGGGTCAAAAAATGTCTGAGGATGATCTTTCTATGTTCTTGGAGGAGGATGCGGCATGATGCAAGTCAAAAGCGGCGTGTGGGTCAGGAACTCTGACCCTGAAGTTCGCATTTTAATAGAGCGGGTCTACAAATCCAAGGACTATGTGGACTACTTTTACTTCATGTGTAAGTACACGGGCGGCGGCAGAATCACAAAAGCCGAACTGCTTGATCAATATACCCGAGAGAAGAGAAATGAGGAAATTTGAAATGGTAATGCCTAAAGAAATCGAGCGTAAGTTCTTAGTACTAAACCCTGAGGAAGTCTTGGCTCAAGACTATCGAATTGTCACTAATACAATGACATATCAATCATACCTTGCGACAGGGAATTCTGAAGTTCGTGTTCGTCATACCGAGATGCAGGACGATAATAACCAAACCATTGACCACCACTACTTCTTGACTATTAAGCATGGTCTTGGACTGGTGAGAGATGAGTTGGAGAACCGCATTTCACAGAACACATACTATCAAATTAGTGACTTGATTCCTGAGAAGCACATCTCAAAACGCCGCAAGGAACTTTCTATCGAGATTGACGGGGTAGAGCGCTTAGTTGAGTTCGATCACTACGAGGACATCAACACCTTCATTATTGAGATCGAGTTCCCGTCTGAAGAAGAAGCAGAAAAGTTTATCCCTCCTTCTTGGTTCGGTAAAGAGGTAACTGAAGACAAGAGCTACAAGGCTCAGAACATTTGGAAAGCTCTAAACAATAAAAAATAAACTGGGGGAAAATGTAGTCATGACACCTATTCTTGAGATTAATAAAGGGTTCTCAATAAGTGATGCCCGTAATCTACCTGAAGGTAACTGGTTCAAAGAGAAGGGTTACTTCATGCAAGGCAAACCCAAATCATACACTCCTATCCATGTGTACCTAAAAGAGCAAGACCTCCGTTTGTATTTCTGGTTTGACCATGACTTCTCTGAATGGTTCCGAAAGTACCTGACTCTTACAGGCGACTACGAGGGTAATGCTCTCGAAATCTATGGGATGTACTCAGAGCAGAGGGTCAAGGAGCTAAATAAACACGAAGCTAACCTTGGTGACAAAGCTATCGAAAAGAGCTATAGCTATACTCTTGGTGGACGTAAGTTCTACTTCGTTGAACGCTTCGTAAACGTGAAGGTCGAAGTCTTGTGGCGTAAGGGTGGTTACTAATGCAAATAGCCATCTTCACTGATGGCTCGACATCTGCTAACGGTAAGCCAAACTGTGTTGGAGGGTGGGGAGCTGTGCTCCTCGTCCTTGACAATAACAGGCAAGTGCTTCACTACAAGGAGCTGTCGGGCGGTAAGAAAGGGACGACCATCGGAGAGATGGAACTGATGGCGGCATATGAAGCCATCAGAAGTCTGGACTTCGACAAAGCAAAGCATTGGAACATCCACATCGTATCCGACAGCCAGTATGTAGTGAACGCCTTCAAGGAGCGTTGCTACAAGTGGAAGATGGAGGGATGGGTTGACCGACCAAACCTTAACCTTATCAAGTCAATATACCGCATGTCCGAATACCTCAATGTCAAGTGGCACTGGGTTAAGGGGCATGACGGAAATAAATACAACGAACGAGCTGATGAGCTTGCAAAAGAAGCCAAGGAAAGGATGAAGGAATTGTGACGGTAGTAGCTTGGATTTTCCTAACTGTATTCGGGCTTATTGGTTTCTTATTCCTTCGCAAGTTGATGTTGGAGAAGGTGAACAAGCACGAGCTGTACTTGATGCTGTTCTCTATCATTGTTACCGCATTATCTGCGGGTGTTATATGGGGAGGGTTGTTCCGATGAGTCTAAAGAAACTTGCGAACATGGTAAAGAAGGAACAGAAGGCAAATAACAAGACCCCTGAGGAACTGTTTGTAGCTGTGCTCGACAAATTCCTCACTGGTCGTGACAATAAACGGTCAGGTAGATTGGCGTTTAACCCATCGAGCTACTACAAATGCGGGCGTATGCAGTTCTACAAGCTGACGGAACAGCCCGCCAAGAAGAAGCGTTATCCTCGCTCCGAGCGCATCCTTGACGTTGGTACTCAGCTTCACGAATGGGTTCAGACCCAGGTACTTATGAAGATGGATGGAGACGACAATTCCACGATCAAGCTGATTCCTCTTGAGGAACTTCCTACCTACGGAGCTGAAGGCATTGAGTGGATTAAAGAGCATAACGCCCCACCAATGGAGGTTAAATTCGTGGATAACCGATGGACGAAGAAGTTCCCGATCTCCGCAATGGTGGATGGGGCGTTGACATTCATGAACAAGGACATTCTGTTTGAGTTCAAGACCATTAACCCAACGGACTATGAAAAGATTATTGAACCGCTAAAAGACCACCTGAAGCAGGGTGCTATCTACTGTTTAGGAACAGGAACGAAGTACGTGATGTTCCTTTACCTTAACAAAGGTAACCAGGAGTGGAAGGCTTACATGGTTGAGTACCGTCAGGAGCAATTGGACTGGGTGGTAGCCCGCATCACTACTATTGAGGACTACGTTATTCGTGGGGAATTACCTCCTAAGGAGGAAAGTGCTAATTGCAAGTACTGCGAGTTCAAGTACCTATGTGACGCAGACATAAAGGAGCCGAAGAAGAAATGACCGTGATGAAGTGGGAACAGGAGCGTCGAGAGTGGGTCAAGTCGTTGAAAGAAGGCGACAAGGTTGCTTATTACAACACTATACAACATGGGTCTGAGAGACGATACAAGATTCTGACCGTCAAGAAGATTACTTCAAAAGGAAAGATTAGACTCTCTGACGACACTCTATTTGATGAGAAGGGAGACTATCGTTCTGGTACGGGATGGTACAGAAACTTCTACCGTCTTGAGCCAGTTACTAAAGAAATTATCGACCACATACGTAGGACTAAAATTCTTTACGATCTCAACAACACCAAGTTCGATAGCCTGACGTTGGACAAACTTGAAGAAATCATAAAGATCATCTCTTAACAATCACCACCTCGGTTCGTATAGAGAAAGTGTAAGGCGATTTAAGAACATCGAGGAGGAATTAGGATGAAAGAGCAACCAAAAGTTAGCCAGTTCTTCAATATCCGTAAGAACATCATAGAGATGGTTAAAGCCTTCCCTGAAGTTAAGGAGAATTACAACGAGCTTATATCTACCTACTGGGTACTATACGATAACCTGAAGGATATATCGGAGATTTGCAAGTCTACACCTGCTGAGACGATTACTCGCCAGTTCCGCAAATTGGTCGAGCTTGGAGAGGTTACACCACCTGTAAGGGTTCTTGAAGCTCGACAGGAGAAAGCTCGTGAGTTCCGAACAGAGTTCACAGCATTAGGGGGATGAGATGATGTTTAATAAGCAGGTTGATCCACAAGTTCTCACTGTAATAATACTTCTTTTCTTCTATGCTCTCGGCGTACTTAGCGGATTTTTGTACTACGGGGGTTAAGAGATATGGGAGATAAGTTATGGAAAGCATTCGAACGATGGGTAGGTAAAAACATATTTGACGGGGCTAAGCGGAACATGGGGTCGGGGGCAATCAACAAAACCGACCAAGGTGAAGATCGTACTGGTGATGTCATTCACCCTACCTACGAGATTGAGTGTAAATGTTATCAGAAGATTGCGGTATTTCGTTGGTGGGACAAGCTGAAGTTGGAAGCCAAAAAATCAGGTAAAACTCCTATATTAGTCATGAAAGAAAAGGGAGATAACCAGGATGTACTAGTGACTATTCACTATACCCACTTTAATGAACTGAAAGAAACAAAGAAAAAATTGGAGGAATTGACATGAACAAAAAATCAAAAGTATGGCTTGTCGTTGGTATTTGGGTGAACCTTTGGAATATTGGACTGAATTGTTACGTCCTTTGGCTAATAGCAAAGAAATTTGGTCTGTAATTGCCTAAGAAAAAATTGGGGGATTTATAGCAAATTTAATTCTCCTCGTTTTGGATTTGATTACATTACCTACTATGGTCGCTAATGTATATGTTTGAGGAAATATATCCAACAAAACTGAAAGGTGCGAAGTAATTAATGCCCACTATTACTCGACAGCATATCGAGCAAGGCATCGAAAACTTCACGTCAAGAGAATCTACCAAGTCTAAAATAGCTAAGGCGGGTCTACCAGTCCCGCCGAAGCCTGAGGACGCTGTGAATGGGGTTGACCTTTTCACGGAGTGGGAACAGATGAAACGAAGGTACGGTGGGGTGGCTAACGTGCCATTCTCCGAGCTAGGTGACTTCCTTGACAGGTGGACAACGATGATCTCCTATGCGAGATACTGTGAAGCCTTAGCTGACATCGACCAAGCTACTGCTCGGGAGATCAGGGACACAATCAAGAAACAATTGTACACGATACAGGAAGGTAGCCGCGAATTACGGGATGCCTCAGTTCATACGGAGCCTGTTTATATCGAATGGGAACAGACGTATACACAGAACCTCGCAACATTTATCACATTCCGCGCTCTACGCGAAGGATACGAGCACCGCGCAAATGCGATCTCTCGGGAGATAACCCGTAGGGGTAACGATAATCTGGATACGAGAAGACAATTGAACAGGGGGAATCTGGCATGAGTAAGGATTTTCGATTGGTTGAGTTGGGTCACGAGCTTTTGGGGTTGCGTCTGAAGAAGTCTGAGATTGAGATTGCTGAAACCCGAATCAAGGACGTTATCGCGGATATCCTTCGGGAGGAAGGCGTTGCAGAGAAAGTGGTTCCAGTGGATGAGCTTCATTGCCTTGCGTTCAAAAACAACTACCGTTACACGAAGTCCTTCGACAAGGATGGTCTCGCATCTAAGACTGGTCGTGAGCGTGATGAACTGGACTACCAAGGGGTGTCTGCTCTCGTTGAGAAGCAAGTCGTCACTTCCCATGTAGTTGGTCAGTTCCTCAGCGAGAATAAGTCTGAGTTTGTAACAGTTCGCAGACGCAAGCTTGAAAAGAAAAAGAAGTAAGGAGGTAGCGGCATGGAGATGAGCTTCCACAACTTAGTTCACGAGAAGATTATCCCGTTCATGCAGGGGAATAATCTCACGGATGGTACATTTAAGACCTCCGTGGGAGACTCCGCTGTAATCAAACGGGATAAGCACGGCTTCTACAGCGTGAAGATTACCACAAGGGAGGATGTACGACTTGGTAAGGTTTGATGTTGTGGTCAGGGATGGTAGTAGTTACGTAACGATATCACAGGGTTTCGAGCGAACTGTAATGGCTACAGGCATAGCCCTCGCTGACTTCAAGAAGTACCCGAAGATTAACAATGAGTACTCATACAGTGAGTATGTGTATAAAGTCCTTGGCGGGTTCACAGACTTGCTTCGCGCTTTGAATGAGGTTGATAAGTTTGATGAACGGTCGCTCAACAATGCTGTCGGTGCATTCGCTCCCTTCGTAACCATGAAGAAGGGTTGGGCAGAGATAGAAAAATTCGCAGAGGGGGAGTAATCAATGTCTGAAATCACCATTGACGAACGTGACGGTGAGAGAGTAAAGCTCCTCAATCAATTCCGAAAGGAGTTCGGGGAACAGTCGATGTTTCTCCTCGGTAAGTCCGAGAAATTGTTCGACATCAATGTTCGCTCCTCAGGTTCCTTGATGCTCGACCTTGCACTTGGCGGCGGGTACGCCCAGGGTCGAATGGTGTTCCTGCGCGGCGGTGAAGCGGCAGGTAAGACAACCTTGGCACTTATGGCTATCGCTGAAGCACAGCAAGTAGAGCCTGAACGCGACAATGCAATCATTGACTTGGAAAATGCCTTGAACCTTGAATGGGCTAAGACGTTAGGTGTTGACACTGACAAGCTGTTCATCTCTCAGCCAGATACATATGCTGAGAAAATCTACGGAATGATTCTGTCGATGCTTCGTAGTAAACGGTTTGCTTATATCGTACTGGACTCTACTGATGGTCTGATGTTGAAAAGCGAGATGGAGAATGATGACTTTGAGAAGGAGAATCGGGTGGGTGGTACGTCCAAGTTGAACTCCTCTGCAATGCGTAAGCTTGTCAATTCAGGTGAGTTGAAGAATTCTGGAACCACGTTGATATTCATTCAGCAGTTAAGAGACAAGATCGGAGCCTTCTCAATGTATGGTACACCTACAGATTCCTCAGGCGGACGAGCTTTCAAGCATAACTCCACCCAAACACTAGACGTTAGTAAGGGTGAGTTCTTTGCTAAGGGGTCAGGGGCGTCCAAAGTAATCCTTGGTCAGCAATCCAAACTCAAGGTATCCAAGAACAAAATCGCTCCGCCTTTTAAGACAGCTACCATTGATCTGTATTATGCACACGGCATGGACAGAATTATGGAGCTTGTGTCGGTAGCAAAGGAAGTCAGTGTACTAAGCGGTACATCCTGGCTTAAACTTGTTGACCCTACCACGGGAGAGATTGTACCTGATGCGGAGGGCAAGGAGCAGAAATGGAACGGTATCGCCAAGGCGAAGGAAGCAATAGAACAGGATGTTCAAGAAAACGGCGGTCAGCTTTACAACCTGATCTACGATCTTGTGCAAAAAACAATCAGGGGGTAAAAACGTATGGAAGCCATTGCTTGGGGTATTGGGGTTGCGGGGGTAGCTTATGCTACCTCCTTATCTTTAGGCTACTTACTCAATTATTTACTAGAGAAGAAAGCTCAGAAATTGTATGAGGAAGCTATTAAAGACTTAGTAGAAGAAAACAAAGAACAAATTATTGAGAACGTAGAGGGTGCGTTCACAACTAAGATTGCTCACTTCATGGAACAGGAGCGTTTAGCAAGAAAGCGAGAGGAGATCCTTCATGTCTAAGAGCCAAGGTCAGATCGCATCTAAACGTCAGGAGATGCGTATTACGCGCAGTTTACAGATGATCAAACAGGAAGCAAAGCGTGTTATGGCTTCAGGGGCGTTGTGGTTTGCAAAGAGTGATGTGGTAACACCGCTCTTTCAAATTGAAGCCAAAACTAAGGCAAGAAATTCTAAGTCTATAACCTTGAAAAAGGAGTGGATGGAGAAGATCGAGCAGGAAGCGTTCGATAACAGGAAAATTCCTGCTTTGGTATTCTCTTTTGGTGACAGCACTGACTACTTCGTATTACGAGACAAGGACTTCTACGCGATGGTTGAGGAGCTTTCTGAGTTGAGGGGGAAGGTGTATGGCGAGCAGTCAGATAACAGTTAAAGTCTGCGAGTTCTGCGGCAAGGAGTACAAGGATGATGATCGTTACGGTTATTGCCTTAACCACGAGTACCCTGTACGTCCGAAGCTGAAGCAGATTACTCGTGACAAGCAACGGGTCGGCGGGACGTTCAAGATTGTGGATTGGTTCTCAACCCGTGCAAGTGCAGGGTTAACTATAGAGCATGGGGAGACTGGTGAACAGTTCAACGTTTATATGTCTGATCTGTTCAAATATCTCGATGGTAAGGAGCTTGGTACTCTGACTCTTGAAGAAATCAAGAAAGGTCAAGCCTATGGATGGATGGTGTTAGATAATGCTTAGTGCTACAGCAGTTGGTTTCACAGTAGATGAGGTTACCCAGTTTTCCCACATAGCCTGGGCACTTCATGACCCTAGATCAGCCGCCGACCTGACGGAGAGAGAGTACATGCTTATGGCTAAGCAAATGGTATATCAATCAGATGTACTTGTATGCAATCTTAATCGTGAAGGACTTACTCCTGATGAGGTCGTCTTAATCCATTCTGCCTATACTAACTCTACACCTATTCTAGCAGTAGGATACAAGATTCTAACACCTCTCCTGAAAGAGATGGTGTCTCATCGTTTTGCTGATCTTGAGCATCTTGTTGACCATCTAATGGCTAACTACAAAATATCGAAATAACGGGGAGGAGAAGCAAAAAGATGGCGTTACTTGTAACTACACGACCTGCGGAAACAAAAATCATTAATGGCAAATGGGTTCTCGGTGAGGACTTTCTAAGCAAGTATCGCGGAAAACAACCTAGATGGGGCTTTGACGGTCTCGGTTGGGTAGTATATGTACGTACTTATGCACGGACAAAAGAGGATGGAACCCTTGAATCCATGCATGAAACGGCTGAACGTGTTACCTTGGGTAACTTCAACCTGATCATGACTGAAGGTAACTTCGTTGGACAAATAGACCCTACGGTAACGAAGGAGGAAGTAGAACGCTTCTATCACCTGTTCTTCAACCTTGCTCTCACACCGCCTGGACGAGGTTGGTGGATGAGTGGTACCGCATATGCCCTTACTTGCGGGGATGCCTTGAACAATTGTTGGTATACCGATGTGGTGCCCCAGGCTCGTCACATCGGCGGCAAAGTGCTTCACTCCACCCCGTTCGTGTTCACTTTCGATCAGGCTATGAAAGGCGGCGGTGTGGGCGCGGGCATCTACAAGGAGAACATCGACCAATTCGCTGTTACTTCCAACGAGGTTAAGCTCACGTTTGTAGTGAACAAGGGCAACGCAGTCATTCCTGAGCTAAAGCAGGTCGGAGTCAAGTTCATAACGAAAGAACAGTACACTTCCCGAATGAAGAAGAAAGGCAAGAACCACAAAAAGAACATCCGTTACTTCACTGTGCCTGATAGCCGAGAGGGTTGGGATGAAAGCTTAGCTAAGACCATCGACCTTCACTTCGAGAATCCTTCTAAGTATGCTTCCAAGCCAATTCGTCTATACGTAGACCTGTCTCTCATCCGTCCTCGTGGAGCGAAGATCGCTCGTTTCGGCGGCACAGCTAGTGGCTCAATGCCTTTAGCTAAGGGTCTCACGCAGATCAACAGCATCTTCAATCGTTCTGCTCAGGAGAATCGCCGCATTACTACCGTAGAAGCAGGTGACTGTATCCAAATCATCGGTACCGTGGTTGTAGCGGGCAATGTCAGACGAACGGCATTAATCCTTATTGGTGACGAGGACGATGTAGCGTTCATTGAGTCCAAGGATTACTCTAAGATGGGTCTTGAGCCTTCGCAGTGGAGATGGGCTTCCAACAATTCCATCATTATCACTTGTTCGACTCCTCGTGAACGTTTGAAGGATGCCGCAGGTTCGATCTACTTCAATGGTGAACCAGGAATTGTAAACATCGAACTTAGCCGTAATTATGGTCGCATCATTGACGGATTACAGGCACTTATTGATGGTCGTGCCCGTGGGACTAACCCTTGCGGTGAGGTTACGTTGGAGGACAAGGAGCCGTGTAATCTATTCGAGATCAATCTCGTGCGTTGCCGTGAGCTTGGGGTATCGTGGGAAGAAGCGGCATATCTAGCAACTCGTTACGCATATCGTGTGACCTTCATGCCTTATGAGTGGGACAGGTCGCGTGAAGTAGTGTATGAGAACCGCCGCACGGGGGTGGCAGTGACAGGGGTCTCTGACTATGAACTCTTGTACTGTGATGGAGACTATGACCTTCTTGCGAAAGATTTAGAGGAGCTATATGGTCATGTAGTGATGACTAACAAATACCACGCTAAGGCTCTAGGAACAAAGGAATCCATAAAGAAAACGACTGTTAAGCCTTCAGGTTCACAGTCCAAAGTAATGGGTGTGTCAGCGGGACAACACGATCACTGGGGTGAGTACTTCATCCAACGTATGCGTATCGCGGCAGATGCCCCTATTATGGACTTGATCTTCCAGTCGGGCTACCCTGTTGAATATGCTATCAACGGTCGTCATAACGATGGTACGCCAGTATATGATATGAACACTTGCGTGGTCGAGTTTCCTGTTAAGGCACCAACAGCAGGTCACCCTAAATTCCGTTCCTCCGCAGAAGTTCCTTTAATGGAGCAAGCTGAACGTCAGGCACTTCTACAAACGTACTGGGCTGACAATGCAGTATCGGCAACCCTAACGTTCAAGAAGGCTGAGAAACTTCCAAATGGTACTTGGAAGAACGGAATTCGTGATGAGGATGTAGTGGACGAGATTACTGAGGTGCTGACTAAGTACCAAAACGTGTTTAAATCCACTTCACTACTGCCACACCAAATTGGAACCTACGATCAAATGCCTTGGGAAACAATTGACAAGGTAGAGTATGATCGCCGTGTAGCTGAGTTGAAGGGGCGTCCTTGGGATTTTATGCAAGGCGGCTTGAGAGCTGTAGAAGATGAGCTTGAGCAAGATTGCGTAGGCGGGGCTTGCCCGATTCGTTAAATAAATAAGGCGTGATTCCTTCGGGAGTCACGCCTTTTTAAATTTGGAATCAACACGAATAGACCGATCCGCGTCCAGATCAGCCTAAGGTCTTGAATTTCCCAGGTATGTAAACGACAAAACCTCTGCGACTAGCCACAGATTCGTGTAAAGCAGTGGTACCACATTAGCTTTATACCCAATTTAACTTCTTATTATTCATGTCGTATAGAGAAATTAAGGAGGTGAAATTAGTGCGGAAAGAATGCACAAGCATAACCCCGTTAGAAAGAGAAGCTATCATGCGGTTCGTGGATGGTAATTTTACCTTTACTACTGATTGTCTATCAGGAATGTTAAGCCGAGGTCTAGTGAGAGCTAATGTGATGGAGTCCTTGGCTAATGGTGACATCATAGAGTACATCTTCGAGGGAAACAAGAGTTGTATCCTTGTGAAGTCTCGGATGAAGTTCTCAAACAAAAACGTCCTAGTAACCTTGCAATTGAAATCACGAGAGATCGTGAGTGTTGCATGGGAATCCGAGAGGGATACACCTAATCAATCGGAGTATAGCTCTAAGCTTGACATCATAAAAAACTTGAGCAAGCACGCTTAACTTAGGTTAAACCGTGTCGTATAGAGAAAGTGAGAAAGCGAAACGCTCTAAAACAAATTTGGAGGAATGACAAGATGCCACAAGTTATCAAAGCAAAAGACCAAGCGATCACTGAGGAGATCGTAAAACGCCTAATCGGTAAGTTCGTTCACGTCCCTACTAACTTCCATGATGTTGCTACACCTACTGGCGCGACTACCAAGGTCAACGTTTGGTTCGCAGGTGTTGTGGCAGGGTACGAGAAGGCTGTCATCGGATTCGACTATGAGACAGGTGAGTTCAATGAGAAACCAAAGACCTTCTTCAACGTTCACCTGACTGATGGTATGGGCTATGTTCTGACCAATGACTACGACCTTGAGATCAACGAACTTACTGAAGAGGAGTTCACTCAACTGGTTGAAGAACACAAGGAAGCCCAGAATACCCCTGAGATCATCCTCCCTGAAACACCGAAACTACAACTTCTTGACGGTGACAAGTAATGCGCGTAACTAAACATGCTCCAGAGTTTGCTACTAAGACTTTTGCCGCCACCTCTGCGGGTGAGGTGGACGCGAAGATTGATGAGTGGCAGGACTCCAATCCAAATGCTCTTGTTCTAGGTATGGAGTTGTCGAGCCACTGGAACGAACTTAATCAACAAGTTGAGTACGTTGTACTAATGACATATCAGGTAGGTGAAAAAGATGGGGTGTGAAAATTGTGGTAAGAAAGGCAAGGTGCAAGAGGTTCATGGGTTCATTCCTTACAAACGTATGGATACTAGCCGCCCAGGTTTCAACAAAGAGAATCCACGCAATGCAGGGTACGACATGTTTGCGAGACTTGATAAACCTGTAAGTCTCGAACCTGGGGATGTGGCAGTTATTCCATTGAACGTAGCTACTGAGATTCCTGCGGAAGCGGTGGGGTTGTTGTTCCAACGTTCCTCTACGTACCGCAAATGGGAAGTGAAGCTAACCAACGGTGTCGGTGTAATGGACTCCCTGTTCTGCGGGGATGACGATGAGTGGGCGGCTGAGTTCAAGAACGAAAGCAACACACGTATCATCATTTATGACGGAGATAAGGTCTGCCAAGCCGTGTTTCTTCCATTATATATGAAGGAACTGTACGAAGTGGCAGGGTTGAGTAACGAAAATCGCGGCGGGTTCGGTACTTCATTCGATAATGCAAAGGAGCTAAGCAGATGAATCCAGTGATTGAGAATAACTTTATGTACCACGCTCCAAATGAGGAGCAACGAAAGGCTTTTGAGGAGTTACGTGAGCAGTACAAGCAGATGGCTTACACCATCGGGCGACTTTGCCCGAACTCCCGTGAACGCTCCACTGCAATGACCAACTTGGAAACATCCATGTTTTGGGCAAATGCTTCTATTGCCCGCAACGGGGCGGTGAGCTGATGAGTGTCAGTAAACCTACTTTCTATCCACTGGTGCCGCTCAACAGAAAGGGAACTCAGACGGGGCGATTCGACTCCCGCCGACCAAACGTTTCCCAGTCTCCTCGCTCAAGCAGTAATGGCTTCGGCAGTTACTACGACTCCCAATCGTCCCCGCCCTACTACGAAGACAACAGCAGTAGTTTCGGAAACGACAACTGCGAAGGGAACGACTCAGGTTCATCCGATAGCGGCTCTGAGTAAATTCAACCATTACAGGAGGTAACCAAATGTTCAAAATATTACTAGCATTATTCATGAAAGCACCTAAGCACCGCATGGCGCGGGCACAAGGAAAGGTCAACGCTCATCTGAAGACGTTTCAGAAAGCTCGGGACGGTATTGATGTAGCAATTGATGACCTTAATGCCGCTAAAGCAGAAGCATTGCGCCGTGAGGAAAAGCTGAAGGACAAGCTTAATGTCCTTAACACTGAGAAGTCGGGCATTGACCGTGAGATTGCACAGAACTCCAAGCTGATCTCTAAGTTTGATGAGTTCTTGACTAAGGAGGACTAACATGAGACTGATTGCGGTTGAGGGGATTGACGCAAGCGGTAAAGAAACTCAGGTCAACAAGCTGTACCTTGCCCTGAAAAACAAGGGGTACGATGTGGCAGTCGTGGGATTCCCCCGCTACCACACCCCAATTGGTCAGGTTCTCCTTGACTACTTCAAGGGAGAAACCTCCCTGACGACTGAAGCGGTTCATATGCTTCTCGAAGCAGACCGCCAGGACTTCATGGAAGACCTCTTGCTACTGGAAGAAACGGGCTGTGAGTACGTGATACTTGATCGGTTTACCCTGTCTAATCTAGCTTTTGGGGTTGCCCGTGGAGTTGAACTGGACTGGCTTCGCGGTCTCGCGGAGAAGGTTCGGCAACCCGACATCACGTTCATCTTGGACATCTCGGCAGAGACTTCGTTCAAACGTAAGGTTAATCGAGACATCCTTGAACAGGACGCTGATTTACAAAACAGGGCGCGGGTCGTGTATCAAACGTTGGCTCGTAGGCTGTCTGAGGAAGAAGATTACCTCGTTCATGTCATTGACGCGAACACGGCAACCCCTGATGCACTTCATGAGGTGCTGATGTCCCATATCGAAACGCTGTACCTGGGTGTACAGTACCCCGAGGTGGCGACTGAAGAATAACCACAGGAGGTGAGAACATACCTTGGTCGCTCGTAAAAGAATCGCAGTAGTCGCTACGGCGGCAATCGCATCCGTGGTGATGTACGGAGGTCTTACGACCCCTAAGGGAACAGAGAATGAGCCTGTGGCAAGTACTACCGTCACTGAATCGGTTCATAAAAGAGAGATTAGTCTCGCGCCTGTTGTTCCTCTGGTACCGCAGGTGGGAGCAGAGCCTAAGAAAGCTGAGACAGTTGAGATAGCTAAGAAAGTAGAGAAACACGAAGTAAAAGCCGCTGAGGTGGTCAAGAAGGATGTGTCGGATATTGTTCCCCCGTCACACGAAACTATCGCGGCGGTGCTTGAGAAGTACATCGAGATGCACCATGGGAAGGCAGTCAGTAGGGATAAACTTCTAAAGTATATATCCTGGGCTGATACCTACACCCAGGATACGGAGATCGACCCTCTATGGATTCTCGCCATGATGTGGCAGGAAAGCAGGTTCCTTGAAAAGAGCAAATCATCCCATGGAGCTATTGGACTCCTACAGATTCTCCCTAGCACCGCTAAGTCCTTCGGTGTAAGCCCTAGTGAGCTTAATGACCCCGAGACAAACATTGACACTTCCATCAAGTACCTGAGCTATCTGTTAGACAGGTATGATGGTAACCTCCGCACGACTACTATTGCTTACAACCAAGGAGAAGGTAATGTAGCGAGAGGTAAGGCACGTTCCTGGTATTACACCAGTGTGAAGAAGCACTACGACAAAATGGCTCGGATGCTTGAGGAAGCAAGACAAGACCGTTAGGTTTTCATGAAACTGCCATAACCTACGGTAAAGGCTTCATTACAACCAATCATTCCGAGGAGGATTTACCCCAATGGCAAACACAAACGAAGTTGTATACAAGAAAGACCTTGTAGCTGAACTAGCTGATAAGGAGAAAATTACAAAAGTGGAAGCGGAGCGGCGCATTGACATTGTGCTAGATATGGTGACTGATAAGCTCGAAAATGGCAAAGATGTCAAACTGGCTAACTTCTTCAACTTCTTCAATCGCAAGCGCAATGCGAAGAATGCGAAGAATCCACAGACAGGTGAAGACATGGTTATCAAGGCTACTAAGACAGTAGTCGCTAAGATGACAAAGCCACTTAAAGACCGCATCCAAGGCAAGAAGTAGACCTTCAAAGCCAATGGCGGGGGTTTGTTGAAATACAACGGACTCCCGCCATTTTTATACCCAAAAGACAACGAGGAGGGCACATATGGAGAACTACCCTGACCACATTACTGATAATTTAGCCGTTTCTAACAATTACTATTCGATGGATTTGACAGGTAATATCCACAGGTGCAAGGTGGACGAGAGTTTCCTCGGAGACTGTATGTTGGTAAACGAGAACCTAATATGGCACTCGGTTCATAAATACATCGGCAAGCCTGAAGCGATTGTCAGAAATCACTGTGTAGAGAAGGATGACATTCTTCAATTAGGTAGAATGGGGTTCATCAAAGCTGTTAAGGCTTTTGACACGGAGCGGGGCGTGAAATTCAGCTCATTTGCTGTAACAGCCATTGTAAGGGAGATCAGATGCTTCCTCCGAGACAGTGCCAGTATTATCCGCCCAACCCGCACGGCAAATGAGCTAATTAACCGAATCAATAGGGTAGAGTACGAAATGGGTTACCTTCCTAGCATCTCCGATATTGCTATGATGCTAGATGAGGATGAAGAGAAGATCACTAAAGCCCTTCGGGTAGGAAAAGGTGTAAAGTACCTTGATGAGCCTGTAGGGTCGGATATTCAACAATCTCAAGTGGTGACCCTTCTTGACATAATCGACAGCGGCGAGGGTATCGAGGATGGTGTAGTAGATAGAGTATATGTGGACGCTGTAATAGAGTCTGTGAAACGAAAGCTCAATGAGAAAGAACTTAGTGTTCTGAAACGAAGACTAGAAGGATTTAATCAGACTCAGACCGCTGACATTGAAGACATTAGCCAAATGAGAGTATCGAGAATTATGAGAAAGGTAGCTCGGATGCTTGATAGCCATGAATATGATGTCGGGGTATAAGCAGACTAGAACAAGGAAAATATTAGGGGGAAGGGATTGATACTGATGAGCGAGGACAGTCAGCAAGAGGGGCTAATGGTGGAGGATATTGTGGTTGATATGGGTCACAGTACGTTAATCGTAAGTGGGTCTCCTTCCCCTGAAGCCTGTGAGCGGTTCATTAAGATACTGTCGGAGATGAAAGCCGAACAGCGTTCTAATCGCATCAAAGCCTGATAAAACGCCCAATCTGATAGTTGTCAGATGGGCGTTTTTGTATTAAACTGAGGAAAGAATATACATGAGGAGTTAGTAAAAGAGCCAAGGAAGGGTGGTAGGGAGAACCTTGAGTAAGTATGAAAAACACGACATAAGGCACGTAGCCATCTACCTCCGTAAATCTAGGGGAGATGAAGATAAAGACCTAGATAAACACAGGGATGAATTGGTAGAACTGTGTTTACGGAATGATTGGCAGTATATCGAATACGCGGAGATCGGGACAGGGGATTCCATCCTCGCTCGTCCCAAAATGCAACAGCTTTTAGTGGACGTAGAAGCACAATCATTTGATGCTGTAGTGGTAATTCACTATGACCGACTCGGGCGGGGTGACAAGGTTGACCAATCCCGAATAGAGAAGACATTCGCTATGTCGGACACTCTTATCATCACCCCTCAGAAGGTATTTAACCTGAATGACGAGTCCGATATGATGCTCGCAGACTTCCAAGGGATGATCGCCCGCCAGGAGTACAAGGCAACGTCAAGACGTATGCGTGGTGGTAAGCGGCGGGGTGCTCTAGCGGGTAATTGGAGTAATGGAACGCCACCGTTCCCTTACATATATAATCGTTTAACAAAGAAAGCTGAACCTAGTGAGATCAACCTTCCAGTGTACCGTAACATGATCGAGAGTGTGCTCAACGGGTACACGACTACTGATATTGCCTGGGACTTAAATAAAAAGGGTATCCCCTCTCCACGCAATCAGCTTTGGACTCCTGAGGTAGTAAGACGCATCGTTTGCGATGAAGTTCACCTCGGGAAAGTCATTGTCGGTAAAAAGACAAAGCACCCAACGATGGGGACGATTATGCTGAAGCCTAAAGAAGAGTGGGTTGTCGTGAACAACGCTCACAAGGCAGTTAAGACTCAGCGAGAGCATGACAAGATCATGTTTATCATTAGCCGAGAGCGTGAAACCCCTAACGCAGGGAAAGCGGGAAAACACGCTTTCTCAGGGATAATAAGGTGCGCTATTTGTGGTAACACATTGGCGATACAGAAACGGTCTAACCGCCCCCATGACTTATTGAAATCTTGTAAACACTATGACCATTGGGGTAACCGATGCATTAATATGGGGAGTTCAATGGAGATCATCGAGGAGAACGTCTTACAAGCGATACTGCTTAAAGAGTTAGAGTTAGAGGAAGCCATCAAGAAGGGTGTGACTCTGGATGACATCCGCAACCTTCTGGCTATGTCTGAGAAGAAGCTTGAAGAAATCAAGGAGCAAGAGAAGGCGATAGATCGCATCTATAATGCCTACGAGAAAGGTGTTTACTCAGATGAAGTGTTCGCTGAACGGAAGGATAAGGCTGAAGCTGTTCTGTACAAGCTGACCCAAGAGTATGAGTTCATACAGAAAGAGTCAGATAATACACAGAATGCAAGGAACGAGGATATGCTCGTTACCATCAGAGAAGTTAGGGATATAATTACGGAAAGCAAAGACCCTAAAACATGCAATCGTGCTTACAAGTCAATCATCCACAGTATCATGTGGTCTAGGGAATCAATTGAATGTAAGCCAACGGTAAAAGTAAATTTTCTGTAG